TAACTCCTCAGCCCTATACTTATTTCCATTAGCATCAAGTTTCCAGCCTTGCTTTAGCAGTTCTTGCCACTCTGCTCTTTCAACCTCTTGATGTGCTCTGGTCTGCTTCATTTCTTCAGCCCATGCGTCTCTGACCTCTTGCGGATATGCATCTTCTTCACGATCATCCCAAAATGAACCTATTGTATATCTAACTCCCTTGGTTATAACTGTTACCTCGTGCATATTATTAAACCCACCGTCAAAAGCAGCAAGCATTCCTACTTTTGGCTTAATGCTAATATCTTGATCAGGGAACTGTAAAAGTCCTCCCTCAAAATCATCATTCAAGTATAAAAATGCTGCATATCTACTTCTAGTAAAAGCCCCAGACTTTCCATGCTCATCTGTGTTATCTGAATGTTTTCTAGCATATGCTCCTGGCTCCCACTTTTGTGTATGATATCCAATTTGACAAATTACCTTTGGATCTAAATCATGTACGCTTGCAACAGCCTCTATTATTCCCTGCTTCATTTGTGAAAAAATATCAGAAGGCAAACCTTCAGAAATTACATGTTCATCATCATCTTGAGGAAGGACAGACGAATAAGATTCATAGAATGATATTGGCATCCATGTAATTGTTCCAACTTCAACATGCTTGTCTAAAACTTTTACAAGTTTTTCTGCAACTTCTGGAGATATAAAGTTTTCATAAACAACTATATCTTTTGTTATCCTTGATTTGTTTTCTAGGTTCATCTTACTCTAACTCCTTCTGGTATTTCAAACCTGTTTGGCAGCGTCTGCCAATATTCCTGATTTATGTTATCCTGCATATCATACCATTCTTTTTTCCCAAACTCGGCCTCTTTTTTAAACCATTCTTCGCTTCCCAGACTATACTTTCTCCAATACATTCTTGCAAAATATTTTTCATTTCCAGACGAAGGAAATACCCCATGTAGGTAAACACTGTCATTTTTTTTCAACACCTCTGGATGGCCCGAAGGAAATACCAGCCAGTCTCCAGCCTCTGGCTTATACTTTATCAACTCTCCTCCTACATAAAAATCAATCTCTCCCCCGTCATAATCATCATTAAAGTAAGCATTTGCAGTAATTGCAAACTTATATCCTGGACTTGGAATTGGCTCTCTAATGAAATCAGAATGATATGTCATTGACATTTTGTCTAATATATCTTTATGATAACTACATATTGATGGGCCATACATTTTCCATAAAGGAAATCTTTCTCCGTCCCTGTTTTCAACAATTTCTTTACTATCAAAATTAAAATCGTTACCATATCTAAGAATGTAATCTTGAGTTACTTTATCAAAGCCGCCTGCTAACTCTAAAAGAAAATATTTTTGATCCTCTTGATTCTTAGTTTCAGTCTTTATTTCTTTTAAATTTTCATAACTCCACTCTTTGCCAAAAGTGTTTCCTGCTGGATAGTTTATGTATTTACCAAATTGTGCCCACTGTGACCATTCTCCAAATATTCTGTCCGTATTATCATTTGAAGATTCTTTTAAAATTTGATACATTTTTTCTACATTTTCAAAAATGTTTTTATAAACTAAAATGTTTGGATATATTTCTATAAAATTCATTAGTTATTCCTAATTCCATTATCTGGATCCCAGGCCCTTATTGACTCGTCATTAGGAAAAATTCTATGATAATCTTTAGTAAAGTCTGGTTTTATTTCTCCAGTATGCTCAAGAATCTCCCAAAAAAATGGACAGGTATACCTAATACCATTTTTAATTTTTGTTACCCCATGCACATAGTTCATGTCCCCTGGGAAAAAATATGCAGATCCACGCTTTGGCTTAAACTGTATTCCTTGATTTGGAAAATACAATTCTCCACCTTCATAGTCATCGTTAATATAAAATAAACTTGCTATGTCATAGTTTGGGAAATCGTTTGGTTTTCCAGCATCTGGTCCAGAGTGTAACTCTTTATCTGCATGCGGTAATTGATACTGTCCTGGATTCCACTTTACAATTGTTTGTCCAGTTGGCCTAACTTTTACATTAAAAAATTCTTCAATAACTGGCTGTAGTTTGTTAAACAATCCTATAATTACTGGAACAATATTTGGATCATTTTGATTTAATGATGGAGCACTTGCTACTCGATCTTTCCAATAATCTGCATCATAAATAATTACTCCGTTTTCATTCTTATGGCTTTGTGTTATATCCCAAATTGTTATGCTTCTTGCTGCTTTATCTAAGAAATCGACCTCTTCCTGGGTCATAAAATTTTCTAGTTCAATGATGTTTTCTGGACCACTTCCAAAAAACCCAGAGGGTGTGCTGGAGGGCTTTCTTACTACTGTAACTGCATCTTGTGGATTCATGTTTGAATTATATCATAGGACTTTTATCCTACAATTTTCCCTCTACTTCTAATTTTTTCAAAAACCTTTCAACATTAAACCTCCAGTTATCTTTTCCAAATGATGTAGCAATTTTTAAGCAAAGGTCTTCGTAGTCTTTTTTGTCTAACTTATCCTTTATTTGATAAAGGGCATCCGTGGTATCAATGTAGTTTTGTCTTACAAAAGATGGATCTCCAGCATGATTTCTTTTTAATACTTTTGTTGTTACTTTTCCGCAGGGCTCATACAAAGAAACAGTTAGATAGTCTTTTGCAAAACCTGCATCCTGATACATTCTATAGCCATCTACAGCATCTTCTATATTTTGAAAAGATATAATAGATCTTACTGGGTCTTCTCCATCTCTTGCCACTGTAATCATATAGTGACCAATTTTCCTGTCTTTGGCATCCTGCAAATATTTATTTATTATGTCAGAGTGTGATGGATTTAATTCATTCATTTATTTAGTGCTCCTATTATCTTTTACATTTAGCCTAAGAGTTTTTACTTCATGAGACCCGAGCGAATTTCCGTTTTCATCTACGGCATCTCGATACCAATCAGTCCACCCACCAGTAGAATTAATTTTTTGTGCAGCCTCTCCATAAGAAATGTTGGCATTCATTCTTGACTTATCTTCATCTTTATATTCAAAAACCTCTATCGTGCTATTATTTAAATTTGTTAATGATATAGGAATAATTGTTGCCAACGGAGTGCCAGATTTTATAACTATATTTTGATTAGCCTTCTTTGCTTTAATTGCTAAAGGCAATGGATTGTCATAGAATGAAGTTGTAATTAAGTTTGACATAGTTTCAAAATCTTCATTAAAATAGTTAACTGGATTTATAGTAAAAATGCTAACATCAGAATCTGTTCTAAATATAAGTCCAGTATTTAAACTGATTGAAGACTGCCCTCTGCCTGCATAAGATCCTTGTGGACTAGAGATTATATTTATGTGTTTATCGGTTTGGTCATTTATTCCGTCCCAAATAAACTCAATATCTTCTTCACAAAAAATATTCCAGCCTATTACATTTGCCTGAGTAACAGGAAAACACCTATATGCATGCTTTTCTGATGTAACATCCATCCAATCTCTTTTTATTGACATTGGGGATATTGAAAATGGTGCCCCATGCATTTTTTCGACTGAAATATTAAACATTATTCGTTATCCCATTTTGGGTCATACATATCTGGTGTATGATACTTTTTACTGTAATCAAGCATTGTTACAATAGAATACTTTGTTCCAGAATGAACTGGCATTGCTTGATGTGGATACATAAAGTTAGAAGGAAATATATACAGATCTCCAGCCTTTGGCTTAATGTTTAGGCCCTGAAGTCTAAAGTATAACTCCCCACCATCATAATCATCATTTACATATGCAACCAAAGAAACCGTGCAATTATATGAGTATCCGTGATCGTGATGTTCTTTAAAGTGTTGTCCTGGACCATACTTAATAAAGTTAAAAGCCTCCCAATATTTAAGAGGCATTATATTATAGTCTCTACGATAATCTTCTACTGCTGCTGACTGGGCGTCATAAACATCTTGCCAAAGTGCTTGAAGTTTTAATGAATCCTCGCTCTTGTCTGCCTCTATATCTGTTTTCTTAAACTTAAAATCAACACAATCTCTATAATCTGGCATTAATTGCTGATATCCAACATATGCAGGCATCCAGTGATATCTTTTTCCTTCTGCAGACAATTCTCCATATCCAGCAACAGATCCTAGTATATTTTCAAGTCTATTAATAACATCAATTTCTTTTTTTATAACATTTCTATAGCATGTAATACCATTGCCAAGCACTTCTTTTTCTGTCCAAGTTTGCATCATTTCTCCTATTTGTATTCTCTTCTTGACCAAACACTTTTTATATATACCCCGCCATCTGGCTGGCGATAGGTTTTTGCATTATCCATTATTTTACCATAGATCTTGGAAGAATCGCTTATCTCTATTTCATGGTCCCAGTTATCTCTTTTAAAAGGAAGAATTTGCAGATACGGAGTCCCTGCTGGGATAGTTCCTTCCCATCCTTCTACAATAAAAAATGGAAAACTTCCAAGCAGGTGGACTTTGTCACTATCTACAATTCCAGTTGTATTTAGAAATGGTAAATCAAATCTATTCATTGGAGTCATAAACAAAGCACTATATCCTTCTGGTAACTCCAACCCCCAGTCAGCAGACCAGGCAAAATGGTTAGAATAATACCCCTTTGGATGCTCAAACTGTGGCATTGGTGGTCTTTGTGTACAAAAATCTTGACACTTTGGATCCTCTACTTTAACACTTATAATTCCTTGAGCATTTTTAAAAAATGTTAAATCACATGGAGTTCTAAAAACATATCCCGTTGCAAAAGCATCCATAATTGCTGGACATGCTTTCCATGTTGGAACCTTGCCAAAGTCGTCTGTTGTTCCTTCTTTTGGAAAGGGACAAACCTCTTTTGGCGCCTTATAATATTCACCATTAGGCATTTTAGCAAACCTGTCTGCATCCTTGTACCAATCTGGCATTTCTTTTTGTGTTGGGACTGGAACAGACTTGCTTTCTTTGTTTAGCCAAGGTCTGTAAGAAACAAATTTGGCAATAAGCGACACTACTTATGTCCTAGTTCATTAATGTCTGTCATAACGACAACGCAATATTTTGCTCCCGATTTCATTGGTAAAGATGCATGTTCGTATATGTAATTAGATGGACAAAGAAGAATATCTCCAACCTTTGGTGTATGTGTATATCCATCAAGTCTTGGGAACTTAATCTCTCCGCCTTCGTAGTCTTCATTTATGTATATTACCGCAGAAACCGTACAATTATACATTGGACCATGGTCTGCATGAATATTGAAGTGCTTTCCTTCACCCTCATACTTTACAAAATTAAATGCCTCATAATATATAACGTGAATTCCCCAATATTTTGCATAATCATCAACACATATTTTTAGTTTTTGATATATTTCTTCATGAAGGTCAAGAAGTTCAGCATTATGTTCATCTCTTGGCCCCAAGTTTTCTTGCTTATATTTAAAGTCTACACAGTCTCTTGCTTTTTTGATTGGCACATCTGAATTTGTAACCTTTGCGTCTGACCAGGTATATTTTCCATTACCGCCTAAGTTTGACTCAAGCATATTTATATATCTTTCCGAATCTTCTTTTGAAAATGTATTCCTGTATAAATTTATTCCTAGTGCTGGATTTTCAACTATAAAGCCATTGCTCATAGTTCTTGTTGGATATCTATTTAATGCTGTTTCTGATCTATCTTTTGTAAACCATGGATTTTGATTTTCATCATAAACTTCGTACATATTAGTACCACTTTCTTTTCAATAAGCCTAGATAAAAGTATACCACACCATTTCTGATGTGGTATATCTTTTATTTATTATTTTATATTATGTCGCTCTTGGACCGAACTTGTTTCCACCGAATGATGGGAAGAATGGGAAGAACGGTGGGAAGAATGGTGGGAAGAATGGGAAGAATGGGAAGAACGGTGGGAAGAATGGGAAGAATGGGAAGAATGGGAAGAACGGTGGGAAGAATGGGAAGAATGGGAAGAACGGTGGGAAGAATGGGAAGAATGGGAAGAATGGGAAGAACGGTGGGAAGAATGGGAAGAATGGGAAGAACGGTGGGAAGAATGGGAAGAATGGGAAGAATGGGAAGAACGGTGGGAAGAATGGGAAGAATGGTGGGAAGAATGGGGGGAAGAATGGGAAAAACGGTGGGAAAAATGGCGGGAAGAACGGAGCAATAGTAGTTACGCTACCAGAAGACGCAGATGCAGCAGAATTTCCATTAGCGTTAGTTGCATAAACAGTATATGTTTGAGAAGTATTTGCTTCTTGAGAAACTACCACTGATGTTGAAGCAGTTGAATTAGTTTTTCCATCTGAAGATGTCCATGTATATCCAGTAATCGCCTTACCACCATTTGCTGGGGCGGTCCAAGAAACCGTATCTTGATCTACTCCCGCTGTTGCAGTTGGAGCACTTGGTGTTGCTGGAACAGTTGTTGCTGTCACAGAAGACGATGCTGATGAAGCAGCAGAAGTTCCTGCGGCATTTGTTGCAGTCATTGTAAAGGTATAGGAAGTATTAGATGCTAAACCTGTTACTCTAACTGGAGATGATGCGCCAGTTCCAGTAAATCCTCCAGGGGAAGATGTAACTGTAAAAGATGTTGCTGCTGGAGAAAGCGCAGGTAATGTAAAAGATACATCAACTGCTCCATCATTAAATGCACGACCTGTTCCTACATCTGTCGCACCAGTAATAGTTGGTGTTAATGGCTCCAAAAAGTCATTTGATGCTTGGGACTTTCTACCTGTCTTCTTGCCTGCTGCCATTTTATCTCCTAGTTTCTATTAAATTTTGTACTACGCTGTTAGATCGCCGTAAACGACCCAAGTGTTTGCTGCTCTCTTTAGGAGGGTAGCAGAAGACCATCTTGTTCTTAATTTCAAACCAGGTGTTGCGTTTACTGTAACTGAACCAGAAACTGGAGCAATTGTAACCTGTCCTGTGTTTGTTTGTAGAATATCAATAGTTGTTCCTACTGGATAGTTTACTGTTGAATCCAATGGAATTGTGAGAGTTGTTGCTGATGTAGAATCTACCTCAATCAACGAGTCTCTATGTGTTAATTGTGAAAGAGCATATGATGCTGTCTTTTGTACAATTGGAGTTCTTGATGGAACGCCTTCCTTTGTTTGTGTACCGTCTGAGAACACAACACCTGCAGATGGAGTTACTGTAGTTGCTTCAAGAGCGCCTACTGCAAGTGCATCAAGAGATCCTTCTCCAAATGCTACAACTGTTGAAGGCTCTGTTGCTACATCCTTAAATAACTTCCACTTAGCATCAGATACGTCTCTTACGAGGCCTGAGTGCTTTGCTGTACCGTCGTTGTAAGCAACTACTAGACCAAGGTCGACTGTGTTTGCTGCATTCTGGTGAGCAAGTTGAACCATGTTATCTTCAATTGTGATAGATGTTGCTGATGCTGAGAAGTTGGTTCCGTTAACTGTAAAGTCTCCGTCTACTACAAGGTTTCCGTCAACTTCTACGCTACCTGTAAATACTGCGCCTGCAAGAGAAGCCTTTGCATCAAGTGCTGTTTGTGTAGCAGTTGATACTGGCTTATTTGCATCTGAAGTATTATCAACATTTGCGAGGCCTACTGAAGACTTTGTAAGTGCTGCTACTGCTGTTGCTATCTTTGTATCTGCTGCTGCTCCTGCTGCTGTTATTGCGTCTGCTTCTGCATTATCCGCATATTCTTTAGTTGCAAGAAGTGCTGTATCAGCAATACCGTGTACGTTAGTTGTATCGTCGTTGTGTGTACTTACTGCATCGTCTGCATAAGTCTTTGTAGCAATTGTGTTATCAATATCAAATCTTTCGTCTACTGCGTTCCAGTCAATACCAGTTCCTGCAAGTGCTTGCTGATCTACGGTTGCTGCAGTAATTGCATTTGCTATGTCTGTTTGTGTTGCAAGAACAGAAGTATCAAGAATTCCGTGAACATTTTCTGTTAGATTTTCGTGTGCTGTTAATGCTCCAGCAGCATTGTTTGCTGCTGTCTGAACATCAGTTTGTGTAGCAAGAACGGATGTGTCAGCAATTCCATGAACCAGAGTTGTATCTGAAGCGTGTGTAGACAATGCTGAAGCAGCATCATCTGCTGCACCCTGTACGTCTGTAAGTGTTGCAAGAACAGAAGTATCTGCAATTCCATGAACCAGAGTTGTATCTGAAGCATGTGTAGATAGTGCTGAAGCAGCATCGCTTGCTGCTGCATTAACATCTGACTTCAGTGCAAGGGCTGCTGTATCTGCAATTCCATGAATCATTGTTGAGTCATTTATGTGATTTGTAAGATTTTGTCCAACTGTTGCAAAAAATTGTGGATCGCCATTAATTGCGCCTGCTAGTTCATTTAGGGTATTAAGAAGATCTGGAGCACCGTCAACAATTGCTGCGAGTTCGGCTGCATTGGCAAAGTACTGTAGTGCAGACCAGGCTGAGGAGCCGTTACCCATTTTAAATTTATTTGTATCAGTTTCAAAACCGATTTCACCTGCTGCGAGAACTGGGTTAGCAGCCGTCCATTGTGCTGCAGTTCCTCTGCGCTGTTGCATTCTTGTTGCCATTTATCTCTCCTTATGGGTTCTGCCCATGAACTTATCTTATTATAACATCAATTTTTTAATTGAAATTATCTACTACACTACCGCCATCAAACACGACTGTCCACTCTGTTGTATCTGGTCCACCTGCGTCTATTCCTATTCCAAGCGGGCTGTTAAAAGATCCACCTTCATAGAATTGAGACACGATAAATCCAGTTCCATCAATTGCGGTATCGTGAATGTGCTGCGGAAGATTATTTGTATCATCAATAGTTGCTTGGGTATACCAAGTACCATTGTAATAGAAGTTAACTCGATTTGTTAGAGTATCTAACCACTGAGTTCCATTAGTTGGGGATGAAGGAGCAGTTGAGCCTACAGCCATAGATCCTGTTAGGGAGTCTACATACTCCTTGGTTGCTGCATGTGAAGCAAGAGTTGGTGCCCCTACTGTTACTGCGCCTCCGAATGTACCGCCGTTAGTTACGGCTAATCCATTCTTTACCTTGAAGTCTTTATCGACTGTTGCCATTTACTGCTCCTTCTTCCAACTATTTATTTTTTTTACTTCAAAAGAGTTCCGATAACAGCAACTGTTGAGTTGTTGTTAAGGGTTGCGACACGAAGACGAACATCGTTGCCAGAAACATCTGCTGAAACTGATCCAAGATCACCGTTTGTTCCAACCATTGCGTATTCTGTGATTGCGATATTATCTGATGTGTCAAGTGTCAAGATAACTTTTGAAACCTCTGTATGAGATCCGTTAGCAATCTTAACAAGGAATTCGGCAGAACGATAGTTTGCCTTGGCCCATGAAACTGCTGTGTTTGTGCTTGCAGTAGGAACAGATGCTTCTGCTGCTACCTGCTTTGCTACAGAGGCAATCTCTACTGCAGGGAAATCTGGAGTTACTGCTTCAAGAGCAGAAACTGCACGAGCATCTGTGAAGTAAAGGTTTGTTCCTTCTACAAGGTCAGTTGTTGTAGAATCTGCAACACCGTTTTCTGCGGTAATTGTAAGATTGTTTGATCCGTCCTTTGTGATTACAATGTTTGTCTTTGTTGCATTTGCAAGAAGCGTTGCTGCTTCTGCCTTTGCACGAGCATCAGTGTAATAAAGGTTTGAACCTTCTGCTACATCGTCTGTATCAAGTGCTGCAATAGTTCCATTTATTGTTGAAGCAAGTCCATCTGCATATGTCTTAGCATCTGCTTCTGCTGTGTCAGCGTATGACTGATAAGCAGTTGTAATTGCTGTCTCACGAGTATCTGTATATGCTTTTGCGTCAACTTCAGCCTGATCTGCATATGCATTAGCATCTGCCTCTGCTGCATCAACATATTGCTTTGTTGCTGCACCAAGGTTTGCTGATGGATCTGCTGAAAGGACAAGAAGTCCAGTCATTGTATCGCCAGCCTTAGAAACCTTTTCTCCTACTGAAGTAGCGAGGTTTGCTGCAAAGTTGGCGTCATCGCCAATTGCTGCAGCCAATTCGTTGAGTGTATCAAGAAGTGCTGGTGCAGAATCTACAAGATCTGCAACCTTTTGATCAGCATAAGCCTTTGCGTCTGATTCTGCTGTATCTGCATATGATTGATATGCTGTTGTAATAGCAGTCTCACGAGTATCTGTGTAAGCCTTTGCATCTGCTTCTGCAGTATCTGCATAAGACTTAAGAGAAGCATCAAGTGAAGAAATTTCTCCATCTGTGTAATCATTTGCATCTTCAAGTGCTGCGTTAGCCTTTGAAGTAGCATCTGCTGCTGCGTCTGCAATTGCTTCTCCCTTAGCGGTAGCAACTTCTGCATCTGTTGCAAATGAACCATTTAGGGTTGTAGAAATTTGTACATTTTGTGTACCATTAAAATTAACTTGACCAGTTACATCACCAGTAAGTTCAATTGTGCGAGAAGCCTCAAGCGCTGTTGCTGTATCTGCATTACCAGTTACATCACCAACGAGGTCTGCTGTTACTACTCCCGCTGCAAAGTTGCCAGAAGCATCACGCTTTACAACCTTGTTTGCTTCGTTTTCTGAGGTGGCTGTTCCACCAATTAAATTGACGATATAGTTTTGATCGTCTGTCTTCTTTGTAAGAACGTCAAAATTGTTTACTGTTGCTGTTGTGCCTTCGACAATGAGACCATTCTTTACTTTAAAGTCTTTTGTTACTGTTGCCATTTTTTTATCTCCTTAGTTATGCCTTAAGTCCAATTCGTGCATAACGAACTGTGACTGGCTTAATCGCAGGATCTGGAGTAACCGTTAAGGATACTGTATTTCCAGCCCTGGAGACGCTAATGGTGCCAATATTCCCATCATTGTCTATCGTGCCATACTCAGAGACGTTTACATTTGTACCGTCTACAAGTATGGTCAACTCTGTTGCGTAGAATTTATTGTCCCCTGCTGTTGTCTTAGCAATAGAAACAATATATTTAATCATTCGCCATTCTGTGGCGTCAAAATTATCAATTACTGTGGCATTTTCAATACCAGAAATTGTATTTTCATTATTACCCATTGAACCAAGGTCGGTTGAACGGGCTGAGGCAGAATCAATTAAGTCCTCATAGTCTTGCTGCGTGGGGCGATCCCCAGTCTCAAACTTTGTCTTTAGATTAGGTATTGATATCTTGGCCATGGTGATATTATAACTCCTTTTTATTATAAAATATAATTGCTATATCCTATAATTTGCAACGGTATTGGGGGTGGATTATTCTTAGAATACCCAAACACGCTAACATTAATAAACTGAACACGAAAAGGCAAAACCTCTTCTATTTTTGCTTTTGGTTGTATATAGTTAATTCTGACATATTTTTTGTCTAACTCTTTTATTTGAGCATGTGCTACTTTGTGAGTTGTATTATAGACTTGTTCACTTATTGGAAGTAAATTTTGATTGATCATTGTGTAACATCTTCAAGGATAACCATAGAACCTTTGGCTACCGTCCAGACTCTTCCCTCAGACAAAAGTTCTGTGAGTTGAATATCAAAGATATCTCCTGTCTCTAAAAGTTCTGATTGTGAAGATGTTAGGTTTACCGTGAAACTTCCTTCTGTGTCTTGAAATTCAATTGGCTCTGGCAATAATGTAACAATTACATCATCAGTTGATGGACGATAAATATCCATCTTAATTTCCCAGTCTTCTAAATATAATGGCTCTCTTGCATCATTTGTTACATATACTCTAAATGCTGCAGAGTCTCCTCTAACTACCGTCCAACGTACCTCTGGTGGTGCTGCGCCAAGAGCGTAAGAATCTGTGGGTTGATTTCTGAAGGTAGCCATAATTGTATTATATCACGACAACCCGTCTTTAAGGGCTCCCCATGTTCCGTTTCCTTTTGTCTGAACAACAATCATACCGCCATTTGGTTTTGTTGCTTGGATTGCAACTACGCCAACATATCTTGCTGGTCCAGTTGAGGGTCTTCCTCCAATAATGTTTCCAGTTTCGTTTATATAAATTTTTGTTCCAGCAGGACCAAACTCAGTTGTGTTAATTTGTATAATTCCAGATACTACAGCGATTCCATCTCCACCATTTGCACCTGCAGGAAGCATGTCTGCTTGCAATAAACCAAGGATTGGGAAATTTGGATTGTGATCAACACTTGATGGATTATATCTTTGCACAAGTGGTTTTAATTTTCCATCATGTGAAATGCTACCAGAAATAAACACTGGTGTTCCTGCGGGTAGTGTAAGAGAAGAACTTGCATTTCTTACAGGAGAAGCAACACTTGTCATTCCAAGCGGTGGAAGAATATTGTTCAAAGCATCAACTAATACTTTAAAATCTCCGTGTACATTAACGGGATCTGAAGCAAGCGGGTACTTCATAGTAGGATAATTAGATGAACCTTGTGGCATAATCTTTATTATACCACCCTATCAAGTTGACTTTTGACATAATTTTGTGTTATACTAGGTAGTAACACCTACCAAGGTGTTATTGTTTTCTAAGGAGGAAACTATGATTAAATTTATCGAAAGAAACAAAGAGATCATTAGCACACTCAGTATATTGGCTTTAGTAGTGACTTTATCGAATGCTGCTAATGCTGAAGAAATAACAACTAAGAACAATTTAAGTACTGAACAGGCTCAGAAGACAGAAGATACCTCGAAAGAGGTTTTTTTGGTTTCTAAGGCTAAAAAATTAGAGAGTTTTGAAAATAAAACTTCTCTTACAGATATTGAACTAAAGCAACTCCTACACCTTGTTGGTTTTAGGGGTCAAGACTTGGTTGTAGCCTGGGCTATCGCCAAGAAGGAATCTAATGGTCGCCCACTTGCATTTAATGGCAACCATAAGACTGGAGACTCTTCTTATGGGGTCTTTCAAATTAATATGATTGATAACTTGGGTCCAGACCGTAGAACTAGGTTTGATTTGGACTCTAATGCTGAACTATTCAATCCCGTAAAAAATGCAGAAATTGCATACTATATGTCACAAGGTGGTGACGACTGGTCTTCTTGGAAAGGCATTACTCCAAGAACTAAAGAGTGGATGAAGAAATTTCCACGTAACTAATTTATAACAATTTGTCTCAGTTCTTGATGGTTATACATCCAATGCGGTGTGTTTCCATCAAAGAACTGGACATCAACTTCTTCAAACTTATCATTTCTTCCATATATAGATTGACGATCCATTACTGGACTGTAGATTTTTGCCGTTGGGGATAGAAAACAAGCCCACCAACTAAAACTACTGTTTGCACGAAAAACAGTTCTAGCAAAATAAATCTTTAAAAAATCTTCAAGCCAATCAAATATTTTATCTTCTTTATAAGTTGATCCTACTGGATAAGACCAGCCAAACCTTTCTGATTTTGGTCTATCCTTATGCCATTTATTTATATAATCATCAGACACCCAAATTATTTTTTCTGGATCAAATCCTCTTTGTTTAAAAGCATTTAAATACGAATTCATAGAAATTACCGAATAGCCTTGAACATTATTCTTATTAAAATCTGGATTAGAGATATCGTCTCTTCTCAAATGAGCCAAATCATATGTTCCTTGAAGCGCTGACCAATATTTATAAGATTCAGTATTTTTTACTTCATCAGAAAACTCAAACACATCTAGCAAATGATTTTTTAACATTGGATAATAAATATCGTTTCCATAAGCACAAACGCTATCAAAATATACTGGATAATCATACTTTAAATAATTTTCTGGGCTTTGCTCTGGATTAATTAATTTAATATTTTTAAAAGAATTATCTAGTACATTTTTAATTCTGTCTGGATTATTTGCACCAGGAAAACTCTGATTAAGTTCAAACCTAACATTATCGTTTTCCAATACTCTGTGGTGTTGATTTTTAAATAGTCTGGTTCCTTCCCAATCAGACGGCAACAAAAACTCAGTTCCAGTTACCCTAGAATATGTTGCTCCGTAGGCATATTGATGCATTCTGTTGCCAAACCTGCCATGCCAATGGGATAGGAGGATAAAACTCATGAACTAATTATATCTTAGTCTTTATCCAATTATATGTTTTTGTAATACCATCTTTTAATGATATAGAATAGTCCCATTGAAGTTTTTCTCTGACTAGATCGTTATTTGAGTTTCTGCCACGAACACCAGTTGGACCATCTACATGCTTTTTACTTAAAGTCTTGCTCTCAACTGATGAGGCAATGTCAACAAGATCATTTATAGTTACCATTTCTTCGGATCCAATATTGACTGGACCAGTAAAATCAGACTTCATTAGTCTTCTTGTTGCCTCTATGCATTCGTCTATATACAGAAATGAACGAGTTTGCTCTCCATCCCCCCAAATTTCTATAGAGTCTGTTCCAATAATAACTTTTCTACAAATTGCTGCAGGAGCCTTTTCTCTACCGCCGTTCCATGTTCCTTCTGGGCCATAGATATTATGATATCTTGCAACTGCAACTGGAATATTGTAGTTTTTGTTAAATGCTAAGAACAGTCTCTCGCTAAATAATTTTTCCCATCCGTACTCGCTGTCAGGATTTGCTGGGTATGCATCTGATTCTTTAAGTCCAGGATTATCTGTAGACTCTTGAATATGGGAGGGATACATGCATGCAGAACTACTGTAAAAAATTTTTGTTTTGTTTACATTATTTTTTTGATTTAATCTTAGTTGTGCTCTTAATAAGTTAAGATTAATCAATGCAGAATTTTCCATTATGTTTGCATCATTTTCACCTGTAAAAATATATCCTGCTCCGCCCATATCTGCAGCAAACTGATATATCTCATCAAAAGTATCTATAAACTTTGGTGCCAAGTCTACATAAAAATTTCCCTGATATCCTTTAAATTGAATTACTTTTTCCATATTAGAATATTCAGAAAGATCTCTAATTATAAACTCATCTGCTTTTGTTTCAGAAAATTCTGGATTTTTTATATCAACTCCACGAACCCAGTATCCTTCCGACTTAAGTCTTTTGACCATGTGGGATCCTATAAACCCCCCTGCACCAAAAACTAAAGCAGTCTTCATTATCTTAGCCAACTCACAACAGAATACCTTGTTCCTTCTTGTACTGGAAGAACGGAGTGATTATATACATAAGTTGATGGGAAAATAACCATTTGGTTTGCCTTTGGTTTTAGAGTAACATTAAATCTTGGGAAAAACAGTTCTCCTCCAGAGTAATTGTCATTTATGTAATAAAGGGTAGATATTCTTCTATGATATTCTGGATGATCGTCTATATGATTAACAAATTTTTGACCAACTCCGTATTTTAAAATACCATAAACATCATGCCATGTTGTAAATATTCCATAATTGTTTTTATAATCATTTTCTAATGGACCAAAACTTTCTAAAAAAATATTAGACAAACTATTTTGAAATGCATCTATTAGATTTGTATGATCATTTACTATGGTATCAGAATAACGAATTCCAATCTTCATTGTATCTCTTTTGGTTTGATCTGTTTGTTCCACATCACCATTTTCTTTTCTTCCAGAATAAACACCTGCCAAACTCCATTGAATATTTGCAGACTTCATTCCTTCCTCTATATCATCAACTAGCGTTTCTGAGTCTTTTATAACATTATCATAAATCATAATTCCTGGAGCAATTTCATTTTTTATCATATTACCACTTTCCTAATGGACAGGTTGCTGCCTGTAATTTAGTCTTAACAGCCATAAAGCAGCCACACTTTTTGCACTGTTTTGTTAATTTGATCAATTCTGGACATGACTGACAAATAGAGTATCTATTTACGGCTATTTCAGAAGAGGCCCACTCAGTTGTTGGATTAACCAAATCCCAAGGTCTGGTTTCTCCTAAATTTTCTTTATATTTTTGCCAGGCAGATTTTTCATTCATGAAAAAATCACCCTTCTATAAAATTAGTTCCATCCCATTTCCAACCTAAATTAACATTCAGATCAGACGGAATTTCAATAAATGTTGGTTGAGAACTAAGTCCAGCGATTATTCTTTCTCCTGCTTCGCCATCTTCTCCTTGATACTCGCTATCAATTACAAATATTGTAAAAATATCTCCATCAACAATTCCTGCAAACTTTTTAATTGACATAACTACCTCCCTTTAAATAAAGTATACCATAATCAAAGCAAATTAGTAAGCGCAACTAGATCCAGTCCAGAATCCACCACTATTTACACAGGATGTACAGTTACTGCATGCCACCGATGTTGCTGTATATTCTGGGCAGGCAGCACATTGATTTGCTGGTGTCGGAGTTGGGCTAGGTGTAGGCGTTGGAGTTGGGGTAGGCGTTGGCGTTGGGGTTGGAGTTGGAGTTGGGGTAGGAGTTGGAGTTGGGGTAGGAGTAGGTGTTGGGGTTGGTGATGGCGTTGGTGTAAAAGTTGGGAAGAACGGGAAGGACGGTGGGAAGAACGGGAAGGACGGGAAGAATGGTGGTGCAGGTGTAGGTGTCGGAGTTGTCCATGGTGTTGTCGAGCATTCTCCAAATGTTGTTGAATAATAATATCCGCAAGCCTGGCATTGAGACTGGTTATAGGCCCATGCATTGTCTGGGCTACATGTTGGTGTCGGAGTCGGTGTCGGAGTTGGTGTCGGAGTTGGTGTTGGTGTTGGTGTTGGTGTTGGTGTTGGTGTTGGGGTACAAGGAACACTCTGGAAGTATTCTCCACAACTTCCATTTGCATAAACACCAATTCTACTTCCATTAGAACATGGAGAATCCCAAGCAATAAATGTTCCAGAAGGTGGGCACGTTGAAGTTGGAGTAGGTGTTGGAGTTGGTGTAGGGGTAGGTGTAGGGGTAGGTGTTGGAGTTGGTGTTGTCCATGGTATTGTTGAACATTCACCAAATGTTGTTGAGTAGTAATATCCGCAAGCCTGGCATTGAGACTGGTTATATAAATATGCATTGTCTGGTACGCAACTAGAGGTTGGTGTTGGGGTAGGTGTTGGGGTAGGTGTTGAGCATCCAAGGCCTATATAAAACTTAATAGAACTTGTTGATCCATCAGAACACTTATACCATGCTTCTTGATAATTACTACATCCTGAGCAAGATCCATCTGGACAGGATCCACTATAAACTCCACCTAGAGTTTGTCCATATTGAGATCCACAGGAAACTGTTGTAGTTGGAGTAGGAGTTGTTGGGGTTGGTGTTGGTGTTGGAGTTGTCGGTGTTGGAGTTGGGGTAGATCCACAATTTGCTGCCGATACTGAAGGCGTGTTTGAATTTCCTGGAGCACAGTTCCAACCACTTCCAACCTCACCTAAAGCGGTGTGGTACTGTAGTGCTTGTGAGCAAGTTCTTGTGTCGTCAAAATTAGGTCCCATAACTGTTCCTGGATCATATCCTGCTCCAACATTAGCACAATATGTATACCAAACTCCAGAAGTTCCTGGAGTAACACATGGAGTTGTTCCAGCACCGCCACTACCTCCACAAGAACTTACGTTAGTTGCAAGACAGTTTCCAAATCCAAGGAATGTTCCAGTCCCTGGTGCTGCTTCAACACAAACTTGGTATGAGCCATCGGAGCATGTTTTTCTTGTTCCTTGGAAAATTCCTTCATAAGAGTCCTCACCATTACATGTTGGAATTGTTACTGTATATGCTTCACATGGTCCACAGGTGACTGTTTCTGTTGGTGTAGGAGTTGTTGGGGTTGGAGTTGGTGTTGTTGGGGTTGGAGTAGGAGTTGTTGGGGTTGGTGTTGTTGGGGTTGGAGTAGGAGTTGTTGGGGTTGGAGTAGGCGTTGGGGTTGGAGTAGGCGTTGGGGTTGGTGTTGGTGTTGGTGTTGGAGTTGGAGTAGGCGTTGGTGTTGGTGTTGGAGTTGGAGTTGGAGTTGTAGGCGTTGCCACACCTTCATAGATATCTCCGTATAAAACCCACGAGTCGGTATCTACTTTTATTAATGTTGCTTTGCCGTATTCTGCATCAATCCATTTTTGATTATTTTTACTATTTACCATTACTCCGCTTGCTGGGCTAAATAATGTTCTTCCATAATTAAACTGTATAAAATTATATTGATATCCTATAGGAATTTGTACAGAGGTATTGTTTGGAACAGTTACAGTCACTGTTACTGGTGGATTTGGGTCACCAGGAATTGGAGATATAACTGGTCCTGAATATGAAAGCAATATAGTTTTTGCAACATCACCAAGTTCTAATGTAAAATTATTATCTTTTGTTATTACTGTATTTATATTTGCAATTCTTGGCTCAAGATCAAACTGTTCATCAACAGAATTCCAATCAATACCATTTCCTGCAAGGGCTGGGTATCCTCCAGTAGCACCACTTATTGCATTAGTTATTGCTGTATTAACAAATGATTGCGTTGCTAAATCTGCTGTATTTGATATACCGTGGACATCTGTGGTATCTGAGTTGTGTGCTGAAATTGCTGCATTTCTATTTACTATTTCTGCAGCATCTGCATCTACAAGATTTTGAAGGTGTTTTGCAATTGACGGGGTAACAAGATTATTGGGGTTTGTATTTGCCCCATCATAAACATATGATCCATAGTGATATAGTCTTAAGGCTGCCTGAATGTCGGCTGCGTCTGAAAGACCTGGAATTTTAGTATTGAAGAGTCCACTACCGTTGACGGTATTATCGATATTCTCTTCTGCCACTATAAATCACCTCTCGCCATTATACCACTGTAATAAACAAATGAACACGCTTAGGACCAGCCATTGGCTGCCAGGCGTTATCAATATATTCTACACCCTTTATTTCAAGTGGTAATGCCAAAAACCCCTGGCTGGTAATTAAATCTTTTATTATAAGATTTGTAGCCAAAGGCCCAGAGGAATCTGATGACGATATGGAATACTGAACATTAAAAACCTGAGATGTTGCAGATGTGATACCAGAAGAGCCGTATATCTCTGCTACATTTATTGGGGGTACTGTAAGTGTTCCATTAACAGCAGTAACATCTTTAATAGATGAATAATAGTTTGTTTTTAAACTAACAAGTGGTGTCCACTGTAATGAACCTCCACTAGAAACTTTTTGAAAAACTGTTTTATACGTTGTAGATGCTGGCTGATAATCTATAGCAATATCTAGGGCCTGGGTATCTTGAACAATTGTAGAAGCAACATTTGCATCTCTGGGGTCTCCAAGTACTCCAATAATTATGCTACCACGATCTCCTTGTGGGCCAATATCTAGGTCTAAACTTATGCTTTCTGGACCACCAAAAATTGTTAAATCGTCATTAGATAAAAGTATATCTGCCATTATGCACCTGGCTGAGTAGCAGAAGTAGCACCAGTAACCTGATCTGTAACAGTTATTGTACCTGTAAGTAAGGTTTGAACAACTTCATATTGACCACTTCCTGGTAATCCTGCTGGCTTTCTAACTTCGACGTCATAAACATATTCTGTTCCCGCAACCAATTGATTTCCCTCTGCTGGTCTAATTGCACATTGAACAAAGGTATTATCATCCGATACTCTAGCAAAACATTTAATTGGAACTGCTGGCTGTACAACTCCATTAACGGTCCTTGTTGCACCACGAAATTCTGCAATAGTAAACTGTGCACTATCGTATGGTGCTGTAGTATCCGTTACATCATCTGGGTTATTTGCAAAATTAGTTGGCACATAAAATTGGCTTAAGTCAAAAACCGTACCATCATTCTTTTTAGGATAGATACGAAACTCAAAGGTGTCACCCTTATAATAGTTAAAGTCATAGGTCGATGGAAATGCCATGCAATTATTATACCACGCTGACGTAGATAGAATTCATAATTACGGATGAGTCGTAGTCGGTTCTAATTTGAGGCACCGCTCCAGAATTCCACATAGCGTCATCCTCTATAAAGAAGTGCTGCGTGACATACATATTATAGACATACTGATATTTTAGGGATGCCACGAACTGCGAAATTTCGGTGGTAGATTTAGGGAAAAACGTCCTCATCCAAACCTCTGTATTGTTAGACTCAGTAGTGAGTTCAAAGTTATAGGTTACGAATACCTGTGATCCAACCTTAAGGCCATGGAAGTTAAGCATTCTTTGTTCTGCATTCCAGAGGCTGGTACATCCTTCTGGCAGGTATTTTTCATTTGTATTGCTACCCTTGGAATCTACCCAAACCTTTACCCATCCATCATCTCCATAATTGACACCAAGGTTTATAGGTTTTCTATTTAAGTTAAAGTAAGAAGCCCATCCTGCTTGTTGTCCAGAAGAAGACAAGGAACTTAGTCCGTCTTTTCCAGGAGTTCCTCTTTCTCCTTTTGGTCCTGGTAACCCATCTTTACCTGCAGGGCCTTGCGGTCCAGGCATACCAGCAGGTCCAACTGGACCCATAGGACCAGGGACAGGAACATAATTAATTAATACATCGGTATTTGTTGTCTGTGTTTCTACAACCTGCGCTGCGTAACTTGATTTTTTGCTTGTGGGAAAGTCCATGGATTTAGAAACTGGCATGTAGACATTATCTCACATTATTCAGAAATATAAGAAAAGGACATATGGAACTTATCATCAGTAGATGCATTAAACGGAACATTTTTTGTCATTGGAACATCTTCTGAAGATCCAGCATGCTGCCAAAGAGTCATTATAGAACTTGATGGAGTTAAATGCCCTTTTAAACTATAGTGTTTTAAATTTGGCAGGGTATCATGAGCAGACCCACCATAAACATCTGTGTGATACTTAGAAGCAAACGGAAGTGTTAAAGAATACTGACCAGTTCCAAAGTTTGTAACATTAGTATACAAAACATCTATTTGAACAATTACTAAATTACCAATTTTTACATAAGAACCAGTTGCTGGAGAGTTTGTAAATGTTAATCCTGTACCAGACCAAACTGGATTATAAGAATTAATTTTTGTAGTAAGCCCACCTACATCACCAAATGCGGGATGCGTAAATCTTGCCATTAGTTCTGACTCTCTAGACCAGTCTGAATTATTGCTAGATTCATTGATGTTGAGCCTATAGCATACAACGCATCAAAACTTGGAAGTTCAAAAGAGATTGAGTGGTTTGGCATAATCCTAAAACCATAATTTGTTGAAGAAAGATTTTCATTACCTCCAACATAAATATATCCTGTATCATTTACGTTTTGTAGAGTTATATCCATACCACCATGCTTACCGTTTGGAGTAAGTCTTACTGGTGTTACACTTGTTAATGCTACGATAGAATGTTGTGCCATTATGATGCTGTCCTATATGTTCCAGAAATTCTTAACCTACTTGCTCCTAGTCCAGTTTGTATATTTGCTGGTTGTGTAAAATCTTTTGGATAAACAGAAGTAACTGCTCTAAGTTCTCCTGGTGAATAGCCAGCATATTGAGATTGAGAAACAGTGTGAAGATATACGTAAGTATTGCCACCATATTGCTCAAGTTGTCCAAATACTATATTTTGTCCACCATCATTAGCAGTTCTTTCAGCAACGTCTTCTGCAAGTGAAGAGTCATGTATCATACCAGTAAAAGAAAGATTTGTAGATGAAGAATTATGCATACTTCCAGAAGAATGAACTGGGAATGGAAGTTTAAATTGCCAGTGTGGCCACAAAATAGTGCCATTATTGTCTATTGGTGTTCCCCAATCTGAAACATGTCCCAAATTAACACTTAAGTCAAAATATACCAACTCACCAATTTTGTAGTAATCAGCAAGCACATCGTATGTGCTGGTTGTTAAAGAACTTAGTTCAAAAAAATCATGACCCCAACTTCCTGAAGTTGGAGTTATTTCGCTTGAAGATCCTTCTGCGTCAGCACCCTTTGCTGCAATTAAATCAAATTTTGTAGTATCAGTTGGAAGTGTTCCTACAGTTGTAGTTGCTTTTGTATAATATAGTTGTCCTTGATAAGTTACTAAATCTCCAACTGCATAGGAAGCGTTTGATTGCCATGCACCGTTATAGTGCCATAGGGCATCTGCACCTGCTGGTCCAGTTGCACCGATTGGTCCCTGTGGTCCTTGTGCGCCAGTTGCACCAGCGTCTCCTTTTTGTCCTTCTGCGCCTGGCATAGGAACAATCTTAATAACTGCCATTATAGTGTACCCCCTGGTGTAACGTCACCTAAAACTTGTATTGTGCCTATAACTGGAGTCCAAACAATATCTTCAATTTCTTCTGGAATAATTACCTGCAAATCAAAAGGTAGTTGAGCCACGACTGAAGAATATTTTGATCCCCAATTTTTTGTAACAGAAGGATAAGCAGTAATGTCGACAAATCCTTCACCAGGTTCACAATCTAAGGCATCTAGGACATTTCCAGATTGATCATAAGCGGTTGCTCTAAAAATCCATCCAGTTGTATCATAAAAATCTATTTCGTTAGACTCGTAGAATTCCACACGAAGGGTTCCTGTATCTCCTCTAACAACGCTCCACTGCATAGTGACAGGATCTGCACCAAAAGCAAGGGTATTGTGAATAGGCATACTGCGATTATACCATAAAAATTGACTAATACCAAGGCTGGTGGGTATGAGACAAACCAAGGTATTAGCCAACAATAAAATTATACCATAAAGGACAAAACGGACATCTAGATAAAAGTTTACCAAATTGTTACAATACCAAATGTCCGATTTGTCATGTTATGTCTTTTATGCCAGGATTGGGATGGTGTATACTTTAATATATATAAAGAAAAAGAATATCTTTATAGTTTTAAAAACTATCTTATATATTATATATAGTATATAGGGAAATTATTATTTTCGCAAAGAGTTTTATAGTTTATTATCTTACCATTAAAACTAACATGCCTATTTATATCAAAAGACGTTTTATGCACTTCTGAGTGAGAAAAATATTTATTATTAAAATATATAAGATTTTCATTGTCTTGTGCTATTTTTGAAAATGTATAGTTTTCTGGAAAACCGAAACCAAGTTTTGGAACATCTTCTATTTTTATATCCTTAAACTGTAAAATCAAAGAGTCTATTATTGACTTTATTATTTTACTATTTTTAATTGCTCCAAAATTTGAATTATTAATTCCAGAGTGCTGAAATCCTTTCGAAGAACATATAAGTTCTTCTCCTTTGTAGCCTTTGCCTATTGAGTACTCTATTGTCTCTAAGCATATAGAATCCATATCAGCGTAGAATCCTCCGTGTGTGTATATAGCAATTAATCTCCAGATATCTGATTTATGAATATTATCCAATTCTATGTAGCAACTGTATAAAAAATCATTATATTTTTTTACAGTTTCGCATCTTTCTTCAGCGTCAACATAACTGTGTTCCCAGCCAGGATTTAGGTTTTTCCATGTACCTATTATATTTTTTTGAAATGCTGGCAAATCGTTATATTTTTTTTCGTGAGTTTGCCAAATAATTTTTGGTATCATTATGCTACTTAGACTTAGAAATATGCTCAATTAAAATCTTGTACATTTCGTCAAGTTTCTTTTCTTGACGTTCTCTAGATCTTGCAGATTCTTCTTTTTGTTCGTTCAAACCATTTTCAAGTCGTGAAACTGCATCTCTAAGGCTGGATCCCGAATTCGGCTTAAGTTCGACTAGATAATGTTTTACTAGCCACTTGATTGCTAGGGCAACTGATGATACAATTGTTAGGATGGCGACAATTAATGCTGCCCAATCTTGAATTGTCATAACTGAAATATTATAAGGGGTATATTTAATAAAAATGAAAACGGACATACTTAGCACACTAGAGCATTCTCGAAATCTAATAATATCCCCAGATATGGATGGCTTTATGTCCGCAAAATTATTGGAGCGTTTTAACGGTTCGCAAATAGTCGGTTCGTATGACAAGAATCTTTTATGTCTCGCCGACGGGATAGATCCAGAAGATTGCCTGTTCCTGGACTGCGACATGAATAGATATAACTTTGTTTCGCTCGGAAATCACATGCGCTTACTAGAAGATAGTATGTCATATAAGTCTTTCAATCCGAATGTACACTTCGGCGTAACGACATATAGCGACAAGTTTCCTTTCGCAACCGCTTTTTTGATTTCGTTCGCAACAGAGGTTCAAACCTCCAATACAGACCTAACACGCATGGCTTTTGCTGACTCAACTCTCAAGAACATGGAGAAGTACAGCAACAACATGCGAAACTGGTCTGATAGGATGGATCACCCTGCAGTTCGGTACATAATGGACAATTCGGACATTGCAAGAGCAAATGATGCACAGGCAAGGTTTGACTATGTTGATCAATCTTTCACCTCAAAACGGTATGGCAAGGAACGATATCTGAATACCCTAAATAGGGCCCTAGAAGCGCAGGGGATGAAGTTTCAAACCTTAACTAGGGGTAACAAATACCTTTGCGACAAAGTGGGCCTAAACACCCTTACAAGGTATAATAAGGATATAATTTCATATGCGGAAATATTCACAGGAGAATATAGCGTAACATATGACCAGGAGATAGAGTGGAGATAAAGTTTTATTGTCAGGACGCCAGAAAACCTTTTTTGGAGCCAGATAGCGTAGATTTGTTTTTGACACACCCACCTTTTTTAAATAGACTAGTGGCTGAGTATGGTGGAGATTTGTCTAGTCAAATACAAAATTCTGATACCGTCGAAAATTTTGCCAAATCGATTTCTGATTTTGTCGGCAATATGGAAACTGCTTTGAAGGATAGTGGGGCGATACTTTTAATCTTGCCAAACACCCGTACCTTTTTTCATATAGTTAAATTTATAATTCAAAATACAAACTTGGTGATTAATCGTGACATCATTTGGAATTTTGAACAAAGTGAGTTTATAAATGAATTATCTGGAAACGAAATAAATCATATTTTGTATATGACTAAGAACAAAGATGTTAGCCAACCGCTCAAAAACCTTAAAAGCCTTGTTATAGATCAGGACTGGACTACTTTTGATAATTTTGACTCTTTGCCCGAAAAAATGATAGAAGAACTTATCTTGGTATTTTCCAAAGAGGGCGATGTCGTTGTAGATCCTATGGGAGGAACTGGCACTGTGGCTGCTGTATCTTTAAAAAATAACAGAAAGGCAATATACAACGACGTTTCGCCTTTACAGGTTGATTTGGCAAAAAAGAGACTTTATGATACAATTGGATATAAAGAAATACTAGACTAGAAAGGTATGCTAATGACAAAAGATGAAGCAGTAGCGCTAATGCTAGAGAGCATTAATGCAGATAATCGTGAGATGGGTAAGCAGGCTGGAATTAATGAATCAGATTTAGAGACACAGATCTCTCAGAGTCAGCCAAGTCTATCTTTTATGATGTCAAACATCTATGACAAGTTGAAGGCGAGTGGTGTAATTGCCTAAGTATTATTACAAGCCAGTTCTTAGTGTTATTGAAGAAATGTATTTAAAGAATGCTGGAACAGACTTCAAACCATCTATCAATATCGAAGAAAGTGTTCGTATTGTAGTTGAAGCAGACTCACAAGAGGCTGCAGACAACTCAAGAATTGGCTACGTAGATATTCGTATGTGGGAACTAGATAAGGTTGAAGACTAAGATCCTTTACGGATGAATTGTGCTATATCGTGTGATGCGTTATGGTACATACCGTGAAATTTTTGCTCAACTTGTTTTGCTATAACAGATCTTAGTTTTTGTTCAATCTGAAATAATAGAATGGCCTGTACCTGCTCTGGCGTTAATTGCTGCTCATCCATTTTTGCAACTACAATCCTGACAGCAGGTTTCTGAAAATATTTTTGCAGCCAAGTTTGGATATTCTGGTCTTCCTAAATCTTCCCAAAATTTTTCTCTGCCCATAGCATCTGTTTCTGGAATTGGTTTTGACTCTAGCGATAAGTTGTCATCCCATGCATTTTCTAAATTTTCTAAAAACCCCATCATCTTGATTCCTCTTTATAGTATCTTTCATATAGTTTGTCTATTTTTGATTGTATGCTATCTAATTCATTTTTATAATTAGATAGAAACATCTGCTTTATATCCTCATGTTCTTTTGCCAAAGGACGAGGAAAGTTGCTTAGATATGTATTTCTTGATCCATAATGTTGATCACAAACATCTAATATTTCTTCCGCAGTAAGTTTTTGCTTAATCGAATATTGAGGATATTTTTTTACTATTGTCTCAACTACCCTTAGTGGGTTTTTTGTAAATTCATGAAATGGTGCAATGAACAATTCTTCGTGCTTAACCAGGTAATCTATATACTCTGTGTATCTTTCAATAAGTTCTTTTGGGTCCCCCGTTCTTTCGTGCTTTCTTCCCATAATCTTATCTTGTCTTGGAAGGTTATTTGCCCATTGGTAATCTCTATATAGTTTTGCAGAAATTATGGAAGGCAGAACGTCTCTAACTGGAATAATATATATAGAATCTTTTTCTCTTTCTTCAAGAGCAGAGACAAGGTGATATTTTTCAGCAACTGCATCAGACTCAGTAGTTAGGCCTATGGCAAATGCAAGGAATGTGTTTCCTGATCTTTCTAGCCCATCTATATGTATTGTCATTTAAAATACAAATATTCTGGGTTATTCTTCGTCTGAATTTGGTAGTGGAGGAACTGAACTGTGACTGTTGGTGCATGTACAGGTGTCGCAGCACAATTTCAACTTTATAGTTTCTTCTGTCATGGATCCATTATAGCACAATTCTGAATATTTTTATAAAACCCAGTACCCCCAAAATCTGAATATTTTGTCCAGATGCATGATACATAAATAAACAAAAAATGATCAAAAAAAATAGTGCGCCCATAACTGGACACACTTTTAGATTTTGTGTTTATTGCCTATTGTGGCTCTGTGCAACCACAAGGCTCTACTGCGTAGTCTTCGTTATCACCATAAAAGATGACTCCTACGCCATTGCAATCAGAACAATCTATAACCTGTACCGAGTTTATCATTTACTTGACCTCCATACTTAGAACATCATAGCCATGAGCAACAAGGCTATCCATGAGGTCATTTATTTGACGCTCATTTATCATGAGTTTATTTATTTCGGAAAGTTCAATTCCGTCTTTTTCAATTGTGTAATTTAGTGTTAGCATTTTTGCTACCTAACCTTTCTTAGTAATCTAATCTTATCTTATCCCGCCGACATTTTGGGGAGGCGTATCGGCGTGTCGCCTGTGAAGTGTATCACTTGTGGATACATTCACTCTCAATCTCGTGACCGAACTCCTCAACGAGTTCCTCATAGATTTCATCCATATAATCTAAATAGTCTGACATATTTTGTCCTTTCTAACTAACTAATACTATCCTAACATAGACCACTGACATTTTTGGGTGTTTTTCGGGTGTGTCGCAAAACTATTTTTGTGATGTCTATCACATGTCCGAAATGTCCGATTTTATACAGCACGGGCGGTTTTCCACAGGCTGTGGATAACTAATGTGATAAGAATCACACTAAAAATGTCCGATTTGTACGCATTTTGGATTTGCTTTTTTGGGGTAAGTGTGTTAGACTTACAGAGTAAGAAAATAAAGAAAGGGGCTAAAATGCTCACTGAAAAAACACTAAATAAAATCGTCTATGAATACCAGCATGGTGGTGTCCAAAATTATCACCCTGAAATCTCACTATCTGAGCGCATGGCGTTGATAAAGTATCTCGCCAAAATGCCCTCTAAGTGTGCGCCTGAGTGTGAGGCAAGTCACACAAACTGATCGGCGTGTCGCCTTGACTTTTACAAGTAAATATGAAATAATAGCACTATAACAAAATGAAAGAAGGTAGCAAAATGTCTGCTAATCTATATAATATCGAAAGCCTGCTAATTGGTAAGGCTTACCGCTCTCGCTCTGTTGAGGGTATCATTCAGGACGCTGAAAAATCAGATGTCTTCTACGCTGACGCTGAGGCGTATCGTGTTCGTATCCGCCCTACTCATGGGCTTCGTGATACTTATCGCATAGTGGCGGTGAGTGTGGCGTAAGTCACATTCCCAATACCCCCAAAATCCCCCAATTTGTCAGACCCCCCTGCTAGACTTACTAAATAACAAAACGAAAGGAAGTCAAAATGACTTACACTATGACACTAGAAACCTTCAATGGTTCTACTAAAAAAATTAGCCTGCCTTCTAAAGGTGCGGTTGCTCAATTCATAACAACTTACCCAAGCCAACTACCTGTCGGCGTAGCGGTAAAAGTATCCTGCGACACTCTCGCAATTCGTGGCACAATTCGTGGCACACTTATCCCAACAAACTCAAACTAAGAATAGGAAAATAATAAATGACTAACACAAATTTCAAAAACTATCCCTTCAATTTCAAGGGCATAAACTTTATTTCAAAAGTAGATACCACTCACCCTATCTACAACGCAATTAGCAAACTAACTGAACAAGAATTCGTGAATATAAATTCAATGGCTCTTTCAGAATATCTTTCAGATGTAGAAATTTCAATTGATAACCTTCAACAAATTCAAGATGAACTAAACAAACTAAACGACGGTGGAACTTATGCGTTTATTGCATTAGGAGAAAATAAGTAATGATGACTAGAAAAGACTATATCAAAACTTCAAACATTCTAAAAGGATTTGCTGATGAAATTCATCCGCAAGTTTTTGAAGATTTAGTTGAAGAATTCGCACAATACTTTCAAGCAGATAACGAAAGATTTGATAAAGCAAAATTCGAAAAGGCTTGCGGAATTGACGAGTTAGGACTAATACCAGCATGAGCAGATTTCTAACAACACTTGTTCAAATTTCTTTGTTGCTTTCTATTTATTGGATAATTAGAATTGCCAAAAAAGAAATTTAGATTTGAAACATGTAAGGTCTGCGGTAGAATTTTTATCGCAGATCTAAAATGTTTTGTGTGCGCTGCTAAACAATAATTGAAATTTCAACAAAAAGCCCCCGTGGGGTTTTCCACAGGTTTATCCACAGGGCGATTTTGTGATATTTATCACTTTACGCAGCGATGTGATTTTTCCCACAAAAATATTTTTTCAAAATGTCCGATTTGTTATGATTTTCGATTTGAAAATGTCAGACCAAAATGATAGGCTGGAAGCCTAGAAAGTAAGAAAGGAGTTTTCAATGAGAAGTTATTCAATTGAAGATTTATTAGTAGGACAATTTTACAGACCTACTTCGTTGGCTCGCCGTTATCAAGGTGGAGAAATAAACTACGCTACTAAGCGTGATGACATTTGGGTAGGAGAGAATTTTCAAGCCTACGCTATTCGCTTCAATGGTCATAAATGGGCGACTATTGCGGTCAGGGTGTCCGACTAAATGTCAGACCCCAATGCTAGGATTAGAAAAGAAAGAAAGGATAACTAAATGAAAACTAATATGTCGCTTAGAGAAATTGAAGATTTAGGTTTCTCACTTCAGGATAATATCTGCGTGTTTTGTTCAGCAACAATGAATAAGGAAATGCGAATTTGCTTCGGTTGCGGAGAATATAAAGGTGTAATAAATATTGTTGAGGCAGTAGGATACTATGGAAAGGAAGTTCTACCACTATGAAAAAAAATGTTCTAATTAGTTTTGTTACTGAGGCTGATACCGATTTACAGGCGGTATTCAACCTAAATAAAATTTTGTTCCAATTGTCTGATAGCGATTTGGTAAAATTTGATGTTTTTGATGTTGTTGAGTGTGACGGAGTAGGAGTAAAGTAAATGGGATTAGATATGTATCTTCATGCTAAGAAGTATGTTGAAAAAATCGACTGGACTAAGTTAGATCGAGATAATGGTCTAGGTATGGATAGTCCAGAAGTGGTAAATCCACTTTGGAATGAAATTGTCGATACCGCTGGAATGTCAGATGTCGCTACCGATATCTATGGCGTTCATGTTGAAGTAACTTGTGCCTATTGGCGTAAGTCTAATCAAATTCATAAATGGTTTGTTGATAATGTTCAAGGCGGTAACGATAACTGCGGTGAATACTATGTTTCTAATGAGAAACTAAATCAACTTAGAGAAACTTGTCGTCAAGCCTTATTTGCTAAAGACCCTTCACTATTGCCACCACAGGCAGGATTTTTCTTTGGCTCATACGATATAGATGAATGGTATTGGCAGGATATCAAGGACACTATCAAGAAAATCGACAGAGTTTTGGCTCTGCCCGATATGTCCAAATTGTCCTTTTACTACACTTCATCGTGGTAAAGGCTTCGGGGGATTTGATTTTGTCAGTCCCCCATGATAGGCTCTAGGTATTGAACGAAAGGAAATGAAAAATGGATAAATTAGAATACGCACTAAGGACTATTGCTAACTGCGACCTATGCTACGGCAAGGGTTATCAAGGTTGGGCTAATGGCGAGGACTTTGATATTGAGGACTGCGAGTGTAATATTTATGGAATTATTTTAGATGATGACGGCTCAGTAATCTATGATAATGGTTTGCTAAGTGAGCCAGAATTATTTTTGACTAGAGAGGCTAACTAAAATGGGAAGTAATTTTGCTAACGAAATGGCTAGTGGCGTGTTAGATGATTTAGGTATTCACTTAGATTTGGAAACTCAGATAGGAATTCACTTGTCGTCTAATCACTATCCGCCAGTGCCTAAATTTATGGTTCCAATTTGTATTGAAGCGATAGATGCCGTCAATGATGCGGGACTTTGGGATTTAGAAATTCCTATGCCTGAAGGAGTGACCTATAAAGGTTTGACTGCTGCGCCAGCATGGGCTATTATTGAACAACACCACTTACAGGCTTGGCTAATTGAAAGAGAGGAAGTCTAATGAAATTTGATGAAATGCTAGGAAAGGTGCTTGAAATATTCCCTGAAGCACTATTCCATGATGATGAAACAGGTGAGGTAGTAATCTCAACAGGCTTCAGACTTGTAAATGACGAATTAGTAGCAATGGAGGAAATCTAAAATGGAATACACTTATTCACTTACCACTTCCTATGACGGAAGCCTTGTAAATACCCTGCGAGTTTCAGACTTACTTGAAGCCGTAAATGCGTGGGATAAATGCGTAGACTTTGGCGATGCTAATGAATACGCAACCTATAATCTTTCAGACCCAACAGGAAAAATGTATACTAAAACTTTTTATCGTAATGGAGAGGTAGTGGTGCGCTAAATGTCTGATACAATAAATAGCATGAAGTTAGTTCCAGCGGATCTACTAAAGCCAGACCAACTAATGGAGGGCGACCTAATAAAAATCGGTGAAGATATTGTAGAAGTAATTGAAATATCTAGCGATGGCGCTGCCGATAATTGGTTTATTGAAACTAAAGATGAGTTTGGTGAAAAAGAAACTTTTACTTTTCACTATACTGAATCTATTCCGCTTTATGTATTTATTGAAACAATGGAATAAATAAAAAGTATTTTGTGTGCTTCCCCGCACAAAATGCCCCCGTGCTGTCCGATTTGTACCAATTGTTCTCATGTGTTTAAGATCACATTAAAAAGCCCCCCGAAATCTCCCCCTGGATTGAAATTGTCAGTCGCTTCTGATAAGATTATTTATCTAAACGAAAGGCAAGAAATGTTATCAACCGCATTAGCAATACAGACCGCAACAAAAGACGCAGTTCATGACGAGGAAGTTATGGGAATGGCGTCTGCTATATTTCACCATAGAAACGAAATGAGCGATGAAGCATTTGCTCAAGCAATGTATATGTATTCTGCTCATCTATCAGCGATGACTGCTACTCTAGTTACTCATGCCTGCTTGACTGAAAGTCAGATAGGCGATATGCTAGAAACTATCAAAGAATTTGACTCACTAGGAAAGGACATAACAAATGGAAACTAATGAAACAGTAGCGCCTGAGCATTATAACCCCAACCAACTCGTAACCTATAAAGTTATTGAGAGTGGTACTGCAAAATATCCAACTGTAAAGGTTGTAGATCTTGAATGGGATTTACATCAGAATCGTTCGAATGTTGCAAACCTATCTCAATATATTTCTAAAGTAAATCAGTTAGAGAATCAACTTGCTAACTATCTTGAAATGGATTCAGAAGAAATTGTTTCAGATATTTGTAGCATCTTTGGATTCAATCCAACTAAGGAAATTGAATTTGAAGCAACTGCAACAATTACTGGTCGTGTATTAGTTGCACTATCAGACCTTGCAAACTTTGATATTGATGACATTGATTTGACTGTTTATGCAGATTCACACTCACATGATGTTGAAGTTGATGTGGAGGTTGACCACATTAGTCGCATAGACTAAAAAAAAGACCTGAGCAAGTCTATAAACTGCTCCTGCCCACGGGCGGTGTGATCTTTATCACATTTGAGATTTTGACATTTTTTTGTGTTTATGATAAGATTATTTTATGAAGAAAACACCAGAGGAATTACGCAGGCTTATGGAATTACGCCGTAGCAATGCTGCCTCTGCCGTACCCTCAAAAAAGAAATACAATAGAAAGAAAAGTCAGTCCTCGCTGATACAATTGAGGAAAGAAAGGGCCCCCCATGACTAAACTAAAACGCTCTAATGATAGGAAAGTGGCTAATGCTGTATCAAAAAACGGAAAGACCCCAACAATTGCCAACACTTTTGGATTGCCTAGTGGTAAGGCTTACTCATGTCCTGGTGAAACCTCTGTATGCAGCAAAGTATGCTACGCAGGAAAACTCGAAAAGATCTACAAAGGTGTAAGAGATAATCTATTACACAATTGGAATTTACTAAAAGACGCTAACTATGAAGAGATGTATGACTTACTTTCTGCAATGATAAAAGAGTTTATTGTTGATTGTGAAAAGAAAGACGCTCCTAAACTATTCCGCATTCACTGGGACGGAGATTTCTTCAATGATGAATACGCAAGGGCCTGGAAGCATGTCATTCTAAATAATCCTGATGTTCAATTCTGGGTATACACTAGAGTGAAATCTGCTGCCCTAATTCTCAAGGGTATGGATAATTTGTCTCTATACTACTCTGCAGATAGCGAAAATGTCAAAACTGCTGTAGACCTAAAACTAAATCATGGTGTACGCATGGCATACCTTGCACAAAACTTTGCAACTGGTAAAGCAGATGTAAAAGAAATGATTGGAAGACCTGCTGCTAAGTGTCCTGAAAATGCAAAACAAATTCCACTAATCTCAACTAAGGGCTCGGCTTGCGTTTCTTGCTCACTTTGTGTATACTCTAAGAGCGACATAATTTTCTCTGCGAGTAAGAAATGAGATAAATGGATACCAAACAAGTTATTTTATTATTGATGTTTTTATTTATTTTCTTTTTATATCAGTGAAAGGGCGGCACGTCCGCAAAATCTTTGGTTTGTCAAGTCATTATAATGTGATTATAAACACTTTATAAATCCCCCCGCAGATCCCCGCTGAATTGTATTTTTGACATTTTTCTGCTAGACTTATACTATAAGAAATAACCCCACAACGAAAGGAAACACAATGACCCTCGGAGGATACACTTATCAGATTGGTGACCTATTCACCACCAGCAAGACAGGCGTTACAGGTCGTATCGCAAGTTTCGCACCAATGTCTAACAGTGTTACTAGAGTTAGTCTTGTCTTGGCAAATGGCTCTCGCCGTTTGGCTATGGTAAAGACCAGCAAGTAATCTCAAAATGTGAGAAATGTCAGACCTAGATTTGACATTTTTCTACAATAATGTCATAATTATACAATAAGCAATAACCCCTAACAGAAAGGCAACACAATGTCAGTAGCAACAGCAACATACAAGGTAGGCGACACCTACACCACACAGAAGTCAAAGGTCACAGGAGTAATCACAGAGATTACACCACAAGCCAATGGTAATGTTCGTGTGAAACTTGATGTCAATGGTAAGTCACGCTATACCACTTGGACAGCAAAGTAATTCCTAATACAGGAAAAGTCCTGAGCACGACTACTAAAACTGCTCAACAAGATTGTCAGCGCAAAGTGCTAGACTAAATACCCCACAAACGAAAGGACAGACCCAATGGCAAGAGGACAAAAAGCCATTAGTGTAAAGATTGCTACAACCAAAGTAATCAAGGCACTAGAAACTAAGTTAGACCAAATCAAGAAAGATAAGGCTAACCAAAAAACTAACGAGGAGAAGTATCAGAAGGCTTACGAAAAGTGGCTAAAAGATGTTGCTAAACTTTCTCTCGCTCAAATCTCAAAGGCAGAAAACCTACGAGCAAGTGTTCGCTATAATGGCAACATAAATGTAGATTTTGATTTGCCTAAGTCTGCGGTAGCAGATTTCCCTGCTGAACCTGAAAAGGATTTTGAGACTTTTCACGATTGGCAATACAAGGAAATGGTAGAAGAAATTGAGAACGCAATTCGTATTCTCAAGATGACAGATGAGGAAGTAGTTTCCACATCTACTTACAACGCTATCGCAAGATACTTGTAATAAAACTTTCCTGAGCAAGAAATAAAACTGCTCACCAATAAAACTAAATAAAATTGGGTGACAGCCTGCGTTCAAGGCAGATCTATCTGCGAAAGTCCCCTGGCACTCCCTAACACCTGAGTATGGAGGAAATCCTTTAGTGTCTAAACTGCTCCACCTCAAAATCCCCCCGTGCCGTTATCCACAGGTTATCCACAGGTGTGAATTTGATCACATTTACGATATGTCCGATTTATCCCTTATCTAACTATCCAGATTTGCATTTGTCAGACTAGACTGCTATACTTGAAATTCAACAAACAATAAGGAGAAAAACTCATGGCACATGACCTAGAAACACAAAACGGCAAGACATCTTTCGCATCTTTCCGTGAACCCGCATGGCATGGATTGGGTACTGTCTTTACAGAAGAAAAAACAACTGCAGAAATGCTAGAGGCTGCAAACCTCAATGGTTGGAATGTTCGTCTTGAAGATATGTCTATTCCATCTCATCTAACAAGCGACAAGCAATACCAATATGTTGTTCGCACTAACCCTACCGATAACACACAAACCGACATTCTTGGTGTCGTTGGTGAGCGTTATCATGTTCTGCAGAATGAAGACCTATTTTCATTCGGTGATAATATTCTTGACGGCGGAGGTCGTTGGGAAACTGCTGGTGCAATCAAGGGTGGTCGTGTTGTATTCGGCTCACTTGCACTAGAGCGTGAAACCGTATTAGACCCTAGCGGTGTTGCAGATAAGGTAAAGACTTATCTTCTCATCAATACCTCACATGACGGCTCAATCGCTATTCAAGCATCAATCACACCTGTTCGTGTTGTATGCGCTAATACTCTCAATCTTGCACTAGGTGGCAAGAAAAAGAAGAATGGCATCAAGCAATCATTCAAGATTCGCCACACACAAACTGCCAATGGTAAAGTGCAGATTGCTCGTGAAACTCTTGGTCTTGCTAATGCATACATGGACGAATTCGACATCATGGCTAAGGCTATGTTCGAGAAGGAAGTCAATGCTCAACAATTCAATGACATCATTCTTGCTGCGTATCCAAAGCCTGATAAAGATGCTAAGGGTTCAATCAAGAAGTGGGAAAACAAGGTTGATGTTATCAATGACATCTATACTGGCGAATTCAATGGTATGATTGCTGGTAATGCTTGGGGTGCTTTCAATGCACTAACCGAACGCCTTGATTGGTATCGTACCGCAAGAGGTGGTTCTAACGAATCAATTCTTGCATCTGCGAGTGGATTTGACCCTGCTATCAATGCAGAAAAAAATCGTTTGCTAAAAGTTGTGCAAAATGTAATGCAGATTGCATAAATAAAAAAATTCCTGAGCAAGAATAAAAACTGCTCACCAATTGGTTCCGTAGATTAGTCTGGTTTAAATCGCTACACTGTCACTGTAGAGATCGTGGGTTCAAATCCCATCGGAATCGCAAAGAAAATCGGGACGTGGGGATTCGGACATTTCGGACATAAAAATATCAATCTTAAATTAAATTACGAAGAACGAAATAAATCCCCAAAAATATCAAAACCAAAAACAATTACGATAGAGTTGACATTTCCCTGATTTTCTGCCATAATTTATACATGACCCAAACATACAAACCATACACCATAGATGAACTGGTGACAGAAATCTATGAGGACAACCTGTCACACTTTGAATTTGAGGAAAACATGGGTGGAGAGCCCTGTGACTGCTATCTACATAACACTATGAATACTATCATGAAATACTGGGGGGAATAATGAACCAACTAATTGAATATATAAAGATACATATCATTAGCCTAGAGCAAGACCTAGAGCAAATCTCTAATGAAATGGAAGCACTTGACCCTGCCTCTAAGGATTATACTGAGTTAGATTTTGAATATAATCATATGAGTGGACAACTTCTTTCTGCCCGCCATATTTTGTCAGTGGCCGACGGTATACTAGAGGTATGATGAACACTACACAACTAGAACCAAGACTGCAGAAACTAATAGACCTAGGGGAATCAGGCACTGACATCCTCCATGGTGAACTCAAAAACCTTATGTATGAGGCTGAAAAGGAATTGATTGAGGCCCAACGCATTGAGGAAGACAATGACTACAGCGACGCCATGGAATCTATGGAGCGAAAGTACTGGGAGGGACAGTTAGACGCTATGTCTCATGTATATGGTTTGACCTATGCCCTGGCCTTTGCAATCTCAGAGCGAAGGAGCAAGCAATCTAATGAGTGATGTAATAATCTTAACAGATAGAGATGAGATTGAGGACCTGATAGGGGATCAGATCTCTGACGAGCAATGGCTAACTATCAAAGAAAAGATTGCTAGAAATAAACATATCTGGCAAGTTATTGATGAGGCCCTCAACGATATCATCTCTGAATGACATTAAGAAGGCTTGATTTATTTTCCCGATTCTGCTAGAATTGGATTACGACCACTAGAAAGGACCCCACATGCCAAACTGGGTATATAACTCGTTAGCAATAGAAGCAATAGAGGCTGACCCTAGTCAGATTACTAAACTAGTTTCTCAAGTCAATCAACCATTTCAACGACAGCATGACCAATGGAACTCTGATACACATCAAATGGAATTGTTAGATGTTGAGTATTCCAATCCTGTCTTTGCATTCTGGAACATTGTCAAACCTACAGACCTAGAGACTTATGCTTTGCAGAAAGACCCAAACCATGATGATTCTATTATAGATTTTCAAGGTAACAACTGGTATGACTGGAATGTGCGTAACTGGGGAACTAAATGGGATGTTGCTGTTCATGATAAGGAACAGTATCCTGAAACTACTATGGAGCATGGTGATAAGTCAGTTATTTATAGTTTCAATACTGCTTGGTCCCCTCCGATTCCTGCGGTGCTTGCCCTATCAGAGCAGTATCCTGATTTAGTCTTTCATCTGTTCTACCAAGAAGAAACAGGGTGGGGTGGAGACATGCAGATTATGGGTGGTGCCACAATCAGAGAGCAACACTATGAATCACAGTGTAGAGATTGTGATGCAACTGACTGCATGGAGTATTGCGATAACGACTGCGGTGAGATTTGTAATGAGTGTAACTATCTAGGTGAGGCTGACCTTGATGCAGTATCAGAATGTGAGATTCACAAGGCATACCTAGACGAGGAACATGTGCCCGAATACCGCAGACTTGACAAAGCCAACGCATAATGAGATAATTGAACAAACGACCCAAGGAGATAATATGGCAAAAATAGATATGGATAAACTAGAACTAATCGGCAGTTTCGGTGTCGACAGTGGACAAGCAATGGTAGGTGACCCCTGCTATCTTGATGAGTGGAAAACTAATCGTGATGAGGAGTGGGACTTGGCAGGCAAGATAGGCCAATACTCCTATCAAGGTGCTAGTGCCACCACTATTGATAGTTCTGCTGGAGTATTAGGCAACGGTAGGTCAGTAGTATTCAACACAGGCTACGGCGACGGCGTCTACCCTGTTTATGCTGAATTCAATGATGACGGCAGAGTTGCTCGTATTGTTATTGAATTTGTTAGTGATGAGGAGTAATTAATGGAAATCATTCTAGTAGTACTATTTGTAATCTGGTGCCTAGGTGCACTATCAGGTGGCCTAACTGGATACACAGGAGAGGTAAAGAAATAATGGGAGCCCGCTGTAATTTCGTTTTTAAACAATCAGAGGACCTAGCAGTTACGTTGTACAGCCACTGGGACGAAGACCATATGCATGAACTCCTGGCAGCAGCCCTGCAGCATGCAATGCCACGCATTCAAATGGGTGACACAGCCTATGCGACTCGTATGGCCATTAGTTACATCATCAAGGATTCCATTCTGGATGAGACAGGTTATGGTATTACAGCCATGGACCCCTCAGACCAGGGATTCTTGGACCATCCAATCACAATTGATTTAACTGATATGACAGTAGGCAGCGGTGAAGACTGGCACAATATCGAGGACTTCATTCACTACCACACAGGTTTAATTGCGAAGGTCTAGGTTGGGTCACCTGGATCTTGGGTGGAGGGGGCAGCGTGGGGTTGCCCTTTCCACCAACTTTTGGTACAATGATAATGGAGGAGGACTATGCGTATCAGACGAATACTAACTGAAGAAGAAAAAGTTGCTAAGAAGATTGGCAATGAGATTGCTGACCTCAGAGTAGACTTAGAACTAGTAGGTCAGTATATGGCACAGTCACAGCCTTATGTGGTGTATAATCGTTTACAGGTAATAGCAGAAGCAGCCAAGGAAACCAAGGAGGGCACCAACTATGCCAGAAACAACTTTTGAGAACAAGGCCCTTATATTGGGACAACTCTGGTTAAACTATAAATCAGATGATGAGTTAGCAGATTTCTTTGAGTACAACGACTTGGGGCTGCCGCTTGCCTTTGCATTTGCCGAGGGGATAATTAATAGTACTCCTACACTAGAGCAGTATATCAACGAGTCCTGGTTCTTATTGCTAGAGGGACTGGGTGTTGAGGATACAGGGTTTGAAGACATCACCGATCTTCTGGAGGAGGAGGCGTAAAATCGCCCGTGCCATACTTTTATCTGTTTGTCAAACCTTCAAACCTTATTACGAAAAGGCATTACGAACCCCTAAACCGTAGCCCCCACTGAAAGATTACGATCCAAACCTTTATATCCCCAAACCTTATACCATGGATATCCTGGTTTGTCAAATAGGTGTATAATTGTATTATGCCAAGACACTTTGCAAACCTTTATAGCCAGAGATCTCATAGGCATGACTCTAAAAGAGATTACGATCAATTCACTGAAGACATGAATACTCTAACAGGTATGTTGTATTCTATTGTTACCCTTAAGGGTTTCTTTCCTTTCTTTAGATCCCCCGCCAAAAACGCAGATCTTGCGGGCGGGCCCGCTCCCTATCCTACCCCGCTCGAAAATGCGGGGGATAAAGAGTAACCAAACTACCCCCTATAGAATAACAAACCTTTTCTCCTGGTTTCCTATATATTTTATAAAGTTTTGTTAAAAAACATTACGATATTGGCAAATTTTCCCCTGGTTTTGGTAGATTTTTATGGGCAATTTCATGCATATAAGACACTTGACAAACCACTATTTTGCATGTATAATGCCCAAACCTTATATCAGGATATGATGGTTTGACAATATCGGGCATATGTGGTACAAAGGTTTGAAGGTTTGGGATATGAAGGTTTTTCGATTTGACATTACGAACGCCATATGGTAAAGGGTTCCCTACTCCACTATCCTCCACAATCCTCCACTTTAACCCTATCTAATAATATCATCAGTAACATTTTTCTGTGGATAAACCTGTGGATAACATACTTGACAAACCATCCAAACCAGATATAATTGATATATGAACAAACCATTCAGTCCTAAACTATACGCCGATAACGATGATGCCAAGATACTTGTAATAGATTATCTAGAGGCTAATGGATTTTCGGCGGGGATCAATTCAGATGACTACGGCATAGACCTATTGGCCAAACACCTTAAAACCAACAAAGACTATGAACTTGAAGTTGAGGTTAAGCATAACTGGAAAGGCCATATGTTCCAATATAAAACCTTACACTTTCCTGGCCGTAAACTTAAATTTGTCAAGGATTCCGACCAAACCGTATTCTTCATTCTAAACCATGAGAGAACCCATGCCTATTGGGTAAAAGGCAGTGTATTGGCCAAATGCCCTATAGTGGTAAAGGACACCATCTATACCAGAAATGAAAGGTTTATAGAGGTGGCCATAGATAACTGCCATCTCCTAGACCTTAGCAAACCCCTATCCCTGATATAGGCACTATAGACGATACTAACCGATAGTGCTCTTATAGAGCATATGAAAGTTTGTTATTCTATTTTCCGCCGAACTTTACATACCGCCGAAATTTGAACCTGTGGATAAACCTGTGGATAACTATGATACAATGGGATTATTATGATTAGAATACTATGCTACAAGTGCGGAGTCGTATTTGAAAAAGATTACGATACCAAGACTTTATGCCCGAACTGCGAAGATAAACTATTCGAGCAACAATCCTCTTTTGAAGAATAATACAGTGCTATAATATTTTTGTATATGGATCAAGAAATGCTAGACAAGATAGCCAAGATCATATCTCCCTATCTTAAGACAAAGCACAAAGAAAAAGAGTCTCACGACTTGGCAAAACGAATATTTGAGGAGTTGAAAGAAAATTATGACAACATTAGAAGTTTTCAATGAATCTCCATACAAACTTGTAAAAAACTATTTTAAGATAAATACAGATTGGGAGACAGCGCTTACTCTTTTGTATAAAAATTCTGACAAATCTCAGCATAGTCCTGGCGTTCTGTGGTTTAAGATTAAAAACCGTAAAATATTTAAAGAAATACCAGACCTAAAAACTTTTTGTGAAAATATAAATAAAGATTCTAACTCAGAGTTTTTTGAAAATTGTTCGTTCAATGACGATTGGTATTCAGGATATTGTGATTGCTCTGGTTTATGGCATCTAGATGGACCTGTTTTATCTTTAGACTATCAAGGCATGCAATCTCACAAAGATGTATTCGATACAGCATATATTCAAATTTTGGGAAATTCTTTTTGGACACTTGGAGGAGAAATAGAGGTAACACTAAACCCAGGAGATCTTCTATATGTATCTAAAAAAATAACTCACGCAGTAAAAGGCGAAGGACCAAGATTTGGTGCGCTAATTGTTGCCCCCAGATATAAGGGCAGTACAAACCTCAAAAACTCCATGTGACACAAAATGACCGCAAGGGCACGGCTCTGTTTTGCATGTGCAATCTTCTGGTTTAGGCAAATACTGTTTGTCGTTAGCAGTTTCAATAACATTGCAAGGCTTATTTGATTGATGTGCAACATATTCACCGCATGGACAAAACCCTATTTTACCCCATTGGCCTGTATGACCACCACCACCAACCTGAACTACCTGACCATCATCACCAACATTGGCACTTCCAGAACATGTTCTAATATCTGTGCTATATTGCTGATTGGGGTGCTTATTTCGTTTCATAATCATAGTCTACCATACAGACCAAATGATGGTATAATTAAATCAACATGGAAAATTTCAACAAAATCTACTTAGAAGAAAATATCTTTTACATAGAAAATTTTATATCAGATACTGACATAGAAGAGGTTCTTGCTAATGTCGGATCTTGGACTCTCAGAAGACAAGATCATCATGAAAAGATATCATTTTCTATATTTGAGTCAGAAGAGGCGATTAATAAATTTAAAAAACTCGTCGAGGATAAAGTTTCTATTGTAACAAACAATAAAGATCAAAAACTAAGAAAGATATCCATGTTGCAAAAATATAGCCCTACCGACTCATCTCCATTGGCTTTAGGGTATCACTACGAAAACCACCCAGAATGTGATTACGAATCTAGATGGATCACCCTTGGTGTTGTACTATACCTAAATGATGGATACGCAGGTGGAGAGTTAATATTTGAACACAAACCTATTGAGTTTGCCCCTAAGAAGGGAACACTAATAGTGTTTCCAGCAAGTGAAGAATATAGTCATGCTGTAAAACAGGTCACAGGCAAGGATCGTATTGTATATTCTGCATTCGTATATGCTAAACAATATTGGGACATATTAAATAGAGCAGGGTTTACTGACTTTTAATAGCATTATCAAGAAACATCTGCAAAGTAACTCTTAGGTTATTACCTAAAACTGGGGTTGTATAGTGCAATTCAAACTTATCGTTGTAGACCAATAGCCCACGCTTAGGGGTTATTATGTTCCACTCTTGAGTCTGTTCATCCTTGTAGTGAAACATACCACCGTTATTAATACTCCACTCTTGGTTAAGATATACTGTTATTGGCTTTCTGCTATCTCCTACTTTGCCATCCTTATGAGGAGGTATATAGGATCCAGGGGTAAATAGGGTTACCTGTGCACCCACAGCATCACCTTTCTTTATAATTCCAAGGTCAATCAACTCATCTGATATTAAATCACACAACAAATCAGGGACTATGTAGAGTATGGCTATGTGACTGTGCTCTCTTACATTTTCAGGCCAAGACATATTCGTAGTGGTTACAACTGGATTGGGGTATCCAAACTTAGATATTTCTGAGGCATTATAGTAACTCATAGCAAAATTGTATAGTTCCTCACACAGGCTATCGCTAAGGCCTTTATCGTATATCTTCACGCCTTATTGTACCATTTTGATCGCTTTATTAATCATGCGTATCAAACCTCGTCTGGTTATCTTTGAGGCATCAAAGGTCTCTGTATAGCCTCCCTGTGGCATATATTCCTTGTCTAGGAAAGAACCATGTTTTTCCCTTAGTGTTCTTAGTACTAGTGTTTCTACGGCTCTTGCCTTATCCCGTTCGGAAAACCACCAATACTTAATCAATACCCAACCCTTAGTCCTATGGCTTGCAAACCTTCTTCCGCTTACATCTGATATACCTATCTTGACAGCCTTATATACAGGGCTATAAAGTATATAAAGTAAAGTCATGTCTTTATTATACCCCGTCGAAAATGACTATTTAAAAAGCACTTCTCTTGTTGAGTCTTTGGTAAACCACATGGGGATAGTATATCTGTCTTCGTTTGTAATATTTATTTGATGAACCATATCAACATTGTGCGATGGAAAAATTACTAAATTCCCTAAACTTGGCTTGATTGACAAATTCATAGTTGGAAAATAAAGTTCTCCACCATCATTTACTGTATTTAAATATAAAATAGAACTATAAGCAAAATGTTGTTGATACCCACTTCCCACATCAGAATGAACCCTTAGCCAATCACCCTTTAAATGTTTAGCCAACCACAAAGAGGTCAGATACTGGGTCTCTTTTTCCTCATATAATTCTTTTATATTTGTTTTTGCTTTTTCAACTATACTTTTGATTAAATCCTCTATGTCTTCAAGCCTTGTTATAAATTTTTCTGGTTTATACGTTTTCATTTCGTCGTCTTGTCCAAACCTTCTTTTATAAAATCTATTTTCAAGATAAACAAAGTTTGGACTTGATCCATCGCTCATCCAAGGTTCGGCATTAATAATATTACGATTTATATAATTAATTATTTTATTTGATTCTTCCGTGTTTATAAAATTTTCAACGATTTTTACTTTTTCTTCTGGATCTTGAAATGCTGTCATTTATCTATTGTATCATAGGGTATAATTAATATATGAATGAACAAAAAATAAAACAAAGCGTTAGGGCTTTAACAGTCCTATTTGGAATATTTATTGCCGTAACCATAATTGCAGCCATATTTGCTTGACATATAGCCATAAACCTGTCATACTAGTAGTATGCAAACATTTCTACCATCTCAAGACTTTACCCAGTCTGCCCAAATACTAGACTCAAAGCGCCTTAACAAACAAATATTAGAGTGCTACCAGATTCTCAATGTTCTATCTGGCAAGTCGCCTACAGGTGGATGGCGTAATCATCCAGCAGTATTGATGTGGCGTGGCTTTGAGCGAGGTCTATGGGCGTATGTGCAGGCTATGATTGTGGAAGCCAAGTATCGTGGTATCAAGACAGAAAACAATGAGACAAACCTGAACAGACTTAAAGACCAGTGTTGGGATGATTGGGGTAGCGATGCTCCAGCATTTTGGTTTGACAACAACAAATTGTCTAGGGTTACTACTACACACAAGGTAAGTTTGTTTAACAAAGATCCTTTGTATTATGCAAGGTTTCAGCCACATGTTAATAGTTTCTTTAACTCCCCTTGCTGTCCTGAGCGTAAGTTGCCGTGTAAGTATTATTGGCCAACACACGAAAAAGTAACCGATAGTGCCCTTGTAGGGAATTGATAAGTTTTTTTTATTTTCCGCCAAAATTTAAAACATGATATAATCTAGATATGGAAAAATCAAGGTGTCATTTTTGCGATAAAGAAGCACAATACTACGATGTTGTGCTAAAAAACGCCGAATACATTGTGGGCGATGTTTGCGTAGATCACCTTTCCGTAGAATTTGTATCCTAGAAACTGGATGGTATAATAAAAAAATGACATATAGTGCTGAAGACTACAAAGAAAGAAATGTAACTAAACTGGTAGAGATTTGGGAGCCAAGAAAAGAATACATTGAAAAAGACCTGTGGGTAATAAGAAACTTTCTTTCAGATGAAGAATTGGTTTGGTTAAATAAAGAAGCAAATAATCCAGTTGGGTGGTACACCACAATGAGATCACCTTATGGGGGTAATACTAAAAACAAATTTTTAGGTTATATACCAGATTACGATCCCGTCAGTGGGGCTATGCTTGTTCCTAAAGACAACTCTAGGTGGGGATACAAAGATCCCGTAGGATATTTTGAGCCTAGATTAGAGGCTGTAATGCCTAAGTATTTTGCTGGTGCTGGTGCACTTCAATCTTTTTTTGAAGTTCCTGAAGAGCAGATTATTGCAGAACTTGGCAGTACTGTTGACTATGCTATGGACTGGCACTGGGAAAGAGACGATAATGACGATGAAGAGCAGCAAAGAACAATTGTAGTAAATTCAAAAACTCAAGGGAAAAGAATATTAAGTGAAGCAAAGATTTCTGCATCTTTGAGCATTTATATAAATGATAACTTTGATGGTGGAGTTCTTGAGTTTAAGAATAAAGATTATGTAATCAATCCAGAGCCAGGCATGCTAGTTAATGTTCCTTTATATAAAGAGTTTGAGCATAGAGTTACAAAAGTTACTAATGGAAATCGACACACTATATATGGAAGATGTTGGGATAGTTTAGAAGGAATCTACAAGTCAACAGATGAAGACTGCTAAATGAATAAAAGAATATTAAAAGATGGATCAGAAGTAGATTCATATGATAAGCCAGTTGATTTAATTATTCATACAAAAGCACCTGGAAAATGGAAATTAATAGATTTAGAAACTGGTCAAGAATATCTTGGATCAGAAATACCGCATGGTACATTTTCAGAAGTTTTAAGAAACAAAGTTTTAAATGGTATCATCGGCTCTTGGTTCAAAACCAAGGGTAGAGATATTTGACAAACCAATCACAGTAAGGTATACTTAAAATATGGAACAATGGGTAAACGACTACGCATCATATGTGCTTGTTTTAAGCGGTGCTGCTGCTATGTTTGTAATTGGCAGAAAGAAAAGATTTGGCTGGCTTTGGTTTATATTTAATGAATTTATGTGGACTGCATATGCTCTAATTACAAAGCAGTATGGGTTTATACTTGGTGCTATCCTGTATGGTGTAGTGGGAGTTAAGTCTTTCATTCATTGGAAAGAAAAAGATAAAACAGAAAGGTTAATGCATTAATTATGATTAGTTTATTTTTTTTAATTCCAGCATTTGTTGCTGGATATATAGTTTGTTACCTAGTTATGACCTGGGGAGTTGATCAAAACTAAGTTTTTAAGAAAGGCTATTTCTAAATTCACAAATATTTTTAAAAACTTCATCATTTGGCCATAATTTTTGTAAATCAGAATAGTCAGTCGGATTTTCTTTTTTTGCAAATCTAAAAAAAATCATTTTTACAAAATCTCCATCATTAAATATTTTGTTGGGTCGCCAGTGTGCAGTTTTATTTGGATTAAAAACTAGGGCAGAGTTGTTTTTAATTTCATAAGTTTCAAAATTTACACCAATATCCCATCTTGTGTTTGAGTCAAATTGATAGTTAACTATTAAGTCGTTATTGTCACCATCATAATGCGGAGGCAGACTTGGTGTTCCATACCTAGAACTATATTCTACATATGTGATAGAGGATAGCGTTAGATCAAGGCCAGAGATATAGTTTGCAAGTTTTGTCAATCTTATAGTGAGTGATTTGTCCGCAAGTTCTAAGTTTTTAACAGGAAATAAATCTGAAATATTATTGATATTAAATTGTATTCTTCCGAGATACTTTGAAACAGAAATATATGAATCTTGATCATCAAATATAAAATTTCCATATTCGTCTTTTGGTGCTTCAAGATCTTTTGTTATATTATTAAATATTGAAATTTCTTTTTCAGAAAGTAAATTATCAATAATTTTTGTATCCATTCTGTAATTATATCATGCAGAATTTGACAAAACTGCTATTTTACGATAAAATTATATTATGAGTAGACATATAACATGCCCAATTTGCAAAAAAGAGTGGGAACTAAGGTGGGGAATTATGGCAAATGAGTCCTTATCCAGACATATGAAGGAGCATAAGTGAAACCACTAGCACACATATACGATGTTGACGGAACTCTTGCGAATGTAGATCCATTTTTACACCATGTTCGTGGTGGCAACAAAGATTACGATGCTTTTCACTATTCTTCCATTGATGCCCTGCCAAATTTTGATGTAATTGAAATGTTAAATAATTCTTATAATGATAAATATTCAGTCATCATTGTTACATCAAGAAAAGAAAAGTATCGTGGAATCACATCTCTATGGTTGCAAAAAAACAATGTAAGAAGCCATGCCCTGTTTATGAGAGCGGACAATGACAACAGACCAGACTATGAAGTTAAAAAAGACATACTAGATAAAATAAATGAACTATGGAACGTAACACATGCAGTTGATGATAACCCACATGTAATAAAACTATGGGAAGAAAATAATATCCCTACCACAAAAATAGGCACATGGGACGGAGATCGTAGTTGACCTCAAGAGTTGGCTATGGTATGATTACTATATGAAAAAAACTAACAACAAAGTATCACAACATAAGGCAAAGCGTTACGCTAAAAATAAAAAGAGGCTTAAAGATAAACCACATCTTTCTAAGTTTGAGCGCCAACAAATTGCAAAAAGGGCAGAAATTTTAGGCGCATCGTTGCAAAGCATGACTAACCATGCTAGATAATATAATCAAACTTATATTTTCTTGGGAAAAACTTAGGCTTGCAGTTTTTGCTGAAGTAGATTGGTATAATTCAATTACCAGAACACTAAACGATCCAGACTCTATGAAAACTGCTTCCGCTTTTTGGTGTGAAGAAGATGGATGGCGTGGCTGGGGCATTAAAGATGATGGCTCATATTATTTTCACGATGTACCAGAAAAACACCTTAGTGATATATTTGATATAATAATAGATAAAGAAACAGTATACTAAAGGAGATGCAGTATGGCATGTGGATGTGGATTTTCAACTGAGTACCCAGCCTGTAACGGAACTCATAAAGTTGTAAAGGCTGTAAAAGATAAAATTATTGCTGACATTGAGGCAATCGATATATCTGATGGAAAGTTAAACGGCTTGGGCATGAAAATGCTTGTGATTGAAGCGGTTAAAAAGGTAAAGGGTGTATGACTTGACTATTTTTTACAACGAATGCGTAAAAAATAAAAATGTTTGGAAAATAGAAAATGTTTTTTCAGATACAGAATTAAAAAACATTTATGAAAAAGTTAATCAAAAAAGAAACGAGTTTGATGAAAATTTTGTTTTTCATGGAGACTCTAGCCTAGAAGATGTAAGCGGAATAGGACCAGATCCAGACCTTGGCAGGTTTAGAATTGGAAGAATAGAAATAACACAAGAAGTTTTTAAAAAAATAAACGATTTATTAAAAGATAAAACAAATAAAAATTTAAAACTAAGCGGTATAAGTTGTGTTGAATACAGCAATGAATACGGGGATCCAAATTTACCACCACACTTCGATTCTTGCGAAACAGATTTAATTATAAACTTTCAATTACAATCTAATACCGAATGGGAGTTAGGATTAAATTTAGAAGTTTATAAACTCGAAGACAATTCAGCATTAATTTTTAATCCTAATGAAATAATTCACTGGAGGCCTTTTAAAAAATTTAAAGATCAAGAGTTTGTCAAGATGATTTTTTTTAGATTTACAGATTACAAAACAGACAATAGTCATTTAATGCTAAGTCAAGACGACGAAATTTTTAGCGAAGTTCTTAAATATAGAATGAGTTTGTGTCATAACTTACAAGACTGTGACTGCTTTTGTGATGATTGCAAAAAGGCACAAAAAAATATTATAGATAAAATTATTGAAGAGTATAGAACTTGTCCAAATATAGTTCAATCAGAAGACAGACTATTTTGTTATACATGGTGGAGACATGACGATTGTGAAAGAATTAGAGAGTTGTTGTATAGGATTACTAAAAATCGTTTATATACCCTGCCAGAAATAAGACCATCAGTTAGTACTGCCATAGAAGAAATGATTAATGATCCAGATACCGCAGAAATATTACGAAGACTTGAAGACAGCGGTATTTGACAAGCAGTACAATACAAACTATAATTAAATAATGGAGCAGTAGCCAAGTTGGTCAAGGCCCCGAACTCATAATTCGGCTATCGTAGGTTCAAGTCCTACCTGCTCTACCATGTCTCCATCGTCTAGTGGCCTAGGACTCTGCCCTTTCACGGCAGCAACACGGATTCGAATTCCGTTGGAGATACAATACCTCTGTAACTCAGCGGAAGAGTAGCGGACTTCTAATCCGTTTGTCGCAGGTTCGATTCCTGCCAGGGGTGCTATAATAGTTTTGGAGGAATAATGATTATACAAATTATAGGTTTGCCTGGATCTGGCAAGACTGCATTAGCGACGGCACTTAAAGAAAGAATTAATGCCATACATCTTAATGCTGATGAGGTAAGGTCTACAGTTAATTCTGATCTTGGTTTTACCGCCGAAGATAGGATTGAGCAGGCTCGTCGCATGGGAGAGATGGCAAGGTTAATTGCAAATCAAGGTGTTGCTCCTGTCATTGTTGACTTTGTTTGTCCTACTAATGAAACTAGAGAAGCCTTTGGTCCAGCAGATGTTGTTGTTTGGGTAGATAGAGTTAAGCAGGGCAGGTTTGAAGATACAAACAAAATGTGGCAAGACCCAGAAAGATTTGATATCAGAATTCTAGACGGATACACATTAGATCAGGAAGTAGACACTGTAATACAGGCTGGTGCCTTGTTTGATTGGTCTGCCCCAACAACTCTTCAGTTAGGAAGATATCAGCCTTGGCATGAAGGGCATCAGGCTCTCAAAGAAGAGGCTCACAAAAGAACTAAGCAGGTATTAGTAGGTGTTCGCAATACATACAAGACATCAGAAAAGGATCCATTGAAGTATGATGAGGTTGCAACATATATTCAGCAAGATAATCCATTTAAGGATACATTAGTATTACGACTGCCAAATATTACAAATATTGTTTATGGTCGTGATGTAGGCTATAAGATTGAACAAGTAGATTTGGGAGCAAACATTCATGCTATATCGGCTACGCAAAAGCGTAAAGAAATGGGCATCTAAAATATTAGATAAAATAGGCAATGATAAAATTGAGTGGCCTTCGTGAAAGTAACTAGGGCAAGATCATTTGTTAAGGCACTAAGTTACCGCATATGGGGAACTCTTTCTTCATTTGTTGTTGCCTTTGTGATTACAAAAAATGCTACAATATCAGGAGCAATCGCTTTTTGGGAAACAGTAATTAAAGTATTTATCTACTATGCCCATGAGCGTGGCTGGAACTATATACAGTGGGGGAGAAGGTAGTTTTTCTGATCTAATCAGAAACAAAACTATGGTATCATATCCATATGGAAAAAATATATCTAGATGAAGATAAACAGGTTTGGGTCATTGAAGACTTTTTAACAAAAGAAGAACTAGAATGGTTCAAAACACAAACAGACGATGAACTTGGCTGGTATCCAACAATGAGGTCGCCTTATAAAAATATACTAAATAAATTTTTAAATGTTGTTCCTAAATATGATGAAAACGGAAATATAGAATTTCCAAATGAAGCATCTGAGGTTATAGACCTTCCAGTATTTACAAGACCAAATGGCGTATGGCAAAGACTTGAGTCTGTTCTTCCTCCATCATACCGCAGACATGCCACACTTCAAAGTTTTAAATATATGACAGATGATCAAATAAAAGAAAATTTAAATATGGATATAATAAATTCATATAACATAGATGATAAAAATATAGACTTTGCTATGTATTGGCATGAAGATCCAGGCCATGAGCAAAATATTGTATGCTCCTTTAGTTTGTATCTTAATGATGATTACGAGGGCGGAGAATTAGAGTTTGCTGAAGTTCCGATTAAGTTAAAGCCAAAGGCTGGAACGCTTGCCGTAATTCCTGGAGGACATAAATATAGGCACAGAGTTAATAAAGTGTTAGGCCCAAATTCAAGACATACTCTTTACGGAAACTCTTATATAGACCCCTCAATAGTTGTTGCAAGCACAAAGGATGACTGTTAAATTATGGAAAAAGTATATTTAGATGAAGGCCTATGGTATATAGAAAACTTTTTAAAAGAAAATGAATTGTTTTTGTTAAAAAAATATTGTGATGATCCAAACCATTGGTACACGACTATGCGTTCTCCATATAAGAACATATTAAACAAATGGCCTATGAGTGAACCTAGATATGATGAAGATGGCACACTTGCAATTCCAAACCAAGATGATCCAGTTATAGAAGAAGTTTTTAATATTTTTAGCGGCCCAGAAGGGATATTTGAAAGACTGAGATCTGTGCTTCCAGAAGGATACGCACCAAACAGCGGGATTCAAACATTCAAATATTGTACAGACGAAGAAATAAAAAGAGATAGAGACGAAAGTATGTCTCTTGGCAATGCAGAAATGTTTGCAGTTAGATCTAATCCCGATAGCGCAGAAGATATTGACTATGCTATGGATTGGCACTGGGAAGATACAGGTGCTACTGGTAGTAGGATTGCATCACACTCAATATACTTGAATGATGACTTTGAAGGTGGCTACATAGAATTTAAAAAAGGCTATATAGTAAAGCCAAAGGCTGGCATGTTAATAAATATTCCGATTGGCAAAGAATTTACCCACAGAGTAACAAAAGTTCTTGGACCAAACTCAAGGCACACGCTATACGGTCAGTGCTGGTCTGATAATAATATAGTACTTAGTACAAAAGACGATTGCTAAAAGGGTGCTATAATAATCTCATAACCTATAGGAGGTAATCGATGAAATCTATATATGATATCGAATTGGAGTCTGCTGAAGGAGAATCACACTTCTTGCAGCAATTTAAAGGCAAAGCAGTATTGCTTATCAACACAACAGTTGGTTGTGGAAACGCTGGTCAAATGGAGTCTATTCAGTGGATTCAAGAAGATCTTGCTGGAGATGACTTTACTGTTGTTGCAATTCCAACAAATGACTTCTGTGGTCCTAGCATTACAAAAGGAAAGTGGTCAAAAGGTATCACTTGTGGTTTAGACTCAAAGAATTACGGAATAGATGTGTATGGTGTTACATTCCCATTCTCAGAAATGATTACATCTAATCCCGCAGATATTCCACTAGAAGCCCCTTGGCTTGGTAAAGGTCCAGGACTTAACGGAAATGGTCAACCATTTGGAGAAAGACATGAACTTTATCTAGAAGTTTCAAGACAAATTTTGGAAATAATGAATAAGAAAAAAGAACTTGGTATAGTTGAAAAAACAGATTATGAGTCAAGATATTTAAACGAACATAATGGCGGATTCATGATGAATGCTAACTTTGAAAAATATCTAATTGATAAAGATGGATATGTGGTTAAGCATTATCCTGCTACAACATTGAACTGGGATGTTGAGCGCACACTCAAAGAAGATCTAATAGCAAAAGGACAAGATCCAAAAATGGGTCCAGATAGATCTGAATACATTTTCAATGAGGAAAATGCTGTTATCCGTGACCATATCGAAAGATTGATGGCTGGAGAAAAATCAATCATTAATCCAGCATATGTCGATGCAGACGAACTAGTTGCTGTTTAATAAATTAGTTATTAATAAAAACTATTCTCTCCTATGATATACTTAGTATAGAACATAGGAGAGAATTTTTATGAACATATATGATTTATCATTTATAGACAACAATAAAAATGTTGTAGAATTAAAAAACTTTAAGGATAAAAATATTCTTATTGTAAACACAGCAAGCAAATGTGGATACACCTCACAATATGCAGACTTGCAAAAGGCACAAAGTGATTCGCTAGTCGTTATTGGATTTCCTTGTAATCAGTTTGGCAACCAAGAGCCAGACTCCAATGAAGTTATTAAACAATTTTGTACAACTAACTTCGGAGTAACATTTCCCATCTCTGAAAAAATAGAAGTAAATGGTCCAAATGCACACCCAATATATAAATACTGTAAAGATCAGGCTACTGAAGGTAGGGACATTGGCTGGAATTTTGAAAAATTTTTAGTGTCTACTGATGGGTCTATTAGACATTATCCTAGTTCATATAAAGTATCCGATATTGCAGTATAGCCCCTATAATGCTATAATAGTAGTAAGGGTGTAGTTAGCCTATATTTGTCGGGAAACACTTATAGCCTATGTTGCAACACTACACCCCCTATTTTTGATCAAACATAAAAGAAAGAGATATAATGAAAACAATTGGATATAAATTAAATCCGTTTCGCATTGTTGGTGTAAAGCCAGGAAGACTAGATGGTGCTGATGATGTTTTTGAAACATTAAACGAGAAATGGTTTCCAGGAAAATGGAAAGTTCTTGTGTATTACCCTAAAGATTTTACCTTTGTGTGTCCCACAGAAATTGTTGCTTATGACAAACTTGTAAATGATTTTAATGATCGTGATGCAGTATTACTGACAGGATCAACAGATAATGAATTCTGTAAGGTTGCGTGGCGCAATGCCCATGAAGATCTGAAGAAAACCAACTCGTGGTCTTTTGCTGACCAGGTTCGCAATTGGCAATATAATGGAGATGATGAAGGGTACACTGGTTTAGCAGAACAACTTGGAGTTCTCAATGAAGACGGAGTTGCCCTTCGTGCAACCTTTATTATTGATCCAGACAATATTATTCAGCATGTTACAGTCAACAATCTAAATGTTGGTCGTAGTCCTGAAGAAACATTGCGTATTCTTGATGCTCTTCAAACAGGAGAACTCTGTGCTTGCAATAGAAGTCTCGGTGGAGAAACCTTGTGAGTTGGGTAGACGAAGTAAAGGAAATTGTTCCTGAGTATGCTAAAGATATTAAATTAAATCTTGATGCTGTAATCAACAGAAGTGCTTTTGATTACGATTATTCTTCATCTCTCGCACTTGCAGCAGCCCTTGCAACAGGTAATCAGGACATTGTCGCTATGGTTTCTGCTGGTGTTACAGATGAGGTAGAAAAAAATGCAGCCTTTACTGCAGCAGCATTGATGGCACAGAATAATGTTTGGTATCCATATACAGAGATGGCAGATGATCCTAATTTAACTGGATTGCCTGCACAACTTAGAATGAATGCCATAGCGTCTCACGGTGGTACAACAAAAGATAAGTTTGAAGCATATGCATTAATAGCATCAATTATTGGTAAGTGTCATTTTTGTGTTAAGGCTCACTACGAGACCTTAAAGAAAGAAGGATACACAACTGAACAACTTCGTGATATTGGGAGAATTGCTGCAACGATTAATGCTATTGCTAAAGTCGTAGTAGCGTAATGGATTGCCTCCTTAACTCAGGGGTAGAGTACCCGCCTTGTAAGCGGGTTGTCGTAGGTTCAAATCCTACAGGAGGCTCAAATGAATTTAGAAAATGAAATAAAAGACATATTATTTGAAATTGGCAAGGAAATAAAAGTTCACAAACTAATAGATGGTAATCTTATTATTGAAATAGATTATGATAAATACACAATTCAAATTATGGAACTAATAAAAGATTATTTAACCAAACATTGATTTTAATTTAAATTCAGATACAACACCAGAAACACGATCATAGATTTTGCCGTCAATTTTTGATATTAAAGTTGGAACTGACTGGACATTATATTGCTCGGCCTTATAAAATTCTGTATCAACATCAACCTTATCGTAATGAATATCTGTATTATTTTTTAAAAACTCATCTATAACTGGTGCCATTCTTTTGCATGGATTACACCATTCTGCTGTAAAATGTATTAGTTCTTTCATTACTTATCTTTCTTGTTATACTCGCCGTACTTACCAAGAACTGCTTTAACTGTCCCGTCTTTTCTCAAACGCACTATCATGCCATCTTTAATCTGTATTGGATTAAAGGGGTGCTTTGTTTTATATTTACCAGATGACATTATTTTCTCTTTCTATCAAAAGCAGATCCTTCCCAAATTGTTTTCTCAACTGGAATACAATTAGGAACCATTTTGCCATTTTGTTCTTTCATACCACGCTGAACATATCCATCCCAACATGGTGCTTGTTTGTTTACACTAGCACAGCAATCTGATTTCATTTCTCCAGATTGACATTGAGGACATTGCTCACATGTTACATTTAATTCTTTACACATTGGACATCCACATCCTTCATATGCTTTGTCCATTCCCACATTTGACTCTAATGAAGGCATAGCCATTACTTCTGATGCTTTTGCTCCAACAAAATATTCAGTCTCTTCAAGACCGCCCTCTTCCATTTCAAATAATTGTATTAGTATGGCAGGATCTTCTGCACTTGCTTCTAGAGCATACTCTGATCCTGGGGTTCCAAGCATACCTTCTGTCATTACATGAACAACACGACCAACATACATTTCTTCTTCATGTGGGGCCATTACCATGTCGCCCTCTTTGACCATAGCCTTGCCTATATTGCCCTCAGAACGGTTTATAGCGTAGATCTGTGCTGCAGCCTCAGAACGAGTCTTATGGCACCCCATAACCTCTCCTGTGTCCTTTAAAGCAGGGTATCCAGAACAACCATTAGACCCCTTAGAACCTATACGATACGGCATAAAACTATTATAGCATAGAGTATGAGCAGTTTATACACATGCTCAGGTGTTTGATAGTATTATTACTTACTTGATTTTGATTGTTTTTGGTTTCTTTTCTTCGGGGATGTTTCTCTCCACAAAGACGCTAAGAATACCGTCTGCCATTTCAGCACGATCTACCTCCATATACTCTCCAAGAGCAAAGGTGCGTGTGAACTTTCTGGTTGCGATACCCTTATGCAGGACATTACTTGCGTCCTCTTCGGCTTTCTCACCCTTTACAATAAGACTTCCATTATCCACAGAAACCTCTACCTCATCTTTGCTGAAGCCAGCAATAGCCAGAGATAGTTTGTAAGTATCTTCATCAATCTTCACCACATCATATGGTGGATACGATTGACGAGTTGCCTCACGATGGATATTATAGAAGCGGTCCAACTCTCTGTTGAAACCAATAAAAAATGGATCCTTAAAAAGATCCAATGACCATGAACTTACCATTATTTCCTCCTTGTTAAGCGAGTTCAATTTGTACCCCCCTTTGGGCAGGCACAACTAAATTATAGCATAATAAAACAGGGATGTCAAGTACCCATCCCTGTCCTATAAACAAATACTATTAAAGCATTTGCTGTGGCTTTCCGCCACCGCCAGACTTCTTCTTTGCTGGAGCCTTCTTTGCAGGCTTCTTTACAACCTTTGCAGACTTAACTGCAGCGTCTACATCTTCTACAGATGGTAGGCGACCAAACGCTGTGTCGTTTGGATTTGCTGCTCTCAATACTACTGGCACAATTGCACCAAGCAATGAGTATGCTAGTGTCTGTGGATCAGTTACTCCAGAAGCATACATTGCTGTTGCTGCTCCAAGAACTGATCGACCATAAGACGCTAGTGCTGCCTTAATTTGTTCATTCATTTTTTTCCTCCTAGGATATGAACTTCGATATGGCTACCCAAACTGGTTGAGCAAGCCATAATCCAATTATACCAGCAACGCCAGCGAATACTGGAGGGGCTGGAATTGGAATCTTAACTGGGGATATTGCGCTTATTGATAGGATTATTAAGCCTAAAGTAAGGCCTACTGATAGTGATAACAAGATTTCTTTCATTTATTCCCTCACATTTTGTAGTTGTGTATAATGGTTTAAACAAACATCTAGCACCCTTGTTTCTGTGCCAAACAGTTTTTCTCCGTCTTCTTTACAATTAAGAACATTACAGTGTCCAACTGGATCCAAAAATATTTGATCATAGGTTTTAAATTCTATCATTTTTGTGACTCGACATACTGATTAATAAAAGATATAATAATTTCTGATTCAGATCTTGGAACAGCATTAATTAAAAGATGATGTATATTGTCTTCTTCAAGAGTCTGGACAAATTCATGAAAACTATCATATGTGAAATATTCCACATCGCTTACTACCGCTGGTATCTCTCCCTTTTTCCAGACTGGCCTCATTGCATGTTTTGCCAGTGGCTCTAACTCTTCTTTTGTTTTTCTAATAATTGGTGTCATTGCCAGCATAACTTCTGTATTTTTAATATCAAGATTAATCATCATTGATGGATCTTTTAAAACATCTGACCAAAATCCACGTTTATAAATATGGTAAGGCAAAATTATTTTATTTTTGTATTTTTTAACAGTATCAAAAACATAACTGTTTGTAGTTGATATATAAACATCTAAAGTGTTCTCTAATTGCTTTCCTTCTGCAGTTTGAGTAGCCATTATGCCATTATTTATTTCATCAAGTTTTTTAATAAATTCAATTGTGTATTTTGATCTTTCTAAAGATTCTGATAAATCATTTACCTCCCCCAAAATACCACCAATATTTTTTTCATGATCTTTGATATATCCAGGAACAACATTTATTTGAAGCCTATTTGGAGCAATCTCATTTATTGATTGAGTTATTGTATATAGATATTGTGGAGATATCGTGTATGGCCTAATTGCAACAAGATATTTAATCTTACCGTCTGTTTTGATTTCTCTTGCAACTCTTGTAAACATGTCTCCTTCTGTAGGATCATATGTATACATTACCCCAGAAAAATTATTTTTTTCAAGAATAGGTGCTGTCTCCATGCTGTTTTCATGAAACACACCGCCAAAATAATAAAAATTCATTATAACATTTTACCATAATCTTCGGGAAGTAATTTTTTTAATTGTTTAAATTCTGAAGATATTTTCTTCAGAGCAAAATCATGGGGAGAAACCATCCCCTCAATAGCAGCCCCATACTTGTCATAATAGTCAATCTGTGGCTCAATCTCATCGATAAACTTTTGTAGTCCAGCCTGAACAGACTCTATATACTCATATGCTAAATCACGAGAATCTGAAACAAATTTTAAAAAATCTTCATTTGCTTTTTCTTTATCTGTTTTGTTTTCTTTGTGCTGAATTTCTTGCTCTAACAAAGTCTTTAAAGTATTTGCAAGAATAGAAATGTTAATTCTTTTTTGCACAATATATAAATAAATAAATAATAATGAAGTGATAGACAAAGCAACTATAGCAAACATTTCTATCATAATTCTTTTCCTCCCTCTCTAACTAACTGAACAATTGCCCCATTCTGCTCAAGAGCCTTCTTTGTTTTAATCATATAGTTTGCAGCACGAATCTTGTCATCATGACTTAAAAGCATAAAAGATTTTTCAGACGCACGAACAGTTAAAAATCCTTCTTGATGCTCAACTATCTGTAATGAAAAACCTTTAGGCGCTAAATGATCTAGTGACCTAAACGCCCTTCTCATTGCATCTGTATATACTAGTCCATTGTTAGAGACTGCCATGTTACACCCCAATCAGCCTTTGTTTTATGATTAGAGAACTCTTTTGATATTTCGCCGTTTTCTAAGTATACCCCGCCCCAAACTCCCCACTCTTTGCCAGAAATGCCCACAGAAAAACACTCTTTTCTTACTGGACATTCAGAACATAACAGGTCTACAGCAGGCCTTAACAACTCATCTTCTTCGTATTTATCAAAAAAAACATTAGTATCATAATCTAGGCATGCAGCATTATCTTTCCATTCATACCTATTCATAGTTATGCTACATACTTGTCAGGTATTTCCCATCCGTTTCTAGAGACGACAAAAATCTTTTTTAGGTACCAAGCACCGTTTTTAAGTGCTCCGTACTTTGATGTCATTGCCTTATCTGACCTTGACATTTCAACAACATTCCAACCGTCCCAAGACAAGTTTTTGTTCTTGGAAACAATTGTCTCCATTTGTTCAAGAGAATCTATTGTTTTCATTTTATACTCCTTAAAAGTTGTATACGTTTGTATTAATATTTTTTGACTTTGACAAACTAACTAGATTCGACACTCTTTCTTTTGGATTTGCAACAAAAGCAAAGTGATCAAAACTATCAATATTTTCTTCAAGCCATTGAGGAGTAACCCTAAATAGTTTGATAGACTTTCCTCTAGACTTCATACCTCTTTCAGAAAGATTTACAAACTCCATCGCCATATCATTAACATTTCCTGGACCAACAGAGTACAAGTAAAACTCTTTTTCATTATCTTTTAATTCAGACAAAGCAACAGCCATTGCTCTAAGGAAAATATTATAGTTGTTGAAATTAGGCGTTCCCTGAACCCCTACTATCATCACTTGTCCCTTCTGTTAGTTTGTCTACTATGAACAACATCTTATCTAATTGTACCTTATCCATGTTGGTTGTGTCAACTTTTTCTGCAGAATCTTTGTCAATTTTTTCATTTACTAAAGGGGCTTTATAAAATGTATTATTTTTAATCCAATACGCTACATCATCTACAACTATTACCTTGGTTGTAGATTCATCTTGATGCTTACTAGACTGGGTTTTTGGCTTAAGCCTTCTCTTATGCTTTTTAGACCCTGAATATCTGTGATGAAGTCTAGCCTGACTTACAATCTGCACACTTTTTTTATGCCTACGAGCCTTGAATAGATAAAAGAAAATAGAGAGCAGCATTACTGCCGTCAAAAGGATTGCTCCAAAAATATCGTTCACTGATGCCCCCTAAACTTATTTTATCACTTTTTGTTAAAAAGAAGTTTGATCAACTGTTTTAGGGCTGACCTTTCATTTGCATCCAATTTTTTTACCTGCTCTGGATCAAGAGATTTTTTATTAAGACTAACAATGGGGTTGGCATCTGTCACATCCATATCAATAAAACCTTTTTCCCACAACCTCATTGACATTTCTGAAAAATATTTTCCCAATGCTACATCAAGTTTTGGATCTATGTCTTTCAACATTTCTGTTTTAACATACATGTTTTCCCCTGTTTCTGGATCCTTGCCAGCAAACCTTAGACCACCAGTTAAAACTAACTTATTGAATATTTCATTCGATTCGTTCATTTTCCAGATTTCTTTCTAGCCTTTGCCAAAGCATCAAAATCTTTTACCTTAGTATCTCCAAGGTAGCCCCATGCATAACCATTATTAATCATGTGATCGTTTACAGAAACGGTGTCTTCGTCTACATAAAGCCAGCCAAGAATTCGACCATACTTTTCAGAAGAGTCCATCTTCTCTGTCTTAATTACTACAGACTTTGCATCCTTCAAAAACTTCTTTAGGTACTCTTTGGACTCTAGGCCCAAAGCCTTTTCCTTAAGGTCTTTTGTACGAGATTCTGGGGTATCAATGCCAGCCAGCCTTACACGAGATGCAAACAAAATATCAAACCCTAAATCAATTAGAACGTCAATGGTATCCCCATCTACTACGTTCTCTACTTTTCTTACATAGTATGTATACATTAGTAATCTTGCCCCTTTGCTTTATTTTCAATCAGTTTATTTCTTTCATCAAGAATGGTAATTGCAAACTTCATCATTTTGTCGTAACCAACAGCATTGTCCATAACCTTGTTATAGTGATGACCACAAAACAACAAGTCTCCGTTTAAGCCAGTTACTCTCACTAGGGCCTCAGCACCACATCTATCACACCTGTCAATTGGGGATAGTTGCCACTCTGCCTTAGCCTCATCTTTAACCATTGTAAACATATTATACCTTCCGATTGTCAGTAGAATAAAATCCACTACCGTTGAATACTGCTCCTACATTAGAGTATACACGAATTAGATCTGAATTGCAAGCATCACATTTATACCCTGGATCGTTTTCGGACATAGACCTAATCTTTGTATATCTTATTGCACAAGACATACAGTCATATTCATATGATGGCATTATTTCTTTTTCGTTTTAGCCTTTACTTGCCAAACAGGAAGTTTAAGTTCGTCGCCAGACCATTCATAACCTAATGCTTTTACTACGAACTTGATAATTTTAATACGCATTATTTAACCTTTCTGCCAAACTTGGCCCATACTCTTTCATGCAAATAAAAGAATGTCATTTCTAGTGCTAGATATGATAGCCCATAAAGACCAACATATTCCCACTCTGCTTCTCCAGTATAATATTTAAGTACAAAATAAATTATTCCAGAAACAAAAGTAAAATGTACAAACGGCCAACTAATAGTCTTCAACAAAGACTTCTTTTTTGATTCCATTATAGCGCTACCTGTGCCTTTCCTCCACCGCCACCAGCAACCTTCTTCTTCTTTTTCTTTGCAGCAGGCTCTGCAGATGTTGCAGTATCAGATGAACCAACCTTACTCAATAGCGGAAGGCTTTCTTCTCCAGCGTATACTGGTCTTCCCCATCCAACAACAGCATTAACCAACTTCTTCTTGTTGTTCTTAACATATGCACGAGTTTTCTCTACACACATTCCACCATTGCGCTGGTCTCCCTTTGCAGTTCCAGAGGTATTGCCTTCGATGACTTGAATAGTTCCATCACCATTATTCTTAATACAAAGACCAACATGCGAAATACGATTTACGCCATCTTCTGGGAAATCAAAATAAATCCAATCACCTGGAGTTGGATCGTCGTTTCTGGCATCTGCCCAACGATCATTCTTCTTAAACCAATCAGACGCTGCAACAGTTGCTGCGGTCTTTGGATATTTCTTTGGATCTAGCCCTGCAGTAAATGCACACCAAGAAACAAATGATTGACACCATGGCAAAAAGTTTGCACCTGTCCACTTACCATACTTTGTCTCATTATCTTTTGGACCCTCAATAGTTCCGAGTTCCTTTTTTGCAACCTCAATGATTGCTTCTAAACTACCTTTAACTGCCATAATATTCCTCCTTGTTGATATGACAATATAATTATATCACGCTGCCCCACCTGGTCTCGATCCAGGGACATCCGAATTAACAGTTCGGCACTCTACCATCTGAGTTATAGGGCAATGTGGGCAGTTTTTAGTCATACCCAGGACTATTAATTAATTACGAATATATGATGTATTGCCAATTAAAATCTTTGACAAAGATGAAAAATACTCTGTAAAAGTTTTAAATGTATTACGGCTTACATATGAGGCAGCAGACACTGCAGTTGCTACTGAACTTCCAGCAGTTGATGTTGGAGATCCATTATATTTAGTAATTTTAACCGAACCAGGAGCAACCATATCAAGACCAGGGCCTGTATTTGTTGCTGCCTCTAGTTGAGTTGCGCTACCAAGTGCACCAACACCTGTCACTCCACTAACGCATGACGGAAACCCAACAACGTCTCGTCGTCGGTCATTTCCTACCGCAACAAATACTGGAACATTGCTTGCGGTTAAAGATGACACAGCATTGATGGTAACTGTATCGTTTGTACATAGTGCAAGGTTTCCTGCACTTACTGAAGACTGGCTAACTGAAAGAGCATCAATACTGTACTTAGCAGCATTCTTTGATACCCAGTCAAATGCTAATGCCAAGGCTCTTGCATCTCCCCTTGAATTTCCAAGTGATGTAACATCATTAAATCTAATAAAAACAATCTTTAGATTTGGATTAACAGTTAGGGCAGACTTTACCATTGCATCGCCGTGGTATGTAGCATTGTTGATTGATGCTGGCCATGGGGCAGACGCTGCACCCTTGCCCTCCATAAACAACTCTCCATTAGGGCAAGACATGTTTTGAGAAGCAATCTTTGACTTTACAGTTGTAAAGCAAACCTCATGAATAATTTGAGGGAAGTTATTAGAATTGATAGCAGTATCAATAATTGCCAAAACTCTTTCATCGTTTGCTTGTACTGGCTGTACTGTGCTAATTACGAATAGTGCTGATAGTATTGCTAGTAGTGCCTTTTTCATTTTTCTCCTTGTTATTTTTATTTGTTTATTCTTTTATTCTTACAACTAATTGGCATGGGTCGCCTCCTGCTTCCCACTCTTCTTGTTCTTCTTCACTCATGTAGGGATCTCCATCATGAGTGTTACAGAATGGCTCTGTTATCCATCCTCGCTCAATACCATTTGAAAGCCAGATACCGAACTCGTCTAGATCTTCATCTTCTATCATATTATAAGTATACCCAACAATACCTAGTTTGTCAATTCGCCAATATAATTTAAATTAATAATACATCTAATCTTAGAGTCTGTTTGTGATACTCCAGAATGCATTACATTTGAATCAAACATAACAAGCCTATTTTCTACACTGTCTACTTTTGATCCGTCTTCAAAAATGGTATATCCATTATTACTATTTAAATAAAATATTGCTGTTGTATTATTAAACTCAGTATCTGAATGCATGCCACCAACTACTGGGACGCTTGTCCTTGTGCCAAGATTCACCTTTACTCTATATATGTATGAAGGATTTATTTTTTTTATTAACGGATCTAATACATTATAAAAATCTGATTTAATTTCATTTTTTAGACATAGTGTATTAAAAAATTGAAACTTATCTAGTCCATACTCTTCGTCTGAAGACACCACAATTGGACTATAAAACCAAGGGAAATTACCACCTAGAACGGTATTCTGAATAGTTTTAAAATCATTTTCATTTAAAAAGTTATCTAAAATTTTAATTTTTTCTCCTAAAACTTTAAGCAGTAACAACGTCTACTGGACCCATGCAAGATGGGCTAAACTTAATTGCTGCACTTACAGCCTGAAGCACTCTGTTTCTTGCATTTTTTTGCTTATCTGTTGCATATAAAACACCATACGCATATTCCGCCCCAGATCCCATTGCGATATATGGGGTAGAGTATTTAGATAAAGACATGTCTACAGCACTGTGTTCATAAATCTCTCCACGAACTGCAATAATTAAACCAAGGTCTCCATCTTTTGTGGTATCAACCCAAAACTCATTATAGAACTCTCTCAGTTCTTTAATGAATTTAGTCTGCATAAATTTATCTGTATCCTTAATATTGGGTGCGGTTGGCTTAAAATTGTAACGAATTCTTTCTCCGTCTAATGCCCCAGCATATCCAATAAGGTATGGACCTATCTTCCAAACCTTGGGTGCTTCAAGAGCAAGGATCGTTCCATCATCAGATGCACCACGATCTCCTGCCATGTAAACTTTACCTTCGTGTTTTAATACAGCAATACAGGTCATGCGAAAAGCCCCTCCAGATAGGTATAGTTAAGTATACCATTCCCTGAAGGGGCCGTCAAGTAGGCTCAATAATGACTAATTAGCCTTTTTATCTACCGTTTTAAACGCTTCATTTATTTCTGATATTGTGAGTTTTCCATCGTCCAAAAAAGCCCTTGCAAGCCTTTCAACAACAGAAGCAACACCAAGCAAACCAGCAAGCATTACTGCCTGAATTGTGTCAATTCCAACTACTGCCCCAGCACCAAGTACCGATAGACCAGACGCTGCAAATACTGCCACAATTCTCATCAACACATTTGTTAATGCTTTCTGTGGATGCTCTTTCTTAGGAGCCTCTACTATTTTTTTAGTTGCCATGTTAGTCCTCCTTTCTAAGCGGTATTGATATTAACCAGACCACTGTTGTAATTAATACTGCAAGACCAACAATATCTCTTGCTGATCCTGTTAGGGTTAACCAAGCGATAAAGAATCCAAGGAGAGTAAATGCCTGAGCAATTATTTCTACACCAGCATCCTTAAGCCATGTAAAAAATCCCTTTACAACCTTCTTAATTATTTTCATGTTACCTCCTCATTCCAATTACCGCAGATACTATGTTAGAAACAAGTACTACTGGGATAATTACTTCCTGTGCTTTTTCTCTCTGATCATCTGTCATATCCATACCTAACTCAGAGAAATTAGATAGGAGTTCTGTAACATCCACATTGAACACTGCTCCAAGTGGATCTGCTAAAAATGCTTCTGTTTGTACCTCAGTAATAGCATCTGCCAATGTATATGGCATTGGGGCATCTGCGTTTTCTTCTGCTCTACCCGCAAACTCTACAAATGCCACTGCTATTTCTGGATTGTCTTTAATTGCTTCTGCAATTATTGCTATTTCTTCTGCCTTAATTCCAAGATTTTCTGCTACTGCTTCTTCCTCTGTTGTGGATAATTCAGTTAGCATGTTTGATAATTCGGCAGCCAACTTAGCATCGTTTTGTCCAATTAGTTTATTTAACTTATTAAGTTCATCTGCTGAAATTGGATTACTATCGTCTGTGTCATTATTATCTGGTGCTGGCACTATAGGCTCTTCCTCAACAGGTTGCTCAGGTTCAGGCTCTTGACCTTGATCTGTTTCCTCTGGCTGAGATGTTGGCTCTTCTGAAGGCTCTGGAGTTGGATCAGTCTCTTCGCTGCCACCATCTGTGGTATCAGGGCTTGGAGAAGGAGTAGGATCTTCTGGTTCAGTTTGCTCATCATCAGGGAACCTTGGATCCTCTGGAGTAATAATCTCTGGGTCAACTTCAACATCAGGTTCAGGTAAATCTGGATCTTCTGTAGAATCAGGACTTGGCTCTGGATCTGGTGTAGGTTCTGGTTCATTAACTTCTTCGCCATTAATAGAAGCAATAAGATTATTAAGGTCTGATATTTCTCCAGCCAACTGTGCTGCCTCTGCCACCTGCTCTTGCTGCTCTTCAGGCGTTATAGGGGCTTCTGTGGGCGTTGGAGAGGGTTCTGGGGATGGCTGCTGGGTAGGGGTAGGAGAAGGCTCTGGAATCGGCTCTGCTTGCAATGTAGGGGCAGGAGAATTAGGGGAAACCTGTGTAGCGCCCCAAGCCTCAAGTGATACTATAGATCCATCATGAAGCCTTACGCCCGTTCTAAGATTTTGGTATTCAGGACCTTGATAACTATAGGACACCGCTAAACCGCCAGTATTAGTAATAGCCACTAATATATTTACTGTACTTGCCTGTGCCCCATAGTTACCGAATGGGACCATATTGAGGTTCATTTGAAACCCACCTTCAGAATAATATATGTCCAAACCAGATGTTCCGCTTACTCCTGGGAACCAGTCCATTGAATACAAGGAGATAGATGGTGTAGATGGATAGGTATGAAATGTACCGTCAGGTTGTCCAAATGTAATTACTGAGTTAGTTGTAGCATAAATGTTTTCATACTGTACCCCGTCAAAAGTCACGGTAGTTGCAATTGGTATTTGATAAGATATGTCGTCACCTGAGCAAGTATCCATATGATGCACTGTAGGTTCGGCATCGCCTTCATATGCTGCTGCTATGGTTTGTGATTGTATAAAGTTTACACAGGCTGCGTTAGCATTTTCTGGAATCCATAGGTTAAAGCCAAGGGCCAGTAGTGACGCTGACAATATTCTTATTAATTTTTTAATCTCCTGACCTCCGAATTAGACAATGTCTAATAAGGTTATTATAACATTTAATTTAGAATAAAAGAAAAAGGGGCCAGTTTCCTGACCCCTAAATCTTTAAGTTTGTTAATTACTTAACAAGTGCAACCTTTGCCTTTGGATTCTTTGCATTCCATTGACGAGCCAACTTATTAAAAGCAGCCTTTAGATCAGCAATAGCCTTGGCATTATCTGCCTTGACCTTATCAAGTTCTGCCTTAGCAGCAGCCTGTGCATCAGCAAGAGCCTTATCTGCAGCAACCTTGGCGGTTACAGCATCAGCCTTTAACTTAGCAATTTCTGCAGCAGCAGTAATAGCAGCAGCATCTGCAGCAGCCTTAGCAGCAACTGCATCAGAAGCAGCCTTTGCTACAGCAGCAGCAAGTGCAGCATCTGCAGTTACCTTATCAGCAGCACGACCAGCACGTTCTGCAGCAAGTGCAGCATTAGCAGCAGCAAGAGCAGTTGCTAGATCAGATACTGTTACGATTGCAGTCTGAGAAGTTGTTGCCAACTTAATTGTTGGAACAGAGGTTGGTGCAACAATAGATGCTCCAACAGCAACAGTTCCAGCAGCAGCAGGAAGCGAAATCTCTGATGTGTAACGACCTGTTACAAGAGCATCAGCAGTTACAGTTCCAGCAGTTGCGCCACCAAGAGTAGTAACAGTTACTGTATCAGCAACAGCGTTGCCGAAAATATCTGCTACATCAAGAGTTGCAGTTACCTTGCCAGAAATATTTCCTGAAGCAGGGATTGACATCTTAAGTTCATATGCAGGACCTGCAACACCCTTAAGATAAATTGTTGTGCTTGCACCAGTTACAGAAACTGTAACCGCAGATGCAGCAGTAGTTGTTGTATATGCATATACAGTCGCTGTTGTTGAAGCAGGTGTGACTGTGATTGATGATGATCCAGCAGATGCATTAACTGTTGAACCAATTGCAGAGACGAGGCGTGTTCCAGCACCAACTGCAGTAAATGTTACTGGTGTTCCAGCAACAACTGTAGCGGTGATAAGAAGTGCTTCGTTGTTTGTAACAGTTGAAGTATCTGCAACGCTTACGACGTTATCAGATGGAACCTTAACTGTAAATGGTGAGGCTGCAGTACCTGCGCCAGAAATTTCTGTTGTTACGTCCACAGAAACGGTATTGGCACTTGCAGGTGTCATTACTAGTGTGCTCATAGTCATGGCTGCAACCACGGCAAGAGCGATCTTCTTAAATGAATTCATTTTTCTCCTTTTATTATTCATTTGGTTTATATTGTTTTTAGTCTATCCAAATAGTCTTTAATTTCTTCTATTTGACTAGGTTTATATTGTATCACGTTCTCAGGGAGCGTGTCAACTTGGCGTGGCCTATCCCTAAAAGTGTGAACCTCTACTTCAGAGTCTATATTCTTAGGAGTGTGAGATATAGCACCAAAAATAGCACCACACACAGCATCGGCCAAATCTTTAGATTTTTTCCTGGGGTGATCAACTTTATCATTTTTCATAATTTTTAACTGGGTTAATTCTTCAAACAATAATTCTATTGCTGGCATAACAAGTCTTTCTTCATATACCAACATAGCCATATCCTCATAATGTTTTTTAGCAACAGAAACAGTATCAGTTTTCATTCCTACCTGATTTAACTCATTCTGAATATCAAATGACTGCCAACGGTCAAAAGAAACCATGCCAATATCAAACCCTATTCTTCTTAGGTTTTGGATCCACTGCTTAACCTCAGATAAATTAACTGGACCCTCTACCTTTGGTTCCCACCAAGCAACGGCATCTACTACAACTATCGGAGCGACCTGTTCGTAATTATTGATTACCTGTATGTTTACCCATTTTTCTACATGGGCAATTGCAACTGCACACTTGTCATGCTTTTGTGCAAGGTCAGCGTGTACATAATATTTTTTATTTGGATCTGGCTTAAATGATTCATCAAACCTTTTAAAATCATCTATTGGGTTTCTAGTTGTCATGCAGGATCTTAACTTTTCTGCCTGCTTAAAAAATGCGTCAGAAGCAAATGTTGGAACACAAGCAAAGCGCATCATTGCATCTCCAAGGTCTGTCATAAATGCAATCTTAAAATCATCAATCTTTCTTGTAGGGTTTACTTCCCATGTAGGTCTTTTAAGTGCAAAAACTCCAGGGTATTTGTATGAAAGTATTTGATCTTCATCCCATGATATTTCAAACCTATTGTCTTTATCATCTTCTGGCAATAGCGGATTAATTATAAACTCATGCCTTTTTTCTACTACTTCTTTATCTGCAATAACAGAGTCGTACCTTTCGGAAATAAAGTCTCCTGGGTATCTTGGGAACGAAAGCAAAACAACTTTGCCTAAGTCTGGAAAACGAGAGTCTACGGATCCACGGAATGCTTTGTATATGTTTTCTGCAGTCTTGCCTTGTTCATTTCCTGTGCCAACTTCAGATGCAAAGCCAGAAATCTCATCAAGAACAGCAAGCAAAAGATTCAGACCCTCATGCGATTCACGCTCTGAGTGTCCAGAGTAAACCGTAATTGACTTATCAAATTCAATTGAATCTGCTTTAGGATTATACTTGCCTGCAAACCAAGGAGACTTTTCAATCTTTGTTTTAAAACCTTTAAAGAAAACATTTTTTGCTTGTTGTGCGTTAATAGCAACATTGATTAGGTCTATGGCATCCCCAGTGGGTTTGCCGAAATATCTGGCTGGATCCTTAAGGCATAGTAACTTATAAACGATGTAAGCACAAGCAACAGTAGAAGTAAAATCTTTACCGCTACCCTTTCCAAGTTGGAGGATAATTTCATTCTTAGTATATTTTTCATAGTATCTTGCACCTTCTTCATGCCCCATCAAATTTTCTAAATCTTCTTTACGATATATTTGGCTCATTGCCTCGACAATGTCATATTGAATATCCGATAGGCCTGGCTGACCAAGGTAATCTGGTGACTCAACAAATGTCTTTGCGTCGACTGGTGTCTCTTCAAAATGATTATCTTTAAGCGCTTCTAAGAAATCATCAAACATCATGGACAATTGTAATCACTTCATCTTTCTTGGCAATATCAGAAAGCCTACGCATAATTTCATCTCGTATCTGCGGATACTCAGACGCTATGTCACGAAGAATTCCCATCAAAACTTCTTGCCGTCTTTCTATCTGAATCATCTCTTCCGCCAACTCCTTATTCTCAAGAAGTCCAGCCTTTTGTAGCATATCAATTCTTTTAGACTCAATGTCCATTACAAGTTTAATTGCAGCAGTCTTTGCACTAAGATTGTTTGTCATTGATGCTTCATCAATAACTTCGTATGTACGAGACACCAGTTTACTATAGTGGGTGTCTGCTGCAGCAAGTGCCTCTTTAGCACGAGCACGAATAGCATCATTAGCAGATGCCATGACTTTCCACTCGTTGATAAGTGTTACTACTTTTTGTCTTGGTATAGCAAGTTGTTTTGAAATTGCAGTTGGGTCATTACCTTTTAAGTATTCTTCTACTACTTGATTAACCTGATCAAGGTGCTTAACTAAATCATCTTCAGTTGACACCGTTTAACTCCCTTGCTATTTTTAGCAATATCAAGTATCCAATAAGGTCGTCTATATCATTGTCGCCAACATAAGATCCACCCCTAGTTATTCTAGATAACTTGTCATCAATACGAACATGCAACTGCTCTACACTATCAGAGGTAGCAAAAATTCTAACTGGATTTAAAGCAGAGTCTCCATAGGACTTATTCTTAGCAATAAGCATTTCCTTAATTTCATCACAAACCTGAGCAATTGTAAACTGTGTCTCAGAACTCATCTTCATCCTCTTCTTCCCACGATGCTTCCCAATCTTCCATACTCTTAGATAGCCTAATTAATGTTATTCCCGCTAAAGCAGAAAAAACTCCAATAAATACAACAATAGGTAGCAATATTTTTTTCATCGTCTCGACTTCCTTAATTTAAATTTAGCAAGATATACATAGATTGTCTCCACGCTAACCCCACATTCTTTTGCTATTTCTTCTGGAGTCTTTTTATCCATAAGATACCTCTTACGCATATAAGTCTCGCTTGTATATAGTTTAGCAGCCATGATGTTATTTGTCAACCCCCAAAGCCTTACCCCAATTATTTATTGCCCAATGACCTATACCGCAGGCATCTGCAGCATCATTATCTTCAATATTTCTATCATATATAGTGTTAATAAATCTAATTGTTCTTTCTTTTCTTAAATTACGCTCATATGTTTTGTACCAAGACTCAGACTTGCCTGGGTTTTGTGACCTAATATATAGTTGTTCATCTTTAGAAATTTTTTTGTTTCCTATATAATTTTGCCATGTAATAGGAGCAACCTTACCTATGGTTTGGATGCCAGACTGTCCAGCAGCACCAAGAAGAGCACCCTGAACTAAGGCCAAGTCTGCAGCAGTTTTAGGGCTGTTCATGAATACCGTATGCTCAATAACAATTGCATCAACATTTATAATATGGTCAAACAATGCCTTTGATTTTTTTCCAGCATCAATAACTTTTTCGTATATGTCTTTACCCTCAAAAGTTATTTTTCCAACTTCTTTTAACTGATCATTATGAAATGTAGCATATGCAAGACTATTAGTGCTGGCATCAATAGCGCAAATTCTTTCTGGCTTAACTTCGATGCCCCATTTATTTTTTACCATTAGTCCTATCCTTAATCTTTTTTAGTGCTTTAGCAACTGCATCTGGGTTGACAGAGCATGTATTACAAATTTGGTGGTCATTGTATATTGATAATGGCATTGAACAAGATTTGCAAGGCCTTATCTTTCCTTTTCTTTTTGCTCTTTTTGATTGCAAATACCTTGCAGCAATTTTTTCTTTTGTTGCAAGGTCTCTGCATTCTACTGAACAATATATCTGATACGATACTGATTGATCAAATTGTTTATCGCAAAAGTTACAATGTCTCACCGAGAATCTCCAGGGGCGTTATTTTAATTACGCCTGTCCCTGCAGACTCGCATGCCTTTTTGATTGGGCATGACTTGCATATCTTGGAATTAGATCTATAGTTCTTGACTGGTAAAGTTTTATCTTCCCATGCCTTTCGAACTGTCCTCATCCAATCAAATGCCTGGTCTACCCACCGACGGTAATGATCGTTTACTTCTACGGGAATCAAAAGAAGTTCATGATTGTTTTTATTTTCATAAATCATAACACCCTTTGGCCGTTTTAAAATCTTCATATATATAAGTAGTTGCATAAGGTGTCCATTCTTGGCTTTACCAGATGCCTTTCTATATTCAAAACCCTCATTCATCATTGTTTTAATTTCACCAATGAGTTCTTCACCTTGCCAATCAAGCATAACATCTCCGTATCCAAAGATAGGAGGATCGCTGTGGGTGATCTTAAACTCTGTTGTAGTCTCATTGTCATCATTGCGATATATTTTTGCTACCCCTGAATTCATCATTGCTGCCTGAATTCTGGCGTGTGATAGTGTTCCAGCAGTCATATTTGCTGCTGCATATGCATCTGCATTATCTTCAAACATTTGACCATCAAAAGCAAGATACCAATATCTCGCACACTCTCCGTGCCCATATGCAATGGTTGAAGGGGCAAAAGTCTTTTTGACAGTGTGCTTATCTACACGATTAATCGTATATCCTTCTTTAATCTTTGCTTCTAGGGCAGCAATATCCATAGAGTGAACTGGCTTTTCTTCTTGTTTTATCATAACTGTATGTAGTAAATTTTTTGTCATTTTAACTCGTTTCTGTTAGTATAAGTATAGCAGATTATCGGATTATGTACTTTAAAGCAGAAACAAGATTGTTGATTGACTCTGCTGCAGTGTAATAAAGATTCTTTTTACCTCTATCAGACTTGTCTACATTTGCCATCCAAGTGGCCTTGAGAGACATTTTTGCTGCAATTGCCTGTAGCCTAACTATCTCTACCGTCGCTACATTAAGTGGTATGTCTGGCTTTATAATAATCTTAGCAATGAAAGTAAGAGCCGTTGTCAACTCCTGATCATCCATATAGTCTGCAATCTCTGCCAAACCATTTACCATATCTATTGTTGTTTGTTGTTGCTCCATTATTCCTCCGTTAGTTGTTCTAAAATACTCATCTCAATTATAGCAAGCCTGACCTTGGCGTTACCCTCGCCAATAACCACAACTATGGCTGGGTCTTTTCCATTCTTTATAGCATCAGTGGTAGCCTTTGCCCACACCTCTTTATTTAATGTAAAAGATTTTCCAACCTCTTTAAAATCTACAACAAAATTTTTCCAGGAAGCGTCACCTTTTTTAGTATTGCGACCAGAGTTTTTGTGCTGCTTGGCACCTATTCTTTTACTTTCACTCTTCTCGCTCATTGACCTTCCTTTTCTTATAACCAACCTTAAACAACTGAACTTCAGACAAGTGTTTATCAGAACACATCCAAGACGCCATACCAGTTGCAAGATATACTCTAATAGTTTTTACTTCTTTTTTACAAACCTTACAAGGAAACTTTCCTTCGTAAACGCTATACTTGTCCACTAATTTTATTCTTAATCATATCTTGTAGATCAAGATCCTCTCTTACCCTATTAATAAATCCTTCTCTTCCCTGAATCTTAGTTCCGTCTGGAAGAATATACCATGCTCCTGTACGCTCTACAAAACCCATAGACTCTGCTGTGTCAACAAGATCAGCAATTGCATCTACTCCTAATACGTCTCCTCTAAAATAGAAATCGTATTCTCCTGATTGAAATCCTGGAGAGGTTTTAGAAAATTGAAGTTCCCATCTAATTTTTCTTCCAATCTTTTCTTCTATCAACTTATCTCCGACTTTAATCTTTCCCTTAAGTGCTTGATTGTCCGACTCTGAAGAAAATAGTTTAATAACACATGAGGAATAAAACTTAGTAGCCTGACCACCAGAAGGCTGCTGGCTAGTATACATAGCATTGATATTGTTACGAGACTGAGAAATAAGAACAAGCAAAGTTGGCTTAACTTTGTTGTTTGCATAATTAAGCATTTTCCATGCGTTACTAAAGTCACGAGACTCTGCTCCAATCTGCTTTGTATTTTCCAAAGCCTTCATCTCATCAGTGTCCTTTTCAAAATAAATTGCAGGAAGCATTGATGTAATAGAGTCTACCACAATTAAATCAACCCCAGCATTCATTAAAGCCACACCCACATCTACCATATCGCTGATAGTTCTTGCTTGTGAGTAGATCAATTTTTCTGGATCTACCCCCATTTTACGAGCCCAGTCTTCAGAATAAGACATCTCTGAATCAATCCAAGCACACAACTTTCCTTCTGATTGTGCAAGGGCAATCATTTGCAAACACATGGAAGACTTTGCAGAAGACTTACTTCCCCAAATCAAAACCTGTCTGCCATATGGCAAGCCTCCACCCAGGGCTTTGTTCAGTCCAAAACTAGGGGTGGGCTGATACTCAAAATTTACACCAATACCACTGCCAAGTTTCTTTCTTAACTTTGGGTCTAACTGTGCTAATGCTTCTTCGATACTAACTGACATGTACATCCTCCAATGTTACGGTTCCGTCTTTAGTCTTGCCAAAATCAAACTTATAATACTTTCCTTCTTCAATATGCATATATGCTTTTGCAAATGATGTTGGAAATACTGTTATTGAGTGCAGGTCTCTTTTTGTATCTGCTAAAGTCAATGATGCCATTTTCTTGCCTGCTTTGGTAACTCTAGGCTTAAAAGAAACAACAAACATTTCATCATCTTTGTATGGCAACTGTTTATATCCTAAAAATTTAACCAGCGCATGGGACGAACTTTTTATTTCATCAGACGGTATGAAAGATACAATCCTGTTATCGTTACAAAGGACCAAATAAGAACGACCCGTCTCAATAGCGGTATTTTCATCATCAAATATACCGACAGACCCAGTCTTATCCAAAATTTCAACTCGTGACCATCCTGTTCCCCTCTTAATAGATTTTACCATACCCATGAATATATAGGAACCCTTTTCTTCAAAATCAACAATGTCCTGAATAAAAGCGTAGTAATGAGAAGGTATAGTAATGTTAAACTCTGGAAGATTTAAATATTCATATAAGTTTTCTTTAATCTCTTGATCATTTCTAGGATTATCTGGAAATGTTGCTGCACCAATTACACGAAGTGCCTGAAGTGCACGAGAGTTTACTCCATTGCCCTTTGTGAATGTAAACTCTTCAAGTTCTTTGTAAGACTTAAAAGGTCGTGCCGATATATATCGTTCTGCAATCTTATCAGAGATAAACTTGATTGCCGAGAGTCCAAACCGAATACCCTTACCCTCAATTTTAAAATCAATATCCGAATCATTAATGTGAGGTAGTTTAATGCTAATCCCCATTCTTTTCGCTTCAATAAGATATTCAGTTCGTGCATCTTTATCCTTTTCATTCTTTAGAAGTGCAAACATAAACTCTAGTGGATAATAATACTTTAGCCATGCTGTCCAATATGATAGCGTTGAGTACGCTACTGCATGGGACTTATTAAATGAATACCCTGCGTGAGCCTCAAAGTCATGCCATAGATCACGAGCAAGGTTTGGGCTAATAAAACGAGAAGCACCCTCTATAAACTTATCCTTAAATATGTCAAACTCTTTAGCATCTTTTTTCTTTCCAATGATCTTACGAACCTTGTCAGCCTCAGACATAGACATACCGCCAAGATGTACGCAAGCCTGCATAACCTGCTCTTGGTAAAGAATACAACCATAGGTTTCCTCTGTAAATTCTTTCACAACTTGATGAATATAGGATATATTCTGACGACCATGTTTACGATCAACATAATCTTTTCCAATTGTATTCATTGCGCCTGGACGAACAAGAGCATTTGAAGCAGCAAGTTCTGCTAGATTTTTTACACCCATCTTAATTAGTAGGTTTGTGTATGGTGCTGCTTCACACTGGAACACGCCCTTTGTATATCCATCTGACAGCATTTGATAAACATTTTTATCATTCATATCTATTTTAAGAAGGTCAATCTTTTTACCGTCACGCTCTTTAATTATGTTAATGGTGTCTTTTAGAACAGACAAAGTCTTTAGTCCTAATGCATCTATTTTAATAAGGCCAACCTTTTCAGCCTCTTCCATATCAATACCGACCACTGGTATGCGATCATCAGATCCAGGAGAAGAACGAGTTTCCAACGGCGCATACCTAAAAATTGGATCCTTACTAGTAACCACACCAGCAGCATGAATACCAGTTCCCCTAATACGGCCACGAAGTTGTTCACCATATTCTTCTACCTCTGGATATTTTTCACGAAACTCTAATGTTGATTTTGATGTACAGTAATCATCCCACGAATCTACTGTCTTTAGAACCTTGTTTACATCTGACAAAGGAATGTTTAGAACTCTGGCAACGTCTCTAACAATTCCTTTACCAGTAAACTGAAGGAATGTTGCAATAGATGCTACATGTCGGTACTGTCTTACAAGATAGTCTTTAACCTCTTCACGCCTAGTGTCCTGAATATCTGTGTCAATATCTGGAAAGTCATTACGGTCTGGGTTAATAAATCGGAAGAACAATAGGTTGTGCTGAATTGGATCTATATCTGTAATTCCAAGGGCATAGCAAACTAAGGACCCAGCAGATGACCCACGACCAGGTCCAACTAGAATCTCTTCCTTCTTTGCCCAGTTAATCATGTTGCTAACAACCAAGAAGTACGGAGCAAACTTTTTATCCTTGATAATTTCTAACTCTTCGTTAAGCCTGTCTATATACTGCTTGCTTTCAGACAACCCTCTTGCTGTCAAACCTTCCAAAGCAATCTTTGCAAGTTCCTTATCTGGACTCTTGTACTGAACTGGCAGCAAGTTTAAGCCTTCTTGAATTTCATAGTCTTCTACAGTGTCTGCAAGCGATAATGTGTTTGTGTATATATCTTCTCTATCAATACCCTGGGATTTCATGGCTGCCTTCATCTCTTCATAAGAAAGCAAATGAATATCAAACTTATTAAATGTTATCTCTCTATCTTTACCATAAAGCAAGTCTAGCCTGTCCATCATATTAGAACACTTTGCCGACTTAGCATAAGAAACATCTTTAGAGAGTTTGGCATGGGTATTCATAATTAGTTTAAATTCTTGAATTTCTTTTTGCCCTGGATGAGAATGGTGGCAGTCTGGAGTAACAATAGCCTTAATGTTAAACTCATCTGCTAAATCCAAAAGGTATTTATTTATGTGGGCTTCGTTGTGTGGCATAACCTCAATATAATAATCACTGCCGAAGTTATCTTTAAACCAACTAATATACTTCTTAGCGAGTGCAAATTCTTCTTCTTCTAAAGCCTTTACCAGCACACTGCTTGGGCATGCAGAAGAAACAATAATTCCTTCTTTATATTTTTCTAATATCTTAAAATCAAACCTAGGCTTTTTAAAGAAGCCATCAGTCCATGCTATTTCGCTTATCTTATTTAGATTTTCTAAACCAATTTTATTCTTGGCTAGAAGGATAATGTGATTATAGACAAGATCTTGTTGACCTTCTCTTTCATTCTTATCACGCTTATCGGATATATCAGAACACATATATCCTTCTAGCCCAAGAATAGGCTTAATGCCCTTTGCTTTTGCAACTCGGTACAGTTCCCGATGCCCAGACAATGTTCCGTGATCTGTGATAGCCAATGCTGGCATACCAAGTTCAACTGCTCGGTCTACTAATTCTTCTGGAGTAGCAATCCCGTCAAAAAGACTAAAGTGGGTATGGACATGTAAGCCTACGTAGTTCATCTTACCAATCAGTGTTGGTAGACGAAGTTACTGACGGACCATCAAAGCCCAAGTAGAACGCTTCTTGTTCTGCGTAAGGAACCTTCTTAAGTGCTGACTCCAAAGGATATGGCTCGATACCCTTCCAGTCAAATGGTTCCTTGTCTGGTGCTGATGGAATAAGTGTATAGTTTGTTTCAGTTCCCTGGCCGTTACGCTTCAACTTCCAAACTACATTTGAGATGCTTCCTGTTTCTAGGGCATACTCACGAATTGTATTAAATGATGATTGCTTGCTGATACCCATTGACCAGATAGCAACATACGGTGCCTCAATGCCGTCGTCGACTAGGACATTGCAATAAAAGCGAAGACGGCCACGCCATCCAGCCTTTGGATCTTTACGGTGCATTTCTTCAGCCCAGTCACGGCCTTCTGATTCCATAGTATCTACAGCACGACGCTTATAGTCTTTTGGATTAACATGTTCTTTGACAACAAGAGCAAGTCCACGGCTATCGTTATAGTTAGCAGAGTCCTCATCTAGTTCTTCAATGAAACGGATTTTTACTGACTGACCATCAGCAAGTTTTAGCCACTTGATCTTTGGTCCGTCGTTTTCATATTTTGGCTTATCGAGCAGGGCATTGATATTTTTTAGTCCCTTAATAACGCTCATAGTTTTCTCCTTTGTGTGTTTGTATTAGTTTAGCATAGACTCTATAGATTTGTCAAATGAAAAGTCTAAATCTTTTATTTCACTGTCAGCCATATCGCCTATATCCTTGTATTGTTTATTTAGTTTAACTATAGAAACACGAGAGCCAAGTTTTTCAATTATCCTGTCTTTCATGTTTCCACCTGCCTCATCATTATCAGCAATAACAATAATGTTATTGAAATACTTTTGAAGCAATTCTATTTGTTTGCTAGACACATTTGCACCTAGTGTTGCCACAGCAGGCATGCCTAACTGGTCTAACCTGATAGCGTCAAATGATGACTCCACAACATATACTCTATCAGATTTCTTTACACGATGCAAGTTAAAAAGGGTTTTGCTTTTTGGCAAGCCTGGAGTATTCTTAAAATCTTTACCTTCAACTGATCTACCAACAAATCCCAAGGGGATTCCTTCTGGGCTATGAACTGGAACAGTAACCATGTCTTGTTTATCAGAATATCCCAATGAGAACTTAGAAAATGATGAAGGATATATTTTTCTATATGAAAAATAGTTTTTTGGTCTTTCAGAAGCAACAAGGTTGTTGTGTAATCTTTTAATAATTAGTTCATCAAAAGACTTATACTTTTCTTCTTCAACTAATGCACGATCAATATCTATAGCAAGATTACTCTGCTTTTCTTTGCTCTTGATAAACCTGGCAGCCTCAAAATACGATCTTCCAGATGTATGCATTACAAGTTCTATTAGGTCTGCTGATTTTTGACATGAAAAACAAAAGAACATTCCGCTACTTTTTTGAACTTCTCCTGCTGGTGTTCTATGATTATTATGAAATGGACAAAATATTATAAAGTCTGCATCTAACTCTGATTCAACTGTTACGCCTGATCCCGTAAGGACTCTCTTGACTTGTTCTGCGGTATATTGATTGGATTGGTTCCGTCTACTCCTGCTATCCATTCGCTCTTCCTTTTCCCTGCGTAAACTCCGTGTATAGATAATTCAAACTCAAAAAATCCTTTTATCTCATTATACCTTATTGTGAAGTCTGGGTCAATATCAAATCTTGGAACATATCCACTCAGCCTCATTTCTGATACTAGCAATCTTATATATTCTATCTTTAATCTTCCTATTAAAGCCTCGTCCTGAATAACCCCATCAATATAAAACTTCCTCAAAGACTTATGATGATAAAAGTCTGGTGGTATGTTTTCCTTATTTTTTGGCATACCATATTATACCTACTTATCTTCAAAATCTTTGTACCTATAGTAGCCTTTGTCAAAATCACACTGAACTAGGAAATCTCCCATAAAGCCATTTCTATTCTTTCTAAAAGCACACTCAATAATATCACTGTTTGTACCTCGCCCAAGGGCTAAGACCCAGTCAGCATCATACGCAATCTGCCTAGACCACGCTGTTTGACCCAGTGTTGGGACTGTAGACAAATCGTTTACATCGTCAGGTGTAGCAGAGGAGATAGCAATAATAGGAACCTCTTCGCCAATAGCCATGAGTTTGAGTTCTCTTGAAAGGTTCTTCATTCGTACCGTTTCATTATCTGACTTCTGATTAGGAGCCATTAACTGAAGGTAATCAACGATTACAAAGTCTGGCTTATACTGATCGATCTTTCCACGAAGGACTGATGGATTAATTTCTCCACCCTGATCGTTTGAGATAATATGAAACTCTGGCTTACCCTGTAGATTTTTAGCATGCCAATCTTTAAGCATTTCTAACTCTACTTCTCCGTTGCTTAACTTTCTATGTGACCAACGACCCTCGCCCATAATCGTAAAGACACGATTACGGACCTCTGTCTCGCTCATCTCAAGACTTATGACTAGTGGGCTACGACCCTGTTTCCAGGCCTGTACAGCGAAATAGAGAGCCAACCACGACTTTCCGATACCTGGATATGCTAAGAAGACTCCCAACTGCCCTGGCATGATTCCAGAGGGTAGGTAGTTATCAAATCCTGGCAGGCCAGTCTTTATACCAATATGACCTAATGCTTGTTGTTTCTTGACATTTTCAAAATATGCGATAGCAGACTCTAGGTCAGTAACATCAATATCACGGATAGCAGCAGTGTTCTTTTTTAACTCTGAGGTCTGTGTTATTAGATTTTCTAAAGCCTTGTTACCCTCACCCTGCTGAACATCACTAGCAGCAGATCTTAAAATATCTTTTAGGCTATCTCTTAAATATTCTCCCTGAAGTTCATCAAGATGGTGCTTGGTTGCACCCACCCCTGGAACTGGGTCAAAGTCTCTGAACTTTTCACTAACTAAGTCAACTGGCGGTAGCGATGAGTTGTTTTCAAAATAAAGCCTGATGAAGTTCCAAATGTCTGCATGTGTTCTAAGAAGATTTTCTACATTGGCCTGAAGAAGAACATGTATTTGTTTATCTTGCAATACAGCAGTTATTAGTTTTGACTCTGTGCTATTCACTTAACCACTCCTTTGCCATTATCCTACGCTCTGCTCTTTCTGCATCGTCCCGCTCTTTGTCTAATTTTATTTGAAGTATTTTTTCTGCGTTGTATGCAAAATAATTCCAAGAAGGGGAATGAGCGATGCCAAAATAATAATTTAGTAAATCATAGCAACCGATCATTCCGTAAGACTCAATAAGTGCATCAGCAGCCCACTGCTCTACATTAAGATTAAGAGACGGTTTTTGCTCATATCGCTGTGTGTGCAACTTACCATAACGACTAAGCAAAGCCATACGGTCTTTGCGTTCAGCCATTACTTTGCTTCTGCTTCAGTCTGTGCTTCTAGAATTTTTGCTGTAAGTTTATCTTCAACAAACTTATAAACACGCTCAAAAGCCTGATCTGTATTTTCGCCATCTCGCTTTGAGTCAGTTACGCCAAGGTCTAACCTTAGTGATTGAAAGTTGCCTAGATTTAAAGTGTATCCTAGAGTTACGGACACCTTAGTTGGTTCATTTTCCATTCTTATACCCTTCGCTAAATAGACTCACTCCATACAGGAATGAATCGTCCATCTTCTGTTTTCGTATATGTAAGTATACCATCGCCCATTCTTCGTGTCAACTCAGCCTTGCTGGGCGTAATATCATTTGTAATTAATCCATCTTTTCTTGGTCTACCAATATGGTATGTAGCCAGTATATCACGAATCTCTTTTACTTGCGATTCAGAGTAATATGATCTAACACGAAAACCTCTTGCTCCGCCTTTTTGAGATCCTTTTGGAAATGGAATAATTCCTCTACGCATAAGAGACGGCATATATTTTTTATGACGATTAACTAGATTAGCAGTCTCTCCAACTGTGTATGCTCGTTCTCTATTTTTTTTAAAATCATTAATTAAACAACTTTCAATCCTATCTTTATTTATATTATAAACAGACATTATCCCATTAGACTTATTTAAATGATGTATTCTAACAAGGTCCCCGTTTAAAAACCAAACCTTTTTATTCCCTGAAATTACAGGGAGGACATTGTAACCTTCGCTCTCAATTGTTCCCTTTTTAACAGCCACATGCCCTCCTGTGAATTACTAGGCGGATGAAAAAATGTTCTCGATCCGCAAGACATACAATATAGTTCTAAGTTATTTATTTGTGAATATTGCCTATCGACAAACATTCTTCCTTTACATCTTTTACAATAAATCATTAATTAGGAATTCCCACTATCAATAAGTTAACACCGACAGTAGTATCTCCGCCAACATTAAACTTTACAACTCCTTCAATCTTCGATGTTGAAATACTTAATAGGGTAACCGTAACATCTTTTCCAGCATCTGTATTTCCAATATTAATTGGAGTTGCAGTAACAACTGGAGGAAACTTAAACTCGCTTGGCAAACTATATGAAAATGATTGGGTAGATCCTGCTGTTTGAGATGAGCCAGAAGTTACTTGAACGTAGCCCCCTATAATTCTTGCCTCAGACGTTTTTACGCTCTGCTTGCCAGAGTTTGGGGTGTCTACCGTAACATACTTATATATTGATGTAGACGCTTGACTGGAAAGATCATTGAGTGCCTTAACTATCTGATAAAGATATGTTACATCTAAAGGCTGCCCCCGTTCGGGTAAAGGTAATATTGCCATAATATAATTATACCAGACTGACTATTCCAGAATCATATATTTTTAAATCAGGATTTAAAGATGGGTTAACGGATGATGCCTGAACAACAACACGCACAGATGTAGTTCCAGTTTTAATAAACGAATAATTTGAAGATCCTGTAGAAGCCCTAAATGTTGGAACAGAAGAGTCAAAGCCTATAAAAACATCATAGAGTATTTGAGTTGATATTTCTCCAGCAGACCAGTTAACCATTATTGTGTTTCCAACAACATTTATATCTCCAACACCAAGAAGAACTTCTCCAGATTCAGCAACAAATATTTGAGAATATGCAGACTTTCTATTTTTATCATCTGATATTATCCTAAATCTTAAAACAACAGAATTGTTTTCAGTAACCTTTCCCAAAGAATCTTTTTTAATAATAACATTTTTTATTCCTTTATCTGGAGTTTTACTCATGGTTAAACATCCAATACAAATCTAAACTCTATGTAATTGGTTGTGTTGGCTGATTTTATAATTGGTCTTGCCTGAACATTTTTAATTACAGAGTAGCCAGTTAGACCGTACAAAGAGTTTGTTGATGTAGTGTTTTCAAGCCTTATTCCGTCTAGGCATACATAAAAAGAATCCGATGGAAGATTATTTTTAGTAACACAAGCATAAATTTTTACAGAGGATACATCTGGCCAGTTAAATCTCAAACTTTTGTCTAACTCTTGAAATGTTCTTTTTGCTACGATATATCTATTATTTGCAAAGTTGTGCTTGTCTTCTGATGTCCCTTGTGCATAATTAATATCATCAATGTCAACTACAAACTTTGCATGCTGAACAGTTGAATTAGGTCCAGTATGAGAAAACTCTACTAAAATTTTAACATTGTCTGGAACAGTCAAAGAGTTTGCCACCTTGCTAACAACAGAAAATGCTAACCTTAATTCATCCAATGGGCTATTTTTACTAAAATCTGACGATGGATTATCTAAAACTATATAGTCTGACTCAGTAAGTCTAACCATGCTCCCCTGTTGATCATATAAAAGATTTGAAGAATCACCCCTAAGTGCTACAATATTATTTAAAAATCTACATCTTTCGTTTCTATTAACTCTATCTGTTTGGGTAAAAACTCTATTGTCTGCATTTGTAGAAAAAATCTTTGATGTTTGATTTATCGTTCCATTATTGCTATCTCCGTCTAATGGACTATATTGTACAGGAATGTCTATTGGAGAGGCTCCATCAATGCTATACCGCCAATTATCCGTATCTGCAAAAGAATAAACTACTCTACTATCGAATGATCCAGCCACTGGATTTGAGCCTGCAGAAAAAATGCCAACCTCAGTAATCTCATATCTTTCTTCCGTGGGCAGTTCTGCTGTCAGCACCACCTTTGATAAACCATTTTCATTTACAAATCCCCTAGAAATAATAGGGGCACGAAACATTTCAAAATCTAAAGACTCTTTATTTTTTAATATTGTCAACTCTTCAGGGGGAAACGTATAATCAGAAACAACTGGCTTGGCTCCACAGCCTACGGCAATATGGGACGCATACGATGGCGTCTGCCCAACAAGGTATTTTGCTAAAAGATTTTTTCCTATATTAGTTATCATTGGCTGCTCCCATAGTATATTGTATCATCAAAAATGTTTCCAGCGGTCAATATTTCTACTTCTACCTGCTCATTTTCTTTCATATTTATAAGATTAATTACAAGGTCTCCAGTGATTGGATCTATGTATATAGACTTACAGTTTGGCGTTTTTATCCATTTGGTCTTATCTGGCTCGTTTGGATTACTCACTGGTGGTGCTATGTCATATCCAGTACCGCATATTGGAAGACGATCAAAAATAGAAAGTGACAGTGACTTAAAATAAGAATCTGCCGATTGAAGCCTTAAAACATTATTTGGGTTGTACTGTAAATACAAATCTGTTAAATTTTTAATTGGTGCATATATAACCTTTTGACCATTTATTAGGTCATGTCTAGAAATTGTTGCAAGTTCGTATCCACCAATATCTTCAAAAATTAAGTCAGTCATTATCTCTATTGACATTGTTTCGTCATTTGATAATATTAAATCTGGCGTTGCAATCTTAACACCGTCATCGTTATTTTTTGGGGATGGCTCTGGTATTGCTGCTACAGCAGAAAGATAAATTGGGTCTACAGAACTAATTGGGCTTGACATTAAACCACCTCACTTAAAAATAAAGTCATTGAAGGACCGTCAGAACTTCTTGAGAATTCAATATTATAGACAACAAATCGATTATTTGGATTTGACGCCATGCTTATATCGTTCTCTTTGTAATCTACGCTAACGATGTCTCCTAGTTGTATTGTTGGAATTGCAAATATTTGAGCCCCAATAGATCTTCTAGGCTTTGCTATTTTTTCAATTAGCCATTCCATTAAACTGTTTGCTTCATCTTGAGACTGTATATATGTTGTATCTATAGCAAAATCTTTTTTACCGTAGGTCATTCTGCTAAGTTTAATATCCTGATAGTCTTGTTTAAATTTATATGGATTTGATATAAGTTTATCTGCAACAAACTGTGGATTAGAAACAAGACTGTTCTTGTTAAAATATTCATCAACTGTAAGATTGTTATCAGACTGTTGAGTAAATGTAATTCCCTGAATTCTCAAATAGTTTCCGCTAGTTTCATCTAATGACAAAGGTGCATCGGTTGTATTAAAAATTAAAAACTCTGCTCCGTAGGACCCTGCTCTAAAACCAGATACTGCATAACCTTTCATTTTATTAAATGTTGGAGAAATTTTTGCACTAAGTGCTGGATATGCTTTATCGTATTTAAAATTAAATGCTGCCAACTCTCTCATAATGCTTCCAAACTCTTCAAAGTAGATATCATATTTTGGTGGCTCAGAAGAACTAATACCAGTTAAATAAGTATTTTGTATTAAACCACTAATTGAATATTTTCTAAACGACTCGTTAGCATCAATCTCCGTATCTCCAAAAACAGAATTAACAGGGGCACCAAGTTTAAATGATGTGTTCTGTGCATAGTTGTTACATAGTGCATACACATTTTCAAACATTGCTCTTGATGATCCTCTAGTAAATAATGCCATACTTGAGTATGCTGGAAGTGGGTCTATATCGTCTACTGTCTTTATAACTACTCCATTTAAATATAAATAAAATCTTCTAGTTGTTCCTATATCCTCATATTCTACTGCTAAGTCATATACCGTCGGATTTTCTTCAGCAAAACTTCTTGATTGGCCTGTAAACTTTCCGTCATCTACTGTGATTTGTCCCAAACCATCCCAAAGTTTAACGGGAACTGCAGATCCATTATTAGACTTTATTTTATAAAAAAACACATTGCTAACGCCTTGTTTTTCTGTGTCTGATAGTTTGCCCAATCCTAGCGCTGCTATCTCAAAATAGTAGCCAACGTTTGTAATAGGATTAAGCATTATGGCGATGCCTGCAGAACCCCCAGAGATATTAATATTTTTATCTGGCGTAGTTCCATTCACTACAAAATATGTTGAAGATCCGTTGGAGGTTTGTCCTCTATCTTGATTATTTTCTATCTTGCCAACAATTCTCATTCTTGTTCCAAAATGTTTATATTTTTTATTTTCTAAAGATTTGTGAACATAAGAAATAAAGTTTCTTGGTTTTTCCTTTGTTGTAAAATTTGGACCAGTTAAGGATAAAGCAGAAGACTGAATTGATCCAGGCTGTTGCTGGGTTTGTGTTGTTATTTCTCCAGTAAGTGTTGTAGAGAAAAAGTTTTTTATAAGACCAGTTCTTGTAGAAGTTCTTCCTATGGCATCAGCAGATACGCCTGTGTCTGTTGTTTTGCCTGCAGAAGAAACTGTTGTTGCAGGAATTGGGGTTTTGTTATCAAAAAGATATTCAGAGGACATATAGCATCCTTTAACATTGTCGTCAGACTTCCAATAATCAGATATACCAGCAGTGTGCTCTACCACATTTGTTCCAAATTGACCACGACCATGCTTTACTACTGGACCATTTTGAAGTTTTATTACGCCACCCTGCTCAAAATACTTTGGCTCTGAGTAAATTCTTACTAGACCTGTTGGATATATTTTTCCATTAAAAGGCAGTTTAGCAAAATAGTACTGATAATCTTCAATAGAAGTTATCCAGACATTTCCAAATCCAGTAACATTGTGCTGAACGGCATCGTACTTTATAATTTCTCCTTGAGAATAAAAGTACCCATTATATCTAGCAATCCAAAATACTGCTTCGCCTAAACTAAAAGTATTATTTATAACAACATTATTTTTTACAACAGGAACATCTGCAGAAAGGTTTGCATTTAGCGGAATTGCTGTAAGAAGATAAGAAGATTGGGTTCCAATCTCATTATTCAAAGACTTTGTATTCTCAGTTCCAGAAACCTCCCAGAGTAGCGCTGGCTTGTATGTGTAATATCTTTCTTCATCTAAAAGGCTGGCCTGTTTGATAGACCCTATTGATCTTTGAATATGTCTTGGAGTATAGTTAATTACTCCATCATTATATACAATGTTAGACTGAGCAGAAACAGAAATAATGTTTGCAAGTTTAGACTTTTCCAAAGTTTTATTTGTAATTTCTCTATCTTCAAATAAATCATTTGTTCCTTTAAGTGCAAAGGTTGTCGGCCTTTGCTCTTTGGTTGGCATTATGTAGTTTTTGCTCATCATAACAAAATTATTATATTCATCAAAAAACATTGCCGTTTGTGTAGAAACTGCTATGTCTTGAAGAATTTCTGCAACGCTTCTGTCTGGAGGAATGAAAAAATATGGAATTATTACTTCTTTTTCATTGGCTACTCTTTTAAAAGTATAGTTAGAAAATCCAATATAGTCAAGCAAAAGAGAAACTGCGGAACTAACAGAAACTTCAGTCATTAATATTTGTGGCGCTGTCATTGATTCTAAATACCAATATAGATCTCTTAGTGATATTGAAACTCTTTTGCTCACAACATCAGACTTTGGAAATGAGTCAGAGTATAGTGTTTTTATTGGAACCCAATAATCCCAACCATTGACATCAACTATAACTTCATAAAACTTAAACTGTATATGTCTATCTGTATATTTATGAACAATGCTAGAATAATTGTTTTCATTAAAGGCTTGATCATAATCAAATATATTTATTGATCCATTTGAAGCAACGAGTTGTCCAACTGGCAAACCGCTAACTCCAAGGTCAGATGCACTTTTATTTATTGAATAATCCAATGTCTTATCTGATATATTCATTACAAGTCGGGGAGACATTTCTATCAGATCAAATGTTGAGTCTTTCACATTCATTGTATCAACTACAATTCTTATTCCAGAAATATATTCAAACTCCCTATATTGAACCTTACCATCTAATGTTCTTAAAAATTTACTTGGATCTGTTGCGTCTACAACAAAGTTGGTTAGCCTATCTACAGTTTCATCTTGAACATACCACCCATATTTTGGTCTAATAATTGTATAATCTTGACCGTTCCAAATGTGATATTCTCCAATGTCATTTTCATTTTCTTTAATAAGGTACGCATATCCAATTACCGACTCTTTTGGTAAAAATAGTTCAGTTGGATATGTTTCTGCAAATACAAAATTATCTCTCCACTCATCTGGAACAATTAGTCCATAAGCAATTTCAACATATCCATCACTTTTAATAATTGAAGAGCCATCTCTTCTTCTTTTTGATGGATCAAAAGATATAAGGTCTTGCCAATTATTATCTTTTAAAACTTGAATCTTCCACTTGCTAGGAGTTTTTTGATTTAACTCTCCAAAAAATGGATCAGCAAAAGACCCTGTAGAGGATGAAAAAGGACCAAGATTTTCTGTACCCGTATGCGTTTGCATCTTAATAACAATCCTATTTGTAGGAATTTTTTCTTTATAAACAACAAATGGACAAGCGTCTTCAATGTCATACTGAGGCCCTCTTACCTTAGAAGCAATCCCATATTCTTGTCCACCCTCAGTTCTATAGGATGTCCAATATTTAAATATATCATTTTTATCTGGCATGTAATATCTTGGTCTGTCTGCCATAAATAAATTAGGGTGGTGTAGTTTTCCATTTTCAAGAAACACTGCTTTATTAATTCCAGATCTAGGTCTGAACTGATTAAAACAATCCTCTAGAGAGTATAGCGTTTGAAGTTTTTCTTTTTTAGTTAAAAATATTGTTGGCACATCATTATTATCAAATGATCCATCGACTGCAACATCTGCATCTGTTGCCCCAGTATAAAAGTTTCCAGCATCATTAATATCAAAACTTGTAGGTAAAGAAGAGTATATAGAAGATGGTTGTTCTGTACTCACCCTCCATCGATTTCGAGTGTCCGTGTCAGAAATCTTACACTCATAAGTCGCACCTGAAGAAGATTTGCCTATTGCTCCAGCAGGGGAACAAAAAGCCCCTGGGGTAATGGTCCATACCGAACTTATTGGGTTTGGTGTTGAAGTTTGGGTTGGCCTATATCTATAATTACCAACATGTTTTATATTTGTTGGTATATTCATATTCCATTCTGCAGTAATTACCGACTTATTTCTAATAGTTGGAGATGTCTCCAGAAATGTCTGCAGGTCTTTGTCTTCAAACATTATACCTCTTCCAGTGTTACAGAAACATTCCAGTAATCAAACTTGGTTCCTCTTTTTTCAACCGAATATGAAAAATCACTAATAAACATTTCAACTAGTTGATTATATTGCTGGAGATGCTTATACGGCTCTGGCGTACCCTTGAATATTCCTTTTCTATCATATGTAAGAAATACCCAAAATGATCCCTTGTGTGAGTCATACCACTCTAACATGTCTGCTGCTCCTGCGCCTCCGTCTGTTGTGTATGCTTTATGTGGAGACAACCCAGTTGCTGAATTAAAATTTGGAAAATCCTCATGAGACCTAGATGGAATCATGTCCCAACTAGTGCTTATTGTAATCTTGTCTGCAATGTGATATGACCTCATTCGGCCATTAATCATTCGCTCCCGCTTTTCAATTCGCTCTGTCTTAATATCAATAGGCTGTCTGTTGTCATCAGTTAAAAATAAAAACTGGTCAACAAGAGATTCATCCTCTATGCTTTCTGGATCAGTACCAACCTCAAAACCAATTGGGACATACAGTTTTTTCTTTGGGGTTGTTATGCTTGCAGGGTCTTCTACGAGTGTACCAGAATTTTCAGACCACAGCATACCGCTTGGTCTGTTATATTTTTTACGACCATTGACATACAACAGCCTTGGATCTACATCACCTTCTGCCACCTATAGCCACCCCCCTAATTCTTCTATCATCAACCCTCTTGATTGTTGCCATTACTGCTTGTGCAATTTCATCTGGATTTGCATCAGTCTTAGCATTAACTGTTAAGGTATATGTATTATTATACACTGAACCGCTAGACAATTCTCCGTTATTTATTTTTCTCATTGTATCTAGCCCATACGAATCAACAGCATATTTACTCATAATAAACTCGCCTGGAGTTAACATTGCTGGAACTGTATCAGTACCCCTAGCAAATCCACCCATTGCAAATCTTTGAATTAAGCCACCCATGGCTTTCCAGTTTGCAAACTGCGATGCTGCTATGGCATTGCCACCAAACTTCTTAATATCTGCTGCAGCCTTTTTCTTTGCTGCTTCTTCTGCAGCCTTTTTAGCATTTGCTGCCTTTACCTCTGCAGAAAATGCTGCTGCGGAGGCTGCTTTTTGTGCTGGAGTATTTGTTAGTTCGTCTAAATGGGCATATGGAGTGGCGCCCATCTTTTTAATATTTGCATTAACAATTTCTTTATTAAAGGCATCTGCTCTATCCTTCATATTTAATAAATCATTAACATGGCTTCCTGCAGTTTGTCCAGCATTCTTAGTAATATTTGCTACTGTAACAGCATTAGCCAATCTTTGCAAGTCTTCTAAATGAAGCGCTGCAGTTGATCCGCCAGTATTAAGACCATAGTTAAGTGCATCAGCAGTTGAAGATCCTGTACTGCCACTATTATTATTTGTGGTCGCACCGCCAGTATTTGTCGTGTTCACACCCCTAGGCTTGATGTCTGCTTGACTTGCCACACATTCACCTGTGTAATAATTGTAATATGGTCTTGAAGGTCCACATGGCCCTTGTGGTGTTGTAGTTGTTGTTCCCTTATCATCCTGAACACAGTTTCCATTTACCATGCTGAATCCTGTAGGACATGGTTTTGCACCTGTCTCATCCTTAACACAGTTTCCATTTACCATTTTGTATCCTGTAGGACATACTGTTTCGGCATCACTCTTAACGCAGTTACCATTAACTAGTTTAAATCCTGGAGGACATGTAGTAACACCTGGACCTTCATACTCTCCAGCGGGAATGATTGGATCTGTATTTACTGTTTGATTCTTATAGGCAGCAATCAAAGCATTAACAATATTAAGAGCATCTTGCATTTGCTTAACGAATTGTGCGGAACTAACTCTTGCAAGATCAACCTCATTTTTAATTCTTTCCCACGCATCTCTTGTTTTTCCTAATACAGTAATTCCCTCAATCGCTTTTTCTAAAGCAAGTTCGTTAAGTCTTAATGTCTCTCTGTTTGGCTCAAGACTCTTTTGTTCAATATCATAAATTTCGTCTTGAAGTTCTTTAATCCTTCCCTCAATTTCAATTCTACTTCTGCCGTCTTTAGATCTTAGTTGTGACAGTTCGTACTCTCTTGACTTTTCTAAGGCATCTCTTTGTTTTGTTACAGCATCGGCTGCAGACTGCGCTCTCATTTCTTGTGCAGCACGAGCAGCAGCAGCAATGTCTCCAGATGTCAAAGCCTCAGCAAGAGTTAGTTGACCTTTCTGTTGCTGCGATATTGAGGCATTTGCTTTTTCAACTTCATCAAGAGCCTTTAATCTTTCATCATATTTTTCATTTACCTTGGCCTCTTGGTCTTCAATTTCTTTTAAGCCTATTTCCTGTATTCTGATCTGTTCTTGTTTTACGGCAATTAGTTCTTCAGCCTTTTTAATTTCATCTTTTAATTTTTTATTTTCATCATCAAACTTAAATCTTAGCCTTGTTTCTTCTACATCAAACGCTTCCATTGCATTGCTATATCCAGTATCAAATATATCTTGCATTCCTTCAATAGTTACTTGCTTAAGTTTTAATTCAACCCTTGCTTTATCTACTGCCTTCTGAAGCAAATCTTTAAAATCTTTATTGTCTATACCAAAATTAATTAATAAACCTTGTAGTGCAGAACTGTCCATAACTGCCTGGAGTTGTTCTTGTGTCAAACTTTCAAATGCTCCAGTGATTTTTGTTAATAAGTTTGCTCTATCTTTCAACTCTTGCTCTTCTTGTATACCAGCCTCTACAGCGGCATATTCTCTTTTGGCCTTAGTTGATTTATTCCATGCCTTGGTTATCTTTTTTATTTGTTCATCAGACAACTTTTTATTGGCAATTGCTGCTGCAAATGTGGCATCTGCTACTGCTTCTAGAGCAACAGAACCCTCTATACCTGCTGCCTGCAATCTCTTAAGTGCTGCAGTTTGATTGCCTATTTGGTTGGCCATTTTTTGCTGCTCACTAACAAATTCTCCAAGTTTAACAGACTGTAGTGCATCTCCAATGCTCTTTGCACCATCTTTTATTTTTATAATATTTCCTTTTTTGTCAAACTCAAACAACTTACCCTTCTGCTTTTCATATTCTTTAGGATCCATTCCGACTATGAGTTCAATCAGGTCTTCTCCTGCTCCTAGTTTTCTCATATCGTTTTCAATACCGCTAAAAATTTCAATAGTTTTCTTTCCACCAAATAGTTTATTTAGAGACTTGAATGAGGCATCAAAACCTTCTGTAACCTTGATTTGATTTTTACGAACATCTCTTAGGCGTTTTAAAAGATCATCTAATGGAGATGACTTTGGCTTATTTCCACTTCCTTTATTTGCTCCAGGTGCTGGCGCATTTGCAGTTATAGATGCCCCCTCTGTAACAGCCTTAAAGCCTTGCTGCTCTTTATAATGTGCAATTAGTGCAGCCTGAGACAATCCTTTGTACTGTGCTCCACCGTATGTTCGTCCCTCAATTACTGTATTTTCTTTTAGCCATGTCTGATAGTCATCTGTTGCAACAATCTGTGGGTCTGGAACATTGATGACAGAAGCAATTGTAGTTGTATACACCTTTTGCTGGTCTTCTGTTAAAGTTTTAAAGTAATCTTCATTAAATGCATTAGTTCCTTTAACCTGTGGAATAATTTCGTACACCATGGTTGCTGTTAAATCTTTTTTGCCTTCAATGGCGTCAAGCATTGTGTTTAGTTGTTGATAGGCTGCATCATTTTCTGTGTAGTATTTAACCAAAACATTAGACGGTATAACTGCGTTTAAATTGTTTAACTTAATCATATTTTTAGCAAAGTCTAGTGCGTCTGAATCTTCTTCAAATGCTGAAACTTTAGTAATAAATTGTGCCTGTACTGTTTTGTCAATATCTCCCTTAGCGTTAAGAATATTTTGAGCAGCAACACCAATTGATTCAGATGTAGCACCACTAAACTTTGTTATAATATTCATCATCTTTGGAGCAATGTCTTTGTTATCTGTTGCCATCTGAAGAAGTTGTCTAAAAACTGATGGAGGAATATCGCCACTTGCCATTTTTGCCTGAATTAAAAATTCTTGACCTTTATCTATTGCGCCATCTTTACGAAGTTGTCCTGCCTGTGCACCAACAACATCCATGTAAGCAATTTCATTTGGGTTATCTTTATATCTAGCCTTAGCAGCCTTTTTCATTCCACTCATCATTGACTCTTGCATTCCTCCAGCACTGTTGTACTGAGAAACAATATCTTCTTGAATAACTCTTTGTGCTGCTGTTAAATCATTTCTTTTATCAATTAACTTTTCTTGCAATTCATTTGCTTCATTAATTTTTCCTTGAAGTCTTAACTCTTCAACTTTCTTTTCCATATACAAATCAAATGAATCTAGCATTTGCTTATTTTGCTCCATTGCAATTTTAGCATCTACTGCATATGCCGCTCCAAGTTGTGCAGATTGTTGAGTAAATTTCTTTGAGGCAAAATATCCACCAATTGCTCCTGCTGCAGCACCGATACCGCCACCAATTATTGCTCCAACAGCATTTCCAAGAACTGGGACAACGCTTCCAAGAGCAGCACCAAGTGTTGCTCCTATCGCTGCGCCACCTGCAGCAGATGCGCCTATGCCTACCTTTTGCATTGTTTTTTGTCCAGCAAGTTTAGTAATCATGCCAGCATTTTCAATGTTTGACATGTTTGACTGCATTCTCTTTTGATTTTCGGCAATCATTCTTGTTCTAACTTCAAGAGGGTTTTTATCTAAATCCTCTCCGTTTGGTCCAAGAACTTTTTCCATTTGTGCAATAACTTTAAGGCCTATAGACATATCCCCTGCTTCTTTAGCAACATTCATTGCAAGACTTTTTGCCTGATTTACATCCATTGCTCCAGACATTACTGCAGTTGAAAGTTGACTTGTTAAATCAGAAACTGCTTGACCACCCCTGCCTGCTGCATTTTGTTTTGCTATGTTTTCAGTTAAAGCCTTTCCTTCTTTTGTTTGAGTAAAAGCCTCGCCGTATGTTGTTTTGCCTGTTGCTGGACCTAGCATTGAGAATGAATTCTTTCTTCTTAGATCCATTTGTTCTGATGCAGTTACTTTACCGCCAAACTTTGCGATACTTTGAATAGCAGAAGATGATCCTCTAAACTTTTCTGCTTCTTGCAAAACCTTTTCTTGAGCACTATTAAATGCCATTCTTAATGCAATAAATGCTCCAACTGTTGCTGTAAGCCCTGCAATTACTGCCATTACTGGGCTCTTTAGCATAGGCAAAATCATTGAAAGACCCATCAAAGGCATCATTATTTTTTGAGATATCTCCCCGACTTTTCCTGGAGCCATTGATCCTAGCATTGCAATACCAGAAGCAGCCATGGCTGCGCCACCAACACCCATTCCTGGCCCCTTGCCTGCTGCGACTCTTGCGGTCCTCTTGCCTTCTCGCTTTTGAATATAAGACTTAATTCTTCCAGATGGGGTCATTTTTTCTCCATCTTGTGCCATGTTTGCAGCAACCACTGGCTGAGGAACTGGAGCCTGTGCTGCTATCTTACTTAGTCTCTTGTTATCTCTTTCTAACTTTTTTAGTTTACGACGAAGAGATTTTTGGTTAGCATCTATTGGCCCTGTTCCGTATAGAGCAGTTCTAGACGCTGCTGCAGCAGACTGTGAAATAGTTAGACCAATCTTTTGTCCTGTTGACTTAGCCTCTGCTATAGAAGATCTTGCTCCAGCAACTATTGATGAACCTATTGCACTGCTTGATTCTGGAGCATCTGCAAAACCAGGAACTCTTACACCTCTAGGACCTTGAACGATTCTCTTGCCCTTTTTGGGCTTATTCATTTCTCTTGTATCTTTTGGACTACCTGACTTAACGCCTCTAGTTTTTCTTCTTGTTTTTGGCTTTTCTGTTTTTCCATCTTCATCTTCAACCAATTCATCTGGCTTTACTAGAATAGCGTTATGCTTTGCGTGTACGAGTCTCCAGTTAACCTTTTTGCCTTCTTCAAGCCTGTCTATCATTGCCTGATAGTATTTTTGATCTTCTGGTCCAAGATTAAATTTTGCTATTGTTTCTTTTAGTTTTGGTAATGTTCTATCAATTTCAGCAATCATTGCTTTATGGTATTCATCAGGAGTCATATTCTTTGCAATGTCTGCCGTTGCATTTCCAAACCAGAACGGAGACTTTCCTGCTGCTGGGCCTTTAACTCCACTTAAATTCTTTTCTGCCATTTCAAGCATTGATGGCATTCTTTCTGCATAACCTCTTGCTCCAGATGCTCTATCTAGTACACCAGCCTTGCCAACATCTACCAACCTATTTCCGCCTAAGTTTCCTTTCTTTAGGTCGTCATCACCACGAAGATTTGCTGCAACTAGTTGTCTAAAATATTGTTCCCTGCTAAAATTGCCTGACAATTCTTTTGGAGTAAACTTTGGATCATAGGCAGACTCAAGAGCAAACATTGTTTTTCCAGTGTATGGATCCTTAATAACTCTAAGTTCTTGCTTTGGAGCCTCAAGCCCATGAACATCTCTTGCTATTATTGTTGCTCTTTGCTCTGCAAGCGCTGCTCGCAAATCAGGCATTGGCTTTACATAAACTTTTTTGCCGTCTTCTGTTAGGAACACTCCAGAGGCATCACGAGCAGCAACATTGCTGTATCCAGTACCCTTTTCAAGTTGCTTGCCATATGTGGTAATTGGTCTGCCATCAATGTCTTCTGCGGTTAAGCCTTGTAGTGCTGCTCTTGCTTTTTCAAGAAGTTTTTTCCCTGCAGTACCGCCAATCTTTACTGCACCAGTGTCTCCACCAGATCTTCCAGTTTTAAATACCCAGTTTCCGTTTTTATCCTGTACTAAAGAACCATTATTTCTTTTATCTGTTAATGTCCAGTCATTTGGATTTTTAGACTTCTTCTTTCCACTAACTTCTGGTCTTTCGTATGCAACAACCTTGTCACCATCTCGCTTAACATCAAGCATTATTCCTGGGGCTTTTTTAGCAAGATCCTCTATTGCAGAAACAACAGATGGGTTAGTGTTTGGAGCATAAGTTCTTATATTTTTGATAAGATCTTCAACAGCCATTTTCTTTGCGTCATACTTTATAGTTGAAGCAGATGCAGCGCCGATGCCAGCAACAGAGTATATCTTTTCAATTGCTGGTGCAATTCTTGGGTCTCTTGCAAGACCACCCATTACACCTGTTTTAAGATTACCCATTCGTGAGTATATTACTCTGTCACCTATTTTTGTTCCATCTGGAAGGTTTTGCAAAGACAATATTAAGTTTTTACGAATCTTGTTTGTTACTCTTGAAGCCTCGTCTGCGGTTAAATTAGAAGGTGGCTTCATTAACTGAGAAGTCATTGTTTCTACAGCACGAGCCTTTCTTATTTCTGCCTCGTATTCTCTTACATCTAAAGCATTATTTGTAAGTTTCTTGTGAACTTCTTCTGGAATGTCAAACCCAAGTCCACGATATCCTAATGCTCTTTCAATTCCTCTTGCCCCAAGGCTTGTTCGTATATCTCCAAACTGATCAGAAATATTTCTTGTTTGCATTTGCTGTGGTTTGGTTGCATGTGCAAAAACTGTATCTGGTTTAGTTCTTTTCTTTTTAGTTTTAGGAACAGCCGTTCCATCATTAATTAAAGAAGTAATAACTGGTCTATTTGCTGGATCTTGTGCTGCTTGTGCAGGAATAACTGCTTCGCCAGGAGATAGCAATGCTGGGACAATATCGCCTGCACCCATTGGTCCTGGAACTCTTTCAACGCCTGTTGAGTATCTTCTACTTTGTGGGATACCGCCACCTTTTCCACCTCTACCTACTGGTCCAGTAAATCCTAATTGTGAAGCGATTGCCCTTTGATATGCTGCTGCAAGTGCATTTACTGCTGCAGTTTCAGAGGTAAAGGTTTGTCTAAGTTTTTGGTGAACTTGATCTAATGATGCCGCTACTGCAGATGCCTCAAGTTGTTGTTGAGTTAAATAGTCTGTTTGGTTACCAAGTATCTGTGTTGATGAGCCAGCACGGTTAAACGAGGTTTTCATTGTTGCAAATAACTTAATTATATTTGCAAGTCCGTTAGCCAACAGACCGAATGTCATAAGAGCAATCGGTCCAATTGCTCCTAGCGCTACGGTGAGAATAGTTAAAAACTTTTTACTTCCTTCTCCCAGGTTATTAAATTTATCTAAAATCTTAGATGCAAATTCTACAATTGGAGTAAGAGCCTTTAAGAACTGCTCTCCAACTGGTGCAAGTGTTACCTTAAGATCTTCTATAGACTTTTTAAACTTATATGTTGTTGTATTTTCTATCTTGTCCAATTCTCGCTGTGACAGAATTGCTAACTCTTCTGTTGTTGCTTTTGTTAATCCCAAAACTCTGGCTGCCTGAGAGCCCTCTGCAGTTACGTTCTTAAATAGTGTTGAAAGTCTTGAAAACTGGAACTTTCCAAACAATTGCTCAATTGCTCTTGCACGATTAAGCGGATCTAGTGTATCTAAGGCTTGTGAAAACCCTACAACAGTTGCTGCAACATCTCCTTTATTTGCTTCAACAATACCTTTAATATTTATGCCAAGCCCTGCGAGCATCTTAGATGCTTTTTCAGATGGATTGATTAATGATGCTAAACCAGACTTAAGTGCGTTAGCGCCTTCTGATGCATTAATACCACCTTCCTTCATTGCTGTCAGGAAGAATGCAAGATCTTCAACATCTCCGCCCAATTGTTGAACCACTGGTCCAGCCTTTGGAATTGCAACTGTTAAGTCTTCAATAGATACAACAGTTTGGTTTTCAACTGCGTTAAGGAAGTCAATCTTTTTTGCTAAATCTTCTGCTGCTACACCAAATGCATTTGTAACAGAAATAGTTGTCTCAAGTGCCTGCTCCTGTTCAACACCACCAAGAACAGCAAGTCTTGTTGCTTCGGTAACTTGTGCAGTAAGTTCTGCGCCCATCTTACCCATTGCTGCAGCATTTGCTGCCATCTCCATGGTTTTTTCTACCGCAACGCCATACTTAGTATATTCTTTTGCAAGTGTCTGTATCTGCTTAACCATTGCGTCAGTTTCTTCTTGCGTAGTAAACATTTCACCATAAACACGCTTAAACCTAATTGCTTGTTCTTCAAGTTTCATGAAGGTTTTTGCAGCAGTAGATCCAAGAAGCATAAGCGGAACTGTAAAACCAACCATTAACTGGCGACCAGCCCACTGCGTATTCTTACCAAAATTTAATAGATTTGTTGAGCCCTGCTTTAGTAATTGATTTAATAATTGCTGACGCTGTGCTGCAATCTGTGTTTGTGTAGCAAGATTTTTCATGTCCAGCGTAAGCGGTCTTACAGCAATGGCTTGAAGGGCTCCATTTGCCCCACGACCCATCTTTATATACTGGGTCTGGATATCTTTTACACGCTCTCGTGCAACTTTATTTATTGTTTCAAATTCAGACTTAAAAAGCCTACCGAAAGTTTTAGTGGCTGCTCCAGTATATCTAAAATATTCTCTGGAGGATAGTTTATTTTTTTCTAAAGCATTAGTAAAGTGCTCTGTGCTTGTAGCAACCGTTCTCATGGCTGCTTGGAATTGTCCAGTAGCATTTATGCTGTTCATCAAGTTTTGTGCTTGATTTGCTGCTACCGCTGACGCTGCTGCGCCAGACTTTGACATCTGTGTGTGGAAGGCTGATATTTGACGCTGTAGAAGTTTTAAACTTGCTAAAGCATCTGACGTATCAATATTTACATGAATATTGGATTGAACATCAGCCATCCATCAACACCTCTTTATTTAGTTATTTACAAGATTACCAAGTAGAGTTGCGTCTGAAAGTCTAATTCCAGATGCCTCTTCGACAATCTTATATACTGTAGGAAGATCTATATTTTCTTCTAGGGCTTCCTTGTCTTCCGCCAACTCTGGCTTGTATTGTTGCATTGCGATTTGTACACACTCCATAAGTAGAGTCATTGACTTTTCATTGTCTTCCGCTACTTTGGCGATATCTTCAAACTTCTTCATAAACGGACGAAGTAGTGAGATCTTTAATGGTCTTACCTTGATCTTTGTTCCATCGATGAGAGTTACTGTCTTTTCTTCCGTGGCAGTTGCCATTTATTCCTCCTTATAAGGTTAAAGTTAATTATACCATAGCGGAGTCTATTTTTTTTGCTATTCTATAACCTCATAGGTTAGGCCCATTCCTATTCCAAAACCAGCCCTTTCTGCATTTTTACCCTGAAGTGCAAGGATATCATTTCCATTTTCTGCTGCACCTTTACTAAATACCCTAGCCTTCATATCTTCCCATTCATTACTATTCCCTGAATTTTTATCAAGATCAACACCCTGCATAGCAGCAGCAAATTTTTTATCACTATAATCTAAATCTCTTTTAGCCTTAATCGTTGCAGTTAGTTCTGGCATTGACAAAGATTGTTCTAATTCCTCATAGTCTTTCCAAATGCCAATCAAAAACGCCTCTGCTTCTAATTTTGCTAAATCCAAAGTCTCCCAGGAAGATCCACTATCTACGGCTTGAGACTTTACTGGCTCTTCTGATTTTTGATTAATCTTAATTCCTGCTGCAATATCGATAACCTCATATATTGTTGGTAAGTCTAAATTGTCTTCAAGGTCATCTATAGTTTTTATATATGGAGCATATTGCTTCATTGCTACAAGGGCACAAAGAACCAAGATAGATATTGATTCATCATCTGTTTTTGCTAATTTTATTGTTTCAAATTTTGTTAAAAATTCTCTAAGATATTTTATTTTAAGTGGAGCAGCCTCAACTATTGTTCCATCAATCAGAGAAAAACTTTTCTTTTCATATACGCTTGTTGCCATTATATAAGTATACCAAATGGAAAAGCCCAGACCTTGTGAGTCTGGGCTAGTCCTATTAAGTTGTATTAGTCGAGTGAACGATCTACGATTTTACCGTATGATGCGTCATCGTTTGGAAGGAGACGGAATGATACTTCAAACATTGAAGCCTCATCACGCTTTGCTGATACTGTAACATTCTCAATTGAGAGTGCACGATATGCAACATAGATTCTTTCCTTTGGAGTTGCTGAAGAACCAGATCCTGGTCCTACTGCTACTAGTCCACGCTCTAGTGGAACGTCACCAATATCACCTGCGGACATCTTCAATGTTGAGAGTCCTGATGCTGATACTAGGTCTGTATCATCTGCTGCAATTGCAACTAGAAGATTTTCTAATGTTGCCTCTGCGAACGATGTATTTAGATTAACTGTCATACCTTGCTTGAATAGACGAGCAACGTCGAGAAGTTGATCTACTGCTACTTCACCGAAATCTGGCTGGAATGCGAGTTCCAAACCGTTCGATGTATAACCTACGTTTGTGTAATTTTCGTCATCGAGTGACAAAGTTTCCTTGTAGGATGTGGCGGATGCGGTCATTGCTGGAAGATCTAGTAACGCTTGTGCGTCAGTAATCTTTCCAGTTGATGAGTTGTATCCGATTGGACCTGCATTATGCGTAAATAGTGCTGCTGCACCTACGATAATGTTACTACTTGAACCACGGCTGTATGCCATATATTCTCACCTCTTTCATTTTATTAAAAGGGGGTTTGTTTCCTCACCATAATTATACAGCCTTTTTATTAGGGTATTAGGTCTGGGTATACAGCATGCCAGTCATAGTCTATGATCATCTTATTCCCCGCATAGGTGCGGGCTGTGCCAAAATCAATAATATCTCTTGTTTCTTCCAACTGGTATATTTTAAAGTTATGGAAATATGGCACATAGAATGTTCCGTGTCCAGGGATTGTGGCTTTTGGTCGCAAAGTAACTGGCTCTGTTTCTATGGATAGGTTTGATAATATCCATTCATTGATGTCTTCTGCTGACTCATCGCCACGATCTAAAAGGTCTTGAATCTTTTGAGTTATTCTAATTAAATTTGGAACAGCATTTTCTTCTAAAGCATTAAAATAATAAAGTAATTGCTCACACTTGATATGTGGAAATGGCATTCTTCTCATTTTAAACATTCTATCATATATTGCAGCATTACCATTAAACACAAATACTCCAGGAGTTCCTTCTGTTAGATTGTTTATGGAAAACTCTTGAGCCAATCCAGCCATATCTGTTGGAACTGTTGGGAACATAGGGATTGCCCCAAAGTCTGGTCCAAGTTTTTGTTGTAAAAACGCATTTATAAATGATGGCGGATGATCAATAACTACACTCACTGAATACCAACTCCTGCGTTAGCAATCCAGCGGTAGCCTGTTGACAAACCTTTAGACCTGCCCAGTTTTTTGCCTGCTGCCATATCTTTTCTATATACTATTGGATTCTCAAGATATCTAGCAATACCGCTTACTCTTAAAAATGCTTGAGAAAAATATCTATTAAAGAACATATCAAATACCTTTTCAAATCCACCTTGGACTTCTGTTCCTCCAGGATTATCTACCCTTACTTCATTTTTTGTAAACACTGTTTCTCCGTTATCTTCAAATACCAAGACTTGTGCCACTCTTGGTCTAATCGTAACTGGAATGCCTTCTTCCATGATTCTTGCTTTATCATAAAACGGAGTCCTAGACCCATTTTTTATTGAGGTAGATTGACGAAACGAAGACCTAAATGACAAACCTAGATTACTTGTTGTATATGATATATCATATAATCTTGCACTAGGGCTACCTGTCTGATTCCATTCATAAACATGATGCAGCATATCTGGATTAACCCTAGCGTTAGAATCTATAAACTCTTTCATAAGTTCTACTGTTTCTACCCCTATTGTTTTTAGAAACACTGTCTTACCTCTTTGTATGCCCTCCAAAAATCCCATAGAATAATCTACTATATTATTCATTTCTTTTTTAAATTGCGCTGAATTAAATACGGCTCTCATACATCACCTGTCTGATTCTCGGATCTTCTAATTATCAACTTAAACGATTCTACTGTTCCAAATGGTCCAACAAATGGCTCATAGGTGGCAATCTCGAATAGGGTTCCCTTTCCTGATCTTGGTCCAGATGTTTCTATATAAATAAGATTACCTTCTTGATCTTTAATATCTGTTACAAGAATATTTGTTAAAGAGTTTTTATTATCTCTAGAAGATAGTCTTAAATCTGACTTTGCTCTCCCAATTAAAATAGTGTTTTGTGTTATGTTAACATTTGGTTTTACTTCTTCTTTAAAAGCAGAACCGCCTGCAGAAAAACTACAAGCAAATATTCTATCTAACACCCATTGCTTTTTTATTGCTCCAAAGTCACCTTGCTCAACGATTGGATGATATAAAGATGCCTGCATTGGAAACATAAAGTCTGGAGTTTCGCATATTGTCATTACAACACCCCAAGTTTTGTAATAGACTTAGTATACTTTGAAAGCATCTTGTCTACAAGTATATTTCCCGTTCCCTCGAAAAGACCTTTGTCAAACTGAATTTTATACTGATCTGTATTGTACGAAGAAATAAATCTCTTATAATAGTCCAACTTTCCACAGTCTATGTCGTGAACAAGCATCTCAGTTGCTTTTACGATATCTGATGGCACATTGGAATAACCGTACTCAACTGTTATTCTGTAGTCCCAGGTTTTACCAAATCCTCTGTAAATAAATTGTGGATCAAGAGAGTCTGAGGACGCTGCTGGTAGAACAAGTGGGGCTGACTCTGCACGATTAATATTGTCTGTTGACTTTTCAACAATTGCTGTTTTATCAGATGTTACTTCGTATTCTCTATCTGTTACCAATTTGTTATTTTCATAAACTGACAAAACCTTTTTTACATCATCCCAGATAGGCAAATAGTCTGATCCAGTTCCTGTAAAATTTAAAACCTTTTTCTTATAATAAAAACCTTCTCCAACAATTGAATCAATTATTGCTCTTGCTATTCCTTCACTATCTGCATATGCAGCAATCTCAGAAGCAGTGCTTCCCTTTGTAGATGGATCTACATATGGTCTAGTTACCTCATATGTATCGTCAATAATAACATCATCTATAATTTTTACTTCTACTCTGTATTCAGAGTCATATTTTCCAGGTAGATTTATTGTTAATGTATCTCCCGTTGAAAGTTCTGGAAACTCTAGTGTGGATACAGAAAGATCCGCCATATCAGTTACTAAAACAGTTACATCTTCATCGGTAATAGACGAAGGAATAGTGTAAGTAACTGGTATATCTGCGTATGGCGGAACTCTCAATATCTCCATACTAAATTACCCTAAAACCTTTTTTACTTCTTCGGGTGTTGCAACACGGACATGTGAGCGAGTGAGCCACTTGTCTGCTTGCTCTTTTGTTACAATATTGTAACCTCTGTAAAGTGTTCCAACTTCTTCCCAACGAACATTCTTTGTTGAGTGAATGGCCACCTTGTCTCCATCTTGATTTGCTGGCTTAACAGTCTTCTTTGGACCGTCTGCTGCCATTGATCCAATAGCACCTGTATTTGTAAATCCTAGCGCTTGAACTGGTTCTGCTGCTGGCTCTTCAACCTTTGCTGGCGCCTCTACAACAACTGGCTCTACGACAGGCTCTGCAGCAGGCTCTACTGGTGTTTCAGCAACAATAGACTCTGGTGCATTTTCTACTACGAATGGCTTGTTATATTCATTGTTTTCCATAATATCCTCCTTGTTTGTATTATATCACTAAAGTATTAAGGGGGACAGGAGAGTGAACTCCCGCCCCCCATAAAAGGTTACTGTTACAGATTATGAATCTGAAGCAGCGTCAGCGAATGCAATTGCATCCTCTTCTTCCCATTGAATACCGAAGCGAACGAATACAGTATATTCAATTGTATCCTTCTTCGCTACGTACTCACGGTTTACAGTAATATCTCTCTGGAATCCCCAAACACGGTTGGCAGGGAATGTCAAATCGATATAGCCTTCTGGGTAGTAAGGAACTTCTTGAACTTCAATTCCGAGAACACGAGTTGTACGTGCTCCACCGAATGTCTGTCCAATACCGTCGAGATAGTTCTGACGGTTTGCTTGAGTGCTTCCTGGAACTTGTCCAGCAAACGCTTCAGCAACTGCATCTGCAAGTGTACCGTTGTTCTTAACGATTCCACCGAATGCGTCTGTACCTGCGTAGAACTTAAGATTGTTCTTAAGTGCACGGTACTTACGTGGCATTGCATTGATGATGCCCTGCATGACGCTAGGTGTCCAAGCATTATCTGCTACGGTCACTACTGACTCATGTGCATCTCCGTTTGTCTTTACCTTGTTGATAAAGCCTGGCATGATAGACAAGAATGCTCCTGTTGTACCATCACCATTGATAGCGAGATCTTCGATATCATTTGCGAATGCGTTGGTCATCAAGCGTACCAAGTGATCTTCTAGAGCATCACCTTCGACACCATCTTCCAAAGATTCTGCAGTTACTTCCCAATCAAGACGAATCTTCTTGGTAGTAAGTTCGACCTTGGAGAAGGTTGCGCCTGTGTTTGTGTAGTTACCAACTGCTTGCGCTGCTGCACGAATTACACGCTCACCTACGTTAATCTTCTCAAGTTCCATTGAGTTAGCCTTCATTGTTACACGACGGCCATCCTTTGCTAACACTGTAGCGTCCCAAACATAGTCGATAAAACGACGAGCCTGCTCGGGGCGCAAAATTCCAGAAGCCGCTGAACCACTAGGGTTAACAGCATTTGCTCCGCTAGTTGTTCCTAACGTTGCTGTTGGAATGTTACCAAGTGTATCTGCACCTGGATTTGTTACTCCACCAATACCACCTGATGCGAATGCACCTTGGCCCTGGTAAAGTCCTGGTGCTGTTCCACCTAGATCTCCAGATGCGCCTGGTTGGTTTTTGATTATTTCTTCTGACATATTGTCACCTCCTAGTGATTTGTTCATTTGAATAGATCGGCTGTTTTGAGGAAACTACCGCCCCATAGGGATTTTTCAACCATTTCAGGCTGAGACTGGAAGATATCGCCGATATCTCCAGACTTTCGGAATGCGGTGTCTGCTTCCACAGCGTCTACTCGTTTTCCAAATTCATTAAATTCACTTGTTACTGCTGCAATATCTTTTGCAACGGCATCAAATGAATCCTTAACAGTATCAACATCGACCTTTGTAGACTTAAGAAGTTCTACTTCTGCCTGCAAAGCCTTTACTGTTGACACTAGATCGCTAAAGGCTGATTCTAGAGTATTTTTCATTTCGGTAACTGCCTCAGCAATTACTTCTTCTGATTTAGATACTTCTACAACTGCCTCGGTTACTGTTTCAATTGCTTCAGCATCTTCTGCCTTAGTAATTTCTTCTGCCACGGCTTCTTCTGTCTTAACAACTTCAGTCGTTTCAACTTCGTCTGCCTTAGCAACTTGTTCAGCAACTTCTGCAACTGATGCATCTGCCTCTGGAGCGACCACAACATCTTCAACTACATCTGTCTTTTCAACTTGTGTCTTTGATTTTGTCATATGTTGTACCTCCTTGTTCATCTTAGAAGTATTAATGCCTTTAGCACTATCGACTAAGAATTTTATCATTGTTGTTTTTTCGTTATCCGTTTTCTCAACGAATCCTATATTTTCCATCTGCTCTCCGCTAACTGGGCTAAGTTCTGATTCATTTTCAGATGAGATTACTATGCCGTTTTCTTTGTCGTAAAAAACATTTTCTAGAACAGTTGAGTCTGCTTTAATAACATCTACGCCGTCAACTTTTTCAATCGATACAATGTTCGCAAATTGATTTGCTGGCGAATCAACCAGACTCAACTCTATTAGGTCATAGTCTTTAATAATTCTAATTGTAGAATCAGACTTTTCATCATAACCATCATCCCATTTATTCATTTTACCGCCAATAGAAAAACCAGTAAGGGTTCCATCTAGAACTTTTTCCCATGTGTCTTGTGCGCCTTTTGATACGTATGCGGAGACAAAAACTCCAGAATAAAACTTCTTTGACTCTGGATCAAAATACTTGTCTTCCTTAAAATTAATCATTTTACCAACAGCCAATGGTTGATGCATTTCACGAATGTTGCCTCTAAATTTTGCAAATGCCTTCATCGAAGCCTCTGAAGTAACAATATCCATCTGCTTATCTAGATTATCTAGTGAGGCAAAGCCTGAAACAATGCGTCTTTCTTTATCTACCTTGCTAAAAGGCATTGAGAGACGAAGATTGTCCCCATCAGAATTCCAATGGGCTTTAGATATATTGGTCACCACTATATTATACCCTCCATTTTACACAAGTATCACATTCTGGACAAATCGGACATTAGGGGGTTTTTCTACCTTCACCCTTTGGATTTCTTCCAGCAACCGTTGATGTACTATCAGAGTTATTATTTGTTCTCTCCGAATCTCTAGACCTTGTAGTGGTTGCCTCTGCTGCAGCATCTGGCTTTAACTGTAGGACTTCATCTCCACCTTCTCGCTGTGGCATATCAAGAATAACTCGTGCTTCATTTGGAGTTATAATCTGATTCTTAACATATCGCTCAAGTATTTGAGACTGTGCAATTTCATCAGTCAAAGTTAACTCATTAAACACAAACTCAAGGATGTCTGTTTTTTCACGAATGATCTTGTTAATCATTTTTTCTAGTTGTCTCTGTGCTGGACGAGCAACCTGCTCTTTAAAAGTGCGATCTTGTGCAAGCGCTGCTGCTATAGATGCAGAATCGCTACCGCCCAATTTTGAAAGTGGCACCTGATGTGCTACCAAAATATCGTCACGATTTTGCTTACGGTACTCCTTAAATGATCCATCTTGAATACCATCTTCAATAGGATCCATTTTAAACTCTACTTTATTATTTTCTGTATCACCTGGCAGTGGAATATATAGTGTTCTATGTGACTGTCCTCTAAGATTTGTTTGCAAAAATCTAAACATCTTGTCTTCTGCATCTCCAGAAAGTTTTGCACCCTTTAATGTTACAACATATCTTGGAACTGCCTTATTTGCAAAGTAGTCAATGTTGTACTGAGAGGCAAGAGAGTCTCCGTGCAATGAGTTAATTGCTGACATAATGTCTGGCACTCCATAAAATGTATTAAGAGGTGAGTATTGCTTGAAGTGAATTATCTCATTTGGACGTGAATCTGTTGTAAGAGGATTAGGATTTTTTGCTCCAAAATTACGGAAGTAAACAATCTTATTTCCAATAATCTGAACATACCCATCTTTCAATCTTCTGACTCTCATAGTTGTTGCTGGAATGTGACCAACATATCCAATTTCTCCACGAGTTGTTCTTCCTATTTCTAGGTATCCGTTTCCAGTAGACTGAAGATCTGTGTAAACTTTTTCCATAGTTGCAGTAAATGAATCGTCATCGTTTAGTGATTCAAGCCAATCACGCATTTCAATTTTTGCTCTTTCAATTCTTTTTCGTGCCTTCTGTGTTGCACTGTTATCTTCTGAGGCCTCAAGTCTCATCATTGTTCTTGGAGAAACCTTAAACTCATAACCAAGCCCAACGATATTCTCTACCTTGGCATCAATTGCTGCATGATTTGCAAATGATGTATCGTAGTAGTTTGCTAATTCATACAGATTCCAAGGCGGTGTTATAACGTCAAACATTCCATAGCCGTTTACATATACTAGCCCTGGGTTTATCTCTTTTGATTGTGCTCCATCAATACCGCTTTTTCCTGCTAACGCTGCGGTTGTATATTGTGGTGTTGGTTGCAACGCTTTGGTAGATAGCCTGCTAGTTCTTCTTTTAAAATTTGAGTCCAAACCGTCTAATGTTTTTAGTGTGTCCCATGTGTTGTTGAATGGATCTGACTTTGAAAAAGGATCGTCTTTTTTTATTGCTTCGTCAATTTTTGCACTTATTGTATACTCTTCCATTTTTATTCCTCATCTCCATACTTAGCAATTGTATCTTTTGCTGCTTGAACTGCGCCAAGATCGTTTAATGATGGGATGAGTCCTGACTTCATTCTATCTACTTGCTCAGAATACTCTTCTTCTGATACCCTGGTCCCGCCTGGAACAAAAATTGCTTCACCATCTCCAGGGTCTCCGTAATATATTGCAACCTTTTTTAGTTCTGCAATTTTGGAAATATCTCCCTTTTCAGATGGAATATTTAAAACTGATCCATGTCCGTCTGTAAACCACTTGCCATTTGATCTCTTGTATACATAAAGACCCCAATTGTAGTTCTTTTCAATGACCTTACGTCGCACATTTTGTACAATTGGCTTACCAGTTTTTGGGTTTATTAATGAATCCATGACAATAAGTATACCATATTAAACTGGATCAACAGTAAATTTGTTCCAGAATATGTCATTGTATAATGAGTAACCGTAGTTTCCAACACTTATTGGAACATTATCCCCTACAATTATCTTATTGGTTCCTGTATAACTCTTATACACCTCTGAAGGATTTACTCCATAGTAACTGGTCTCTGTTAAAACAAGAACTTTATTCCAGTTAAATGGGCCAGTATGCCAAAACTCCCAGTCCAAAGGGCCACCAGACAAAATCTTTACCCTAAACCAGGGTCTTTCTGATATATTCTGAACCTCTTGAAGATTTGTTGATTGGTAATAGGATATGCTGTTGAATACCAATGGTCCAGTCAATCTTACAGCCCCCTCAAAATATGAAAACTCTAAACTATCTGCAAAATTAATTCCCAAAAAGCCCCATTCTTGAAGAGTTATGACTGGCTCTTTAACAACTTTACCGTTCCAATAAAAACCTATTCCATTTTGAACTAGACCAGTCTTGGCATCTATAGCATATACTTTTGCCCTTCTTCCAGTAGGATCACATGCAAGCATGTAAAACTTTATATATGATGACTTGCTTTCTATTTCAAATATTTGTGTTGGAGCATATGGGAAATAGTCGCCATCAAATCTTACAGCCATCTGCGCTGCAATTACTTTAAAATTATTTGCCCTACTAGGATTAATAGGAATAGACAATCCACGATTTACCAAAGGATCGTACTGTCCTTTTATTTGAATTCCGCTATTTTTTGTTAAATACAAATATGGAGACGATCCAGTATATATTGAAAATGGATTGTTCTTTTTAAAATTATAGTAAATGCCAGTCTTTGTATATGGGTAAAGAGGTGTGCCAAATCTTGTACCAATAGGGCTTCCGTCCGACTCATTTAATGCCTGAGAAGCGTAAGAAAGTTTTTTGATATTAACATTGTTTGTCTGAGAGTTTTTAACATTAATATCTATATGGGTCACAATAGAAAGATCATTAAAATCTACTCCAGAAGGTGGGTAAATAATCATGTTATCTACGACTTCATATTTTGTAGTCATCCAGTCTGATTTTGGAATCAATATTCCGTTTCTAGATGGCCTCTCTGTTTTTGTAAAATAAAATGGTGTTTGGTTGGCTCCCAGTTCTGTGTACTGAAATGTTACGTAAGTTTTTACAACTGCGCCGTCGGTATCATACCTATAATCTTTTGCAATTTTATTTTTTAAATCTTCATAATCATTATATCCAGTAAACAAATAATTATCCAGCGATTCATAGGTTCTTTGAATTGGAATTCCATATTCATTTGCCAGATCTGCATATGTCCATTCTACTGGCTCACTATCTATAGCAACCGTTTTTGACGTTACTGGATAATCAACATTAAACTGAATAAAATCAAGATCAAAATATTGGTCTCCTCGTTTATCCAAAACAGACTCTGCAAAATATGTTAACGGTATTTGATCTTCCCAATATGAGTTTGCAGAAACAGTAAGTTTGTAAGTATCAAAAACTTGATCTGGTACAAGTGTATATGTTGCTGTATGATCTAAAAGAAAGTCTTCGTCTGATATAAAGACTCCGCCTCCACTAATAGCACCATTGGCAGTATCATTTACAGAGCCATACGGTGGCAGAGAGGTTGTGTCTAATCCTCCATCTATGTTTATTAATTGATTATTTTGATAAATAGCAAACAAGTCTTCATTCCAAACTGGGACACCTATTTCATTAAATAAAGATCTAATTTTTTGAAAATTGTATTTACTACAAAACCCTATCTTGTAAATTTTTCCAGTAAATGTCTGAGTTCCATTTTTTTTGCCACCAACATACATTCTTAAATCTGACAAAGATCCAAAAAAATCTGCTGCTGGATTTCCAAATCTTGAAATAAACGCTGGAATGTTTAGTCCTATATCTATCAACTCTAATGGCTCCGCTATTGTTGGAGAGTATATTGTTTCTAAAACTCCATCATAATTTATTACATAAGAAATTTGATTGTCAAGCAACTCTATTTCAAAATAACTGCCTGTGTTTTCTTTTTCAATTCTAAAAAGCGTTTGCTTAGTGCTAGAAGACTGAGGAAGCCTAAAACAACCATAAAACGCAGAAGTAGGTTCTTTAATAAAATCAAAATTTTCAAAAAATAAATATCCTGAAACATTGTTCCAAGATGTATCTGGCCTAAATGTAAAAAAGTTTACTGAATCTGACTGCTGTATCGCTTTACAACTAGCAAACAATTCACTCTCTGTTTTTGATGACAAAAATATTTTTGGAAGTGGGGCAGATGGTACAGACAAAGCCTTATTAACTATTGATGTATTATCGTTAAATGCTTGTTGCCAAGATCCAATTTTTGGATAAGAATAGTTTGAAGTATAATCAGCAAAAGCATAATCAATAAAAACAGATGTTCCACTATAAGAAGTATTTATATTTTCTGGAACTTCTACTCCTTGACCAAAAACGAATCTTCTTTTTGCTACGGCAGTTGGGACAACATAAGGATAAATTCCTACACAGTCTATTTCTATTGGATATATATCTTCGTGTGCATAAAAACCAATCCAGTCTTGATCCTTTTCGGTTTGATTCAACATTGATGGAACTAACAATGACTTTACAGAATAGTCCAAAGAAATTACCTCTTGACCATTGATAAGCAAAGAAATAATATCTTTTCCTATTCTTAAATGAACAAGCATTGGCCTTGTCCACTCTCCTACATAATATGTTTTATATTCAGAACCAATCTTAAGTCCGACAGAAGGACCGTCTACATAAATACCGTCATTAGATGCAACTGGACCAATAATTCTTTTTACTTCATTCGAATAAGAGTTTATTCTAAGCCAAGTTTCTAAAGTATACTCTCTAAATTTTCCAGACTCATTTAAAAATCCCACACCAGGAACTATTAGAGATGGATCTGAACCATTTGGATAAAGAGTAGTTAGACTTGATGTTCCATAAACAATAGGAATTCCTAAATTTTTTGCTTTTAGCATGTTGTCAGAAATCAAATAATACGCATCCAAATCTTGCAATCCGTAACATTTTGCAACTATTCCTTTTTGTGGAGCAATTGATATTGTTGATGGAATGTCTATAGGAGTAACGCCAAGAGAGGTTGAGGCAAACTCTTCAGACCACTGTCCAAGACTTATTCCATTAACTAAAAACACATCTTCGGTTTCTGAACCACCAATAAAATTAATTTTAAAAACTAACCTAAAGTTTGTATCATCTGGAGGAGTGTCAAATGTTTCTGATATAAAAACCCAACTATTATTTATTACAGTATCATAATTTTTTAAATGTGTAACCATTTGTCCGCTTGTTGTATCTTCGTACTGATACCCTATTTCAAACCCAGAAATGTAAGAACTTTCAGAATAAAAATATCCTCCAACACAAAATGTTCTTAGGTACTCGTTTAAATCTTTTAAACCCATTATGTCATTACTTATGGCAGTAACAGATCCTGACTCACTGTTTGTGGGAGTTGCTGTTATTTTGCCTACATAACTATTGATAAATGGCTCGTCTACTGATTGAGAGTATGTTTCATACGTACCGCCAATAATTGTCCAATTTGAAAGGTTTCTTTGTGACTCTGAAATTAAAGAGACATAGTCTGCACTATCATCTAAAGCCCATAAACCAGTAGGGTGCTCCGAGAACACTTTTTCTGCATATAGGTTGGAAGGACTAGACATAATGAGTCTATTTTACCACAGAAGACTACTTGTTTATTTTAATTTCACAATAGTCTGTTGTGCAGTATGCTTCGCCCTGAGCCTCAAGATTATCTACACCATCGTAGATTGCTCCAAAGTCAATGTGCTTCAACTTGCCAATATAGGACTCATACTCTTCTTCAGTAATCTGAGTATATGGCTGCTGAGGATAAACAGTGTTGCCCATCGGAAGAAATGACACTGCTTTTAGTTGTCCTTCGTACATATGAAGTGCTGGAACAACATGCTTTGACTCTGTTTCCTTGTCAAATGAAAGTGTTACAGAAACACCATTATCAGACCAGTACTTCTGAGCAGTTGCAGCAAGTGCAATCTTCTCAAACAATGTAACATCCTTTTCAGATCTTGGATGACCTGACTTGATTGGGAAGTATACAACTGATGTATTTGCTGATACTACGTCATCTTCAATTGTGTACCCTGCTGCTTTGAACAAGTGCATCATTGGATCTGTATTTCCAAATCGAACTGCACGAAGGAAAAAGTTTCCTCCAGGACCCCAGTGAACTCCAGGAGTTGCACCAGAAAGAATTGATACAGAACCTGACGGCTTAACTGTTGTTACACGAATTGACTCACGAACACATAGCCATTCTGAATATGAGTGATCATATTTACGAATTGTTGTGTAACCTTCATCCATCCATTCACGAACCGTTGGCAAACCTTTTTGATCAGCAAATGATGCAATACCAGTAAGCGATGTACCAATACGGCGATTGCGCTGCATGATACCGTTAGTCTGTTGCCAATGTGTTGGAACAAGTGTAACAGTTTTTCCATAAAGGTATGCAAACTTCAGGGTACGCAGGAAGTCCTCCTTAGATTCATGACGATTTAAGTGCACTTCTACAAGTGTACATAATTCATATGATTCCAATGGCTGCTCCGCACATGGGTTAAATCCCATCACACGATAATCTTTACCGTCTGGCGCATCCTTTAGTCGTCCATAATTACGAGCAACATCAAGCCAGATAAAACCTGGTTCTCCGTTTTCCGTAATTAAATCTACATAGTCTTCGTACTTTGTTCCTACTTCTGCTGAGATAGAGTTGTTAGACATCCAGGCCCAACCTGGATTTTCTGGATCAAACGAATTTCGTTCTGGGAAAACTTCAGAGTTTTTCAAATTCATAAACGCTTCATCTCCAGCACTACCCAAAGCGAGTGTTGCAGAGCGTCTAACATTTCCAGAAACAACACATGTTCCTATTAAGTTTACTAAGTCTACAATGGCACGAGAATCTAGCGTTTCTCCCGCTCTGGAGCCTATTACACGGTCAATCTGCTCGTGTAACCTAATAAGAGGTGCGGGACCAGATGCAACGCCTCCAAAGCCCTTTATGGGGGCTCCTAGGGGCCTAATTAGGTCATAGTTAAACTTCTGTATATTTTGATTAGGTCTGAGATATGAGTTTATCAAAACTCTCACGGATTCTACCCAGCCTTCACGAGTGTCTGGAATTTCATAAATCTGCTCTGGCTCTGTGGGACTATAGATTAAGAAACCTTTGTCCTGACCCACAGTATCGAACCCAACTCCGATGCCCAGCATAAGAGCATCCATAACCCAAGCAAACAGGGCCCCTGGATCATTCTTGTCAAGGTCTTTTGTTGAAACCATTGCACAGTTTTGTAGTGCTGCTGAGTTCTTCTTCTCCATAGTCATAGGAGTTCCAAATGCCCACATACCACGACCTGGCGGTGTCCACTTTAAGTTAAACATTCTATCAAATGCTTCTTGTGCTGACTTCTGAGCCTTGTAATCATTCCATGGAAGTCTGTTTTCCTTGGCATGATTCTTCTGAACTGAATACATGCCCTCGATTACACGACGACAAACTTCATGCCATCTTTCTTTAGTTCCATCTTCCTTCATACGAGAATATGTACGAATAAAGGTAATTTCTCCAAGTGAATTTTCTGCTGCATCTTTAAATCCAAATGGGCTTTCAGCACCTTTGTACTTTTCAATAAAGTCTTCTGGAAGTTTAAAACTAAAAAAATCTGACATAATATGTATCGTCCTTTCAAAAACGGAATAAGTGTTAATTATAGCAGAGTTTTGCAAAAAGTAAAACTCTCAATGTATTGTTAAGAGATTAAGGCTAATTAAAGTTCTTTTTTTCCCATGCCGTATGCCTGTATGCGTTTGGAAACAAAGGATCTCCTCGTTTCCATTGATCAAATAGATTTTTTCGATCATGATTTAGATCAACAACCATTTCCCAAGACTCTCTTTTAAATGGTATTACTTGTACTATTGGAGTACCTTGTTTTATTGTTCCCTCAAAATTTTTTTGTAAAAAGAATGAGTTAAAACCAGCAGTTAAAAAGTTATCAGTATCTACAACTGCTTCTATTGCCTTTATTGGAATATGTCCTTGATGCATAGGAGAGGTAAACAAAGTACTATAGCCTGGAGGAGTTTTAATCATCCACATTGGATTAATTCTAAATACATCTTCTAGATATATGCTAAAATCAACAGGGTAGTGAGATATATGTTCTGAAGAATGCCAATCAATAATTTTATGCTTAACTAAAGAAAACTGATTTGGTATAGTGCATTCTGTTTTACCATTTTTTGTATTAATGTATAAATCTACTGGCATTCTAAAAAAGTATCCCATTGACATTGAATCAAAAAATGGAATACATTTTTTTACTGTTAATTTTGAATTTCTATCTTCGTTGTCTTTGCTAAAAGACGAAGGTTGCTCTTTATACCATGAAGGTATTATCTTTGAGCAAGCAACTGGTTGTGGAAATAGATATTCAAAGTTTTTTACTGGCATAGGAAAAAACTTAATTAAATTTGCAGAAATTTTATACCTCGCATCCAACGATAACGTTTTATATCAATGAATCCAGTGTTGTGGAACCATGATTTTTTCGCCACTCTTAACAAGATGTGCTGTATGATGATAAGGTGGAGATGGTGGAAAGACGATTATGCTTCCTGCTTTTGGCTTTACTGCAAAAGTATAATTTTTGTTTTTTTCTGCTTCTGCAAAATCAGCCTCTGGACTTGCTTGACTTAGCACCCCATCTGGAGAAGCAATGGTAAATGATATTTCTCCGCCCTCGTAATCATCATTAAGATACATTACAAAAGAAACCTTTAATCTTTCGTCTCCTTCTTGTTGGTCAAAATGGGCGCCCATAAATGTTCCAGGCATGTACTTTTTAATAGGGTATTGTGGAAACAACTTTGGCTCTTCTTCAATGCCTTGAGCCTTAGCATAGTCTCTTGCAACATCATCAAATGCCTTTTGCAATGTTTTATATATGTAGTCATTTTCTACTGATTGAACAATTTGCTTGTCTGTTCCATAAACATAGTGCTGACCGCTGCAGGCCATCCATTCACCCCAAGGATCCTTATTATCGTTCTCAATTGCGTCAACAAGTTTTTTTGGGTCTTCAATTACGTTAGTGTAATAGTAAACCTTTTCTTCAAGTATTTCTATGTCCATTTTTTCTCCTAGTATTTATTATTTTCATAAAAGCCTATGACTTTTATAAATCCTACAGTAACATATCTAATAGGTCCTTCTCCTACATGTCTAACTCCGTGCTCAAACTCTTCATTACCTGGAAAAACCAAAAGTGTTCCTGGTTTTGGCCTCATGTCTGAATTTTCTTTGTTTTTAAAAAACAGGGTTCCATCCTTATAGTCATCATTTATATAAAGAATAGCAGCATACTTTATGGAAGGATCTGTATGCTGATCTGTATGGGATTTTAATTGAACGCCAGACTGCATTCGTTGCATTGTTCCAAATCCTGCAAGTTCTAGATTATTATCTGCCAGACTCAGTAGATCAGAAACCCTTTTATGTGCTGTCCTGCTAACTTTTTCAGTTCCAATGTCTAGATTTTTATCGTCCCATCCTTGCGTAATTTCATATTTACCCTCAGCAACCAAATTCTCTACATCACTTCTTCCAAATTTTTCTAAACAAAACCTAGAAAGACTTTCCCTATATGCTTTTGACCACTCTTCTTCAGGAGTTCTATTGATAATATCCCATACCGAATCCAACTCTTCTTTTGACAAAAAGTTTTCTACAGAAAGAACCTGCTCATGAAAAACTTCTGTCTTAAAGCCAGCGTCATCAAATTGTTTTTTTAAAAAAACTTCCATTTATAACTCCTCAGCCCTATACTTATTTCCATTAGCATCAAGTTTCCAGCCTTGCTTTAGCAGTTCTTGCCACTCTGCTCTTTCAACCTCTTGATGTGCTCTGGTCTGCTTCATTTCTTCAGCCCATGCACATCAAG